CCGTGTGGTAAAGGTTCTTCTTTGAACACTAAAACTTCATGATCAAAATCCTCACAGTGTTGGTATTCAGGTGTCCACATCACATCATTATTATAAATTACAACGTCAATACCTCGGTAGGTTAATACTGCCAGAGCTTGGATTAACCCAATTCCATGCTTACCAAGCTTTTGATTTTCCTCACGTTTATCAGATAAACCCATCAAGAGTACCTTTGGTGAAAGTTTTATATTTGTGTTAGTAAAAGTAATACTATCTTCGCCAATATCCATATAACGATCATCACAATCAGAATCTACGTAATTTTGGTAAATTTCCATTATACATTTACTATTTTCCCATTCATGGTAGACACCTTTCACCAAATTAGTCTTATAAACCTTTCCCACAATCAACCCTCCAGTGTAAAAGTAATAACATTCTTAGAAGCATCCATTGTAAAATTGACACCCTCATTTGTCAAGTAGTTTTCAATTGCTCGGAAAGGAATACTTTTAGAAACATTATCCTTGTGCAATTGGATCATTCTACCACTACCGTTTCGTGCATGAGCGACCACCACATCTGTAATGTAAGTTGAAATTGCATCAAGGGTTTCCTCTTCTGCTTCATTGAATGCTTCTGTTAACTGTTGTGTAAACTTTGACATTAGTTATTCCCCTTGCTTCAAATCGGCAACACTAATCTTACCTTGTCGTAATTTTAAAAGTGTCACTTCGCACAAAGGTTTACTCTCACTTGCAAAAACTGTGATTTTATTTGTTTCATCGAACACTTCGTAAAATTCACCTACTGTTGTTAATGTGTATTTATTTTTCATTTAGGGTCTCCTTTTGTTTAAATTTATTTTGTTCAACCTGCTGTTTGTAGAAAAGATTCCACGCTTGGGATAAATTACTCATTGTTTGTCACCGTGATATCTGAAATTAGTCCACAACCTTGTGACATCCAAGCTTCTAATTTAATACTACCAACACTTTCCGAATCTTCATTTATAAAATGTAAAACCACTTCTTCCTCACCTAAACCTTCACTGTAAACAGTAAGATTACCAACTTCACCTTGGGGTTCAACAACTTTACCACTTATTGTAAAATTTTGCTCTAATTTATTGATCATCTTCACTCTCCTCTGTTACAAACTGGTTCACTACCACTGCAGAAACTACATCAGTGTATGAGTAACTATCGGTATAATAATTTTCATAATAGTTTGCACTTTCAAAATAATCATCTTCTATACGTTTATATTCCACTTTCAAAGTGTGGTCTTTCACCTTTTCTAAACGTATCACTGTGTGAAAGGTTTTAATATTATTTATCTTCCTTGGTTTCAAGGTCATCTATCCGAGAAGTATTATCTTTAGTCTTATTAACATTTTCCGCTAAACGTCCACTTACCCAACGGATAGCAAACACTGTTGTAGCTGTTAATGTTATCGATAAAGTTGCCACTGGTGCTAAAGTGAATGTCCACAGACACAAGTCAATCAATGGTATAAGAAGGTACATTTTAGCAGGGATTCTACTTGATACCTCTGAAACTGTAGTAAGTTTATCAATATTTTTAGCCCAAGTCTTCACTTCCTCTTTGGTTTTAAAGTTTTTAGCGTATTCTGGTTTATCTTGAATAGCAATGCCACCCCAACTCCCTTCACCTAAGTAAGGGTAACTTGAATATCTAGAATCTGACTTGTAAACCCATGAATCACCATACCTTGTTAATCTATGAATATCGTTATTATACTTTACCACTTCCCAATCCTCCGTCTCCTTCAAGAAAAAACTGGTCACTTTAGAGGATAGGAGAATAGGATTGATAACCTCACCACCCCAAGCTTCACTATTTAAACAATAATTAACTACTTTTAAAAAGTAATAACTAAACAGGCAAAGAATACATGTTATTAATAATATTGTTACAAAAGATATTGTTAATGGTGCAAAAGATAAAAATTCTAAAAAGTTCATAATTATTTCTCCAAGTTATATTTGTAGATAGCACCATCATTACAAATGATGACGTTTTTGTCAATAGTTTTCCACTTACCAAGTTTACAACTACTTTCGGCAAAGGATACTTTCTCTGGTGTGATGGTTGTGTCTTTTGAACCTTCACTTTTACCAACATGATACCACATAACTGCCATGAAAATCCCAAATGACACTATTACTAAAGCACCTTTCATAATATTTCTCCTATTTAAAATTTGAACAACGTTTCAATATGTTCATATGATGCACCACCTTGTTGTAATAGTCAACACCTTTTTTCAAACTTTTACCATCTTTCTGATTACCTATGTTATAGGACATGATCATTTTCTTCCAGTTACCCTTGTGAACCTTTTCAAAATGTTGTAACACATCTAATGCAAGGTATGTTCCTAGTGCATCATCCATCACCACTTTTGTAATCATTTCCTGCTTCTTCCAATAGGATGTCACTCCTAGTATGTTGAATATATTTTTCTCATTGATTTGAAATAATCCAAAGTCCTTTGATTTAATGTTGATTCTATATTTGCCAGCATTAGATTCATGCAGCGCTAATGATGCCATCGTCCACTGTTTATCATAGGGTTTGCCATAATTGTAAGCATATTCTAAACGGTATTGTTGTTCAGCGGAAAGGGAGTCCCATTCTGAGCAATCATTCCCATATGCTGCATTAGACAGGCCGACACAGAGGAGAATAACATTTATCCAAGCAAACATCTTCCAAAAGGATTTACGTTCCTCAGAGAGCCTTCTACGCTGATTATTATCGCTGTGGTAATCCTCTTCTAAATGTTGGAATGGGTTGTTGGGATCATCTATCATAAAAGTTTCACTCCTATATAGGGATATTGTAAACTGTGATCAAGGGAAACCTTCTTTATTTTATCAAGGTACATCATTGTCCTGACCATACGTTGTGTGCAATCCAATTCCCAAACTGAGATTCTTTTTCTACCTTTCAAGTTTTTCAAAATCCAATTGTGTAAACGTTTACCTTTTAAATGTTTAGGGTATTCGTCTAAAGGTTGGTTAAAGTCTGAAAATGATGTGATTATCATAAAGTTTCCTCAATAAATTTTCCTAACTCGGAAAGGCAATCTAAACAAACATTAACTTTTACTCCTGTCCCTGATAAAGTGTACACATTTTTATAAGGGTAACTCAAACTTCTACCGCTAGGGGTTAATTTACCTTTATTACAAAAATTACATGATCCTGCTGTTTGTGTAGAAAGTTCTTCTATAATCATAATAAATCCTCATTCAATAATCTCAGTGACATCATATCCCAATTGGTATCCATTATAAACTGGTAAATCATTTCTTCTGCGGAATTGTCATCCCGTTCATTCCAAAGAACATTACATTTAGAGGTGTCTTCTTCCATGAACATAAGGATAAACAATTGACCCATTCTTACGGTTCCGCGAGAATAGTTTTTGTAATAGTGGTGTTTAAATTCGAAAAATGACATAGTTTTCATGATAATTTATACCAAACTTCTCCATCCGATATTAATACCAGCTCTGCAAGTTTATTATAGTAATTATCTTTATACTTATGCTTACTTAGTTGGTAATCTTCTATCATAAATAATGCACTAGATTCATTAATTTTACGGTAAGTTTTCATAATATTCCCTCTTCCTTATATTGGTTATATTCTTCAACCGCTTGGTTGTAAAGGTTACTCCCTTCTCGCCAAACTAATAAATCTTCTATCAAACGTTCCAACCTTTGAACACGGAATTCTGTGTTTACCAAAAGTTCATGTTGCTCACAAGGAGTCTTACTGTGGAAAGTTGATTTCTTTGTGATGGTTTGTTTCATAATACTACCTCTCATACTTTTCTATTAAACCTATAAGGATCAACCCTATACCTAGAACTGTCCAACCTACAACACTACCTTGAGATGTTCCAGCAGCTATACTGAGGATTAATAATCCTATAAATATAATCATAAGCTAGTCTCCTTTTTGAATTCATTTTCGTACCAATTGTACACATCATCTAAATCAAGGTAAATATCTGTAGAAGAATAATCTTCTAAAAATTCTACATTTATACGGACACGCCAACCAGAAAAATGTACAAAGTTTAATTGGTAATCCTCCTTTGTCCAACCCCAATTACCGTTAATCAATTCCTCCTTAAAAGAATCCTCTTTAGCAAAGATACATTCAATTAGACAGCGAGTGGTTGTTTTCATTTGTACAAATTCTTCTGGTGTAATTGACATTTTCATAATATTTCCTCTTCTAAAATTTTAATATAGTGTGATTGTGCTTTCAAATAAGGTGCTTTCTTCAACTTTTGCAATTTAACTTCGTGAACAAGTCGGCTATTATGTGCAGATTGATACAAAGTCCAAGGTATAATAAACTTATAACCTAAGTTCATAACATCTACAAAATGTCCTCTGTGCATTTTAAACAGTACATTCCCATTATGTAAACGTACAGCATCTTGGAAACTGATATGTTTAGGGCAATATTTATATAAACTAACGATACCCTTTGCAGCATAGAAACCACTTAAACCTTTAATCTTAGAGGGCTTAAAATTGTAACCCAACTGAGACATAAAAATAATTAAACTATCCAACTGTAAATTGATAGTATTAATAGGTTTCTCTCGTGCAGCTAGTTCATATTTAAAACTCTGTGTGTAAAATTCTTTGTTCATAATATTTCCTCTTTAGGTAATTTATGGTGGGTTACGCATAAGCATTGTAGTTCATACTTATTACCTTTTTCAATACAAGCTTTTATTTCACAATACTTGTCGTAATCTATGTAAACCCAATCCCCATGAGGAATAACACTGTACCTTTTATCAAATACACACCTATAACGGTAAACCTTCTCCATAATATTTCCTCTTTTTAAATTAGTTAATGCCTGTTTGTGCAATCATTATAAGGTTATTGAATTCTTTGTCAATAGTTATTTTAAGAAAGATTCCCAAAATTTAACAATGAATTCTTTCTCTTCGTCAGAATAACCCTTTCTGCCATATTCTTCAAAGGGTGTTGGGCAAATACGATTAACTTTGATAATAGTTAATAACTCTTCTGCAGGTTTGTTATAACACTTCTCACAAGGTACAAACCCTGTTCCACAGAAGTACCCACCTTTCTTATGTTCTCCTTTTAGAAAAGCTTCTATGCAGCAAGAAGGGAATCCAAAATACTTACCCCACATTTTCCAAACTTTTAAACGTTGTTCATCTGTGTAATTATACATCATGATTAATTCTCTCTTTAGTAGGAATACCTGTCTTTAGGTTCTAAGTGTTTTATGTGTTTCCATTTACAAGTGTGCATCTCATTATTATGATGGTGATACGCCACATAATGTGTACCTTTTACCGTATCGAAACACTCTTTCCATCTGATTAAACCTCCACACTTCTTACAACTACTTATACTTCTAAAACCGCAATCGTGCTTGTAACTTGGTGGGAACCCTTCTTCACAATTCCATAACTCCCATTTAGGTTGTTCTCCTCTGCCTGAAACGTCTTTCCATTTCACATTAAAACTTCCACAAAATTTACAACTACTCATAATTAACTACTCCCCCTCAGAAGCGTTTATTAGAACAGGAGGGAAATGTTTGATATCATGTTGCCTTCCTAGAATCCAACCCATACCGAAAATGTTACATTTAACTAAGGTGTAATCACTTTTAAAATGTAGTTTTCCATCTGAGTTGATAGTGAACTCATCTTCGGGGATATAAAATGCTTTTATAAACTCTTCTTCAATCTGTGTCATAGTACCTCCTGTTTAAATAATAATCTTATATTAAAGGTGTAGATTGTTTGTGTCAAGTGGTAATTTGGATAATCGATAAGTTTTATGAAGTTTATTATTTGAACAATAGGTGTTGACTTGTGGAGAAGGTGTGGTATTATTTGTGGAAATTGATTAGAGGAGAAGGTTATGGGAATTATAGTAAAGTATAACACCTGTGATGGTGGGAAGGTAGTTTTAGAGAATGGGTGTATAGAGAACTTCTATATCAGTGTCACACAACTAGATGAGAATCAGGAACCTTACACTGCAAGTGTTCACCTAAGTAATTCACAAGGTTTTGAATTGGCAATGGAACTGTTAGCTAGGGTGGAGGTGAGAGTATGATCACTTATAAGAACGGGGAACAGTCTAAAAATGGTGATGTTATTAGTTGGAATTGTGAAGACAGTGATGAATTTACTATTTGGAGGTTTTTAGGTGTTGTTAAACAACAAGGAGTACTCTATCTAGGAGGCGGTATTGACTTCGGAGAAGGTCTTGGTCAAATAGTCCCTCTCGAGGAGGTAATAGAACAAGCCGAGGATAATGACCTTGACTACGTGGGAGTAACATATTTGGGGAAAGTGTCAGACCTTGTTCGGTATCTAGGGGAATTTAAATGAGTAAAATTATTTTAATAGAGAAATTGAGTGCAATAAGTGGTACTCCTGTAGAAGAATTAGAGAAACTTTTAGAAGGGCTTGAAGTAGATTCGCGACAAGGAGAACCATGTACAAAAGGTGATATTCTAGAATTGGAACAAGAAATTCGGAGGTTGGAATTTAGTAAACAACCTGAACCAATTACACCTTTGTGGGTACGTAACCAACAGAATAAAACTTTTAAAAGAGGTAAGAAATAATGTCAGATAACACTTTACAAAAAATTAGAAACCTTGAACAAGATATAGTTGATTTGCAACAACTGTTGCGGGTAGAGTCATCTTTTCGTTCAAAATATGAATTGGAAGTGGATGCCATTTATAAAACGTTAATTAAAATGGGAATGTTGGAAACTTTTAAAGAGGAGCATTTTTCAGGTGGAAGGGAAGATGATGTAGAAGAGTTTACCCATTTTATGGGAGAGTCACCCTTGCTAGGAGAGGATATCTCTGTTAATATGAGTGGATATACATTGGAAGAACATAAACAGCGTGTAGCAGCGCTACGAGAGTTTAATGAAGGAGAGTGATATGAGAAGTTTTGATGAGGGTTTTTATACAGAAGATTATGATCAGGAGATGTTGGATTTTATTGAGGAGAATTACGAGGTTGATGATGTCAATGGGTGGTATGTGAGTACTTCTCTTATACATAATAAAGGGGAGTTTTTCGTTTCCAAATATAAGGGTCGAGCTACCGCACTAGAGTTAACAAAAGAAGAATTCAAGCGTAAAATTGGCATGATAGCAGAAGATGAGAAAGTTGTGGAGAAGAATACTTTTAGTAATACTTTCAGTAAAAGTGATTTGGTTGATGGGATGTTTGTTAGGTGTCGTAATGGTGATTTTTTCATAAAATTAGGTACCACTTTGAATAGTTTAACTGGTTATCTGGACTTAGAGATTTATTCTGATACTCTACTGGATGTAGATTTAGAAGAAGATTGGGATATTGTAGAAGTGTACCAGACAGAAGGTAAAGAGTGTACTTTATCACGTATGTTAGAGGAAAAATATGGGTTAAAATCTATCTGGAAACGTCCTCCTGAGAAAACACCATCACAACTTAAACTGGAGTCACTTCAACAGAAGATGGAATCCTTGCAAGAAGAAATGAACATTTTACAAAAATCGATTGAAGCAGGAGAATAAGTATGGTAGATTTATACAACAAGCCACAAAAAGGTGATAACATTCAGGCAATGAAAGCACGTATTGCACACTTAGGTGATTGTTTGGTGATGGTGAGGCAGGAGGAAAAGGAGATCCTTTTGGAAATGGAGCGGTTGGTGCAAGCTATTAATTTCGGTGATCAGGCGGGGGATTGATTATGAGTAAAGTTGAATTAGCGAAAATGTTAGGGTTGCGTATGGATTATGAACAGGGTTACAAGTGGTTGATAAAAGAATTACTTAGTTATGATTGGAACATTATTGAAGAAAGTTTCTGTAATGAAAAATTCACTGTTACTATAGGGCGAGATGATTTAACACAATTAAAGATTTCGGAAGGGGATATGATTTCTGAGGGTGACATAAAAGTGTGCGAAAAGCAGGTGAAGGATTTAATTTGGGAAAGAGCTGCAGACATTTACCTGAAAAGGATTCATCGTGCGGCTATGTTGATTGGAGGTGATGCATGAGTGATATTATGAGCACAGGGCACAACAATTTAAGAATATTACACGAGACAACATTTGATGAATTTCCACAGAGTAGTATTGAACATTTTGTCAAGGATGCTTTGGCTGAATGGGATGCTGCTTTGAAAGAGATTGACCGTTTGAACAAGATCCTGATTGAGGAAGGGATACTTTTGCCAGAAGGTGTTTGACACTTTACGGGAGAGGTGGTAATATAATTAAACATTCAAATAAAGGAGAAAGGTATGAGTTATAAAGTTGTAGGTTTACGAGAAGAGTTATACATTGGTCAAGAAGTTTCTGGTCATAATTGTGATTTCGATTATAAGGATACAGAGATGACCCGTCATGTGTTATTGTTAGTGGAAGATTCTTCTGGTGATAAGGTAGAATTAACTTTACAAGAATACCAAGGGGAGTGTGGTAGTGGTTGGTGTACAGCTTCTTTCGGGGAATACACTTGGAACAATGTGGATACTTTTGCAGGTAAGACCCACACTTGTAAAGATGGTATTCTTATTGAGGTATCTGAGGATTTGTTAGAGAAGAATTATGAAGATGATTTCACCACTGAGGTGTTCACTTTCTCTTCTGTAGGAGGTTGTGGTTACTATCCTAGTGGGGGTTATAATGTTAACATGGAGTGTTTCTCGGAAGTTTGAAAGGGTAAACTTGACAAAAGGCCTGTCCACATATTCTACGGAGATAGTAACTCTTGTAAAAGTTATTTAGCAGCTTTAACAGGAAGAACTATCTTCGAAACAGACAGTGTACCAAGTGAACAACATTTACCAGAAGTAATTACAGCAGAAATGGTTGTAATTGGTAATAGGTGGCAATGTGCTAAAGATACTATTGTGGAAAGGTTGTTTGGAGAGTGTGAAGTTGTGGAAGTGTGTTTTAGGAAACATTTATGAAAGTGTACAATTACACAGATGATTCATGGTGAGATAGAGGAGGATGGTAGGTGAGTAAATACACATTTGAAAGAGGTGGTGTTAGGATTAAAACTTTACCCCATGAAGAAGGGGAATTTGTTTTTGGTAATATTTGTTTAACTGGGGAAGTTGATAAGTGTTGTGATGGTTTTTACGATTCAGAAGATGAGGTTAAGAAACGTTTTAAGAACCTCCTACAAGCAGTGAAAGCTTATGAGAAGGAAGGTTTAAAAGTTTTTAGGAGAAGTAATGATTGTCAACATGAACATTTTGAGATTCCTAAATACTCCTTAAGAAAAAATATTTTTGATTACTATTACCATTTTGAGAAAAAGTGTTCTGATTGTGGTAAGATAGTGTCCATGACAACTTCTGCCGATAATGACCCTAAACTAACAGGGATTTTTCCAGAAGGTTACGAAGGTGCCACTAAAACATTTTGGAATCTGAATATTTAAGGAGGACTAATGCATAAAACAGTATACAATTACACAGATGATTCATGGTGGGATGGAGGTCATCCTTTTGAATGTTATAATGCGGAAGGTTGGTTGCAGAATGGAAGTGCTTCTAGCTTATGGAATCTTTATGTGGATGTGATCATTGTACACAAAGCGGAAGAAAGCGGTGAGGATTATCACCACTTAGCAGAACATTCATATTATTTGTATGAGGGATTTACTTTGGAAGAGTTATTCACTTTGTGTGAAAGGTTGGGTATTGTTTTGGAAGAGGTGTAACATTTTGAGGAAGAGTGATTAAATTTGGGGAGAAGTGGTTTGGGTGATGATGGTTTATTTATTGGAGGGGTGGTAAATAATTGGAAAATACTTAAGAAATTGAAGGGTAAAATTCATTTTTGTAAGTGCATTCATTGTGGTATTGAACGTGAAGTCTTTAATAGTCAACTTAAAGATGTTACGATTGACCCAGAGAAAGCCAGATGCAGAAATTGCACTAAATTAAAAGTAGGTTCTGATTATACCACCAATAGAGGTTTTAAATACAAGATAAAAGAATATATATCAGCTAAAAAGGTTCTTATAAAATTTGAACCCGATGATTTATGTCCTGAAGGTTATGAAAGATACGTAGCAAAATACTATGTAAAAGATGGGTGTATTGATTACCCTTTTGAAAGGTCTGTATCAGAAATTGGTTATATGGGATATCTTAGAAAGGATTTCAAAGCAAACCCACACATCTTTAGTCTATGGGATAAAATGATTAAAAGGTGTTATAATCCTACATTAAAAGATAAGTCTTACCTAAACTGTAATGTTTGTGAGGAGTGGCATAATTTCTATAATTTTCATAAATGGTATGAAATTCAGATGAACAATGGTTTTTATCAGAAAGGTTATCAATTAGATAAGGATATACTTAATCCTATGGCTAAAGAATACTCACCTGAAAACTGTAGACTTGTACCAGAGAGTATTAACTCTTTTACAAACAACAACACTGATTCTAGGGATACTAAATTACCTTCAGGGGTAAGTTGGAAGGCTAAAAATAATAAATACCAAGTTTCTATAAAAAGTGGTCACAAGAGTAATAAATACTTAGGTTTGTTTACTTGTCCGAAAGAGGGTTATGAAATTTATAAATTAGAGAAGATTAAAGCAGGTTTAAAATTAGCTAATGAATGGGAAGGTTTGGTCGTACCAGATATAATAGCTATATTGAGAAACTATAAATGTCCTGAATGGGATTGGGTTAATAACAAATATTTAGTAGAGGAGTAATGATGACTGAAGATAGTTTTTTCATAAAGCATGAGTATTGTGTTGCTTCTGAGTTGAAAGATAAAGGTGTTAAAAGACCTGACGGAACTTCTTATAAGGACTGTTCTAGTAGTAATGCCTTGGCTTTGTATGAGCAAGATTTACCTGAAGGAAGTGTTAGTTACTCAGGGTTTTGTTTTAGTTGCAACCAAGCTGTACAGAATAAACAATTATCATTATGTTCTCTATCAGAAGACTTAGGATTATCTAAAGAAGGTGTTGTAGTAGAGAAGAAGAAGTTTGAGAGGAAAGATAAAAAAGCTACTATAACAAAAGAAGAAATAAAAGAAGTTATTTCTTACGGATATGAAGGGATGGGTTACAGAGGAATAAAGGATGAGTTTAGAAAATTCTTTGGTCACGCAATAAAAGTAGATAAAGGAAAACCTGTGGCAGAGTGGTATCCTGAAACTAGAGATGGTAAGCTTACAGGTTATAAAAGCAGACATTTTCCTAAAAATTTCGGATACGATAATAAGGGTTTAACTGGAGTAAAATCGGATTTAAGTGGTCAAGTTAAATTTAAGGATAAGAATTTCCGAGACATTCTTTTAGTCGGAGGAGAGCTTGATAAAGTATCTGCTTATCAGATGTGGGTAGAGAACCAAAGGATTAAATCAAAAAAGAAAGGTATATATGAAGATGAATATGACTACATGCCTGTTGTATCTGGTACTACAGGAGAAGGTAGCGTAGTAAACCAAATTAGAAACAACTATGATTTTATATGTTCTGCTGAAAATATTTATGTAGGTTTGGATAATGATGAAGCGGGTTTAGCTGCTATGGAGGATATCTGCTCAATTCTGCCAAAGGAAAAATTGAGAGTGATAAAATGGTCTAGAAAAGATCCTAACTCTTACATTAATAATCCTGAAGGAAAAGATTACTCTAAACAATTTATATCCGATTTTTTCGCGGCAAAGGACTATGAAGATAGTGGTATTTTCGCTTCAAGTGGCCTTATGCCTTACATAAAAGATGCCCTAAAGTTAGATAGAATACCTCTCCCTGAGTACATGAGTGGTTTACAAGGTATGACAAAAGGCGCAGGATTGATAAAAAATCGTTTATACAACCTTATAGGAATTACTAGTTGTGGTAAGAGTACTCACGTTAATGCAATGGTTCATCACTTTGCATTCTTACCTACAGAGAAGTGTGCGGTTATTTCCTTAGAAGCGACCAAAGGGGAGTATGGGGTAGATATTCTTTCTTTACATTTAGAGAAGAATTTGTATTGGGAGGAGGCAGATAATGTTATAGATTACTTAGATTCACCTACAGTAGTGGATAAAGCTAATGAGTTATTCATAGATGAGTATGGAGAAAGTAGGTTTTACGTAGTAGATGATAGGAAAGGTACTGTAGCTTCTTTAGAAAAACTATGTGAAACTTTGCGTAATAAATACGGAGTAACTTTGATAGTGATTGATGTTCTTACGGATCTACTACGAGTAACTAATAATGAAGAACAAGCTAAACATTTGAATTGGCAGAGTAACTTCGTTAAGAGTGGTGTGACCATTATCAATGTGCTGCATACTAGAAAGTTAGCTGCATCTTCGAATGGTGTTCCTGTGAAAGCAACTGAGTATGATGCACTTGGTAGTTCAATTTTTGTACAAAAGGCAGCTGGTAATATTATTATTAATCGTAATAAAGAGGCCCCAGAAGAAGATTGGATTGAAAAGAACACTACTTATGTGACTGTAGCTAAAATGAGACAAGGATCTACAGGCGATACAGTACCTTGGTTGTATGATCCTGATACCAGAAAATCTTACGACAGAGATCTGTTTTTCAAAGAGAATCCTGAAAAACTTCCAGTAGGTTATGATTTAACTCTTAGTAGTTTTGATAGAGCATATTGGGAAGAAGGTGGCCGTGGTTGGGATGGGGTTTCTAGTGGTAACAATGGTTTTAAGATGTCAAAACCTAAGGAAAAACCTGTAGAACCCGATTGGGAAATTGATGTTGGTGGTGGTGTTAAGATTTAATATCACCTTTTTAAGTTAACTCTAATGAATTTATAGGAGAAATAATGCAAGCAGAGTTTTTAAAAGATAAAAGTAAGTATACAGACAGAGTACTTCACTCTGACATAGAGGGTCGTGGTTTTCTAGATGTTATAAAATCAGACAAAGATGTTTGGTGTTTAGTATCAAGGGATGATGAAACAGATGAAGTATTTATATTTCATGATTACCCTGAGTTTGATAATGCAGAAGTTTTTGACCAAGGAGAGAAACATATCATACCTCCACGGACAGGGACTCTTTTAGATGGGGTTAGATTTTGGTACTTGGCAGGTAAGAACGGTAGTAAACTTTCGGTACACAACTGCTTCACATACGATAAGCCTTTGGTTGAAAAGATCTGGCCTAAATGCACAATTGAAGATGATGTGTGGGTAGATACCTTTATACAAAGTAAAATACAGTATTTTGATAGACCTCAGCGTAAAGGTGCTAAATCTCCGCATGGTTTGTTAAACTACTCTTTGATGGAAGGCAATAAGAAGCCAGAAGTTGAAGACTTTAGTATAATGAATGCTTTCATGTTACATCGTTGTATCATAGATACAAAAACTCAAAAATTTGCATACAATTATCTCAAGAAAGAAAGAGAGATGTTAAAAAGTAAATTAGGTATTTGTATGGAAGATGCTTACACTATGGAGGTGCAGTATACAAAAACATGTCACGAACAAGAACAATATGGTGCAAAGGTTGATGTGCCTCACATTAAAAAATGTGTAGAATATTTAGATAAAACAACAGAAGAATTGGCAAGAGATATTACACCTAAGCTACCTCCTACTATAAAAGTTTCTGGAGGTAAAGTATCTCGTGTAGAAATGGCTGGTTTATTTGGTTACGACACTTCTAGTATGAAAGATGCTATGGAAATGGTTAAGAAAGATGGGGAAATGGTTTCTCAACCAGTTAAACCTTATTACAAACCTACAACCAATTTTCATACTGTTAAAAAAGTTAATCAATACTCAGGTTTTAATATTTCCTATGGGTATAGCCCTAAGTTCACTAAAAAGAATGACTTAACTAAATGGATTAAATCTCAACACCCCAAAGGAGATGCTGCAAAAGTAAAAGAGTTATCAGACTTCGTAAAAGAGTGGGAAATCGAGAAAAACATTGAAGAAACTAAACTTTTAAATAAAAACACTTGTGACTATTTTGAAGTAGATCCAGAAGATACAGATATTATTGCAGGTGCTCATACTAAAATTAAATTTGTAGAAAGCTCCTTAACTCAACATGAAGTGGTTAAAGGGTATCTTATTAAGGAAGGTATCAGGTTTGCGGAAGAGTGGAATCTTAAAAAGGATGGTGACGGTCAGATCATAAAAGCTGATTTTGATACTGAGGTACGATATCCCCCTAAAGCTAGACCAGACCATCAAATGGTGATGAAAATTAAAAAAGGAGATGCCTTAGTAACATCTCCTAAGTTTGGTGAAAAAGAGTATGACCAGTTAGAATCAGAAGATGGTAAGAATGTAGGTAAGTATAACACTTTGGTACATAGAAGGCGCTATCTTGAGAATTATAAGGAGCCAGAAAACAAAGGACTTTTGTCTTATGTTAGAGAAGATGGTAGAGTTGGTGCTGGGGTGAACAACTTTAACACTGCAACGGGTCGCGCATCGCATAGAATTATAGTAAATTTGCCCGCAGATGGTGCTGTTTTTGGTAAGGAAATGCGTCAATGTGTTGTTGCTGATGAAGGTAAAGAACTTGTAGGTATTGACCAAAAATCAAGTCAGCTTTCCATCTGTGCTTTTGTTACCAATAATACCGATTATTATGAGGCAGTAGCAACAGGGGTTGAGTTTGAAAATGATGAAAAAGGTGAACCTATTTATCATGGATCTAGTGCTCACTGTGTTAACTCAAGATACTTCAACTTAGTAACAAAAGAAGAATGGGAAGAGGCAGTAAGAACACAAAACCCAGATTTAATACATGATATTGTTCTTAAACGTAAAAAATCTAAAGGTTTGAGTTTTGCCTCACTATTCGGTTGTGGTCCTGCTAAATTAGCATTAATGGGGGGTTTTGAAGTTCCAGAAGCCAAAAATAAACTACAAGCTTTCTTGGATAATATGGGTTTATCTGAGGTAATAAAATTTCTAGAAGTATGTAGGGAAAAGTATAAAAGAGGTAAAGGTTTTTATATCCCAACAGGATTTGGTTATTGGGTTTATTGTGGAGGTGTACATAAATCCACCAACTACCTGATCCAGTCGCTAGAAGGAGTGGTTCAAAAGAAAGCAGTTGAAATAATGAAACAGATGTTTATAGAAAAAGGTTATTGGGGAAAAAGCGTTAATAAAATACTTGATATGCATAAATATTGTGCCTTCTAATCGTAAGGTTAGTCGAATAACTCCGTTAATTACTGGAAACCTTAACTAGGTGTGTTAATATTATCGTGAGATAAGTTTAATATGTTTGTAGAAGGTGATCAGAAGCCACACTGTGTTTGCAGTAGGTTCAGAGACTATCGAAAGCGTATGTATCAATGGAAGATACCATATACAGTGAGTAGAGTAGGGTTCAAGCGAATTCGAAAATGGAGCATCTTAGGTAAGATGATTATATAGTCCGACTCTGTTAGAAATAACAGGAGATGTAGCGAGTCTCATAAGTAGGTGGATGAAGTATTATTAGAAGTAGATAAAGGTATGGGTGTTGAAGTAGGTAAAATGGCTTGTGAAGCTTATACTCAAGCTGGTGTGGAATTAAATAAATGGTATAAAGATAATTTACACTTATATCCTGCAGGGGGTACACCTAAGATTATATGTGATTTTGCAGGTGGTTATGCTGTTGGATCAGATTACGCAAGTTGCCATTGATAAAGGGGCTTTTATGAAGTACGAAGAAATAGATTGGACTGACTTAAATAAGTACCAGTATATGTTAGAATTACCTAATGAAGTGTGGGTTGATAGCATTACAATTAATACTTATTTTGTTTGTGACAGTACGATATATCAGGTAAGTAATTATGGTAGATGTAGACATACAGGGAAGTTACGAGGTGCTACAAATTTTATGTACCCTCCTAAAGTTTTCCGTATAACAGATAATGGCAACGGTTATAAGAAAGTAGCTTTAAATTATAACAGTGCCATAAAAAACTTCTACCTGCACAGGTTGATAGCAAGTGCCTTCTTACCTAACCCCGACAACAAACCGCAGGTTAATCACAAAACTACAGGTCTAGGTAAGTTTGATAATAGAGTAGAACATTTAGAATGGTGTACAGAAAAACATAATATAACAGACGCTCATAAAAACGGACAGATGCGCAACCGTAGTGAACTAAATACCACTACAAAGCACTCTGACGAGTATATAGCGGATATGTATAGAAGATATAAAGACACAGGTAAGGTTGGAGAAACAGCCAGAGAATTTGGTGTGCCAAGAACTACATTATCCTCTATAGTTAACAAAAGATCTAGAACAACAGTTACAGATCCTATAGATGTGTACTATGAAACTATAGGTAAACAATAACCCAACCAAAAAGCCCTCCAACGAGGGCACCCCCCTCCCTAAATTAATTCCACTTTATTTCAAATTTCCCCTTGACACCATCCCACCTTTCCCCTAATATATCTCCTATCGAAACAAATGGAGAAACTTTTCATGAAAACACTATTCCTACTCAAAAGGAACACACCCTTAGCACAAAAGGTGATCACTTATCACAAATGGAAATACTCTGGTAAAAGGTGGATATCCTTTATAGCAATGATGTCCAATGGGGTGCTAAAGGTACAATCCACTAGAGGAAAAGGTGACCACTTTCATGAATGGGTTTCACCTCGCACAATGAACCTTGAGTTAAGGGAGAATAATTTAATCCAAAACTAACCCTTGACAAAATATTCTATTTTGCTAAGATAACCTTGTAAACAAATGAACAACTTTTAAAATTAACTATTGGAGAAGTATCATGAAATTCAAACTAACACCACCACCTTCCACGGATGCAGGCACATATTGCGGAATTGATAAAGAATCTTTCCAATGGGACACTCCTGTAGAAGGTGTATACCAATGTCCTAAGAGGAAAGGGATTCTCATATTAGGAGAAGAATTTATCCGCTTGGGTGGCTGTCCTACCATGTTTAAAAGTGGAATCCCTTACATATGGGGATGTTTTGAGGAAGTGGAGGAATAATTATGAAAGCTATTTACAAATACCAATTACCTTTTATGGAACGCCCTGTAGTATCTATGCCAGAAGGTGCAAACATTATACGTATTGATGGGTTAGATGGTGCTTTGTGGATGTGGGCTATTGTTGACACAGAAGCACCTCTTGTGGATAGAGAATTCTCTTTGTTCAAAACAGGAGGAGAAATGCCAGATAATATCTCAGAATATAGTTACCTTGGATGTGGTGCCATCTTTGTTCAAATGGAGCTTATGATGTATGTATTCGAAAAGAACTCATATACCCCTAAGAAGTCAATCCCTGTGGTAAATGATTTCGATTGGAAAAAGGTTCAGGAGAAAATTGATGGATAACTTCCTAGAAGTGTACGGAGACCTACCAGAAGATTTAGGACTTGTTGACATAGATGTATCCGATGCTGAAATGTGTTTTGTCCAATACCTTCCAGTAAGACTACCTATGCAAAAAGTATCTCATGTTTTACCAGATAATTTACAATGGTGTTCCAAGTTGATAACTCTAGCTTCAATAAAAGAATCCTTATACAAAGGTAACCATTGGAAATATGTTTACCTCACTGTAAAACGTGTTTATGGAAGTGGTAATCGCTCTGGGTGGCATTGTGATGGTTTTGGTACAGATGATATCAATTACATATGGTATGACTCTCATCCAACAGAGTTCTTCCCTTTGGAAATGAAATTATCCCATTGCCATCATAAATCTATGGAAGAAATGAATACTCTTATTGATGAAAAGTGTTCATTCACCACGTATGATTGTAAGCACCTTCTTAGAATGGATCAATCCTCTATCCACAGAGTTAATCCTATTGAGTGTAAGAGGTTGAGGACTTTTGTGAAGATTAGTTTTAGCAATCATAAATACAATCTAAAAGGTAATGCCCACAATCACAAATTAGATTACAATTGGGAGATGGTTGAACGTGACGAAAAACGTAATCACCCTTCTAAATAAATATTAAAACTTTTGTTGACTCTGTATCCCGTTGTGCTAATATTACCTTATTCCAACGGGGAATATAATTTTAAAAAGGAAACCTAATATGAATATTTCACAACACTTTGGCAAATTTACCAACTTACCACAAGCATCCCGCACAAGCTTATTAGCTATTGCAGATGGACACTTTCATTCAATTGATAACACTACTGGTCATGAAGTGTTTGCCATAAATAGAGGACTTGCACACTGGTTGTTACACAATTGTGAACATGAAGTTCCTCCTTTAGAAAAGGGTCGTTCTGCAAGTATTCTTGCTCATCAATATTCCACTTCTGGTGCAAAAACCTCTTGGCCTAAGAAACCAATTGTGATAAACTGTGATGAAGCTCGTATCGAAGATGGAGTGACACGATTGTACGCAATTGCTTATGCACAAACCAAAGGGGTATGTATGCCTGTTGTGTTCAAAACTGAAATTAATGATGAAGAAGAAGGAGAATAACATGTGTAAAAAGGATCAATGTCAGCAAAAGTGTAAATCTTGTATCAAAAACTACACTGATGCAGATGCACCAATTAAACAATATAATATAACTTTAGAAGAGGATCACCCTGCTATGAATTGGAAAGAACAACAGCGGCACGAGGATATTATTCTTGAAATTGAAACTTTGTGCAAAGGTATCACCTCTGTGGAGAAGGATAAGCGCCTAAAGGAAGTGTCTCAGCTTATTAAAGAGTTGCAGGATACATTGGCTTATGCTGCTAAGATTGGTGTTGTCACAGACGCTTACAAACACTTTGTACGATAGGGGGATTATTATGAAAGAAGATAAAGTAATTTCTGGGTTGCTTATGACAGTGGGGGCGGGACTTATGTTGGCGAGTTACACTGGGATAACATCCACATCTATATTAACAGGAGTTCTAGTGTTCAGTGCAGGTAGTATCAGCTTACTACTTAGCAAACCTAGTAAATAATACCTATTGACAACAACCCCGATTATGTTACAATGTAACAATATAGAATAAACAAGCACCTTAACGGAATGCAATATTCCCAAAAAGCTACGAGGGTGGCAAGGAGAGAACCTTTTAAATCAAACGGCATTTTCGCCAATTAATAAAACATTTTAGGCCAATTGGACATTTTTAATAAGGAATACATATTTATGACATTTTCATTTACCCCTGAGACAGCTTCTTCTGGTGGCACTGGCGGCGGTTCTGCAGTATCGGATGATCAATGGAAAGAATGGAACGATTATTACTACAGCTTACTTGATGGCAAGGAACAACCTCATAAAAATAAGCAAGGTGATATTGTAGAAGGGCGCTTTTATAAGAAGAAGAAACTTGTAGGCAAGCTTGCAATGTTAGTGGATTGTGGTTTACAGCCTCAACCTGATTCTTCTTATGAGTGGAAAGGTGAGATTACGGAAGAGGAACATATTGCAAAGTATCCTGATAACTATTTCAAAACAGTTGATGGTAAACGTATGCAATTTAAACCTGAGCGTCCTACGCAAGAGTTTGCATTCTACTTTGATTTCCCTAAGATTATCGTGGATTGGACTAAACACCCAATTGAGGCTTTACATAGTCTTGGTCAGAAGCCTTTACGTGTAAGCTATAATGGGTACTTTAAGAATAGTAATATGGGTTTAGAGGGTTTTGCAAAACAGTTACGATTTGCACCTAATTTCCGTACTGGTAAAGTTAGTCCAAATAATCCTATCTACAAGATTGCCACTGCGATGAATGTTGCAGATGAGTTTGAAAGTAGTAATTATGATTTTGGTAAATTAGCAGGTGGTCATTGTTTCTTCGATGTGTACATCACAAAGAATACTTACAATGGTAAATCTTACTATGATGCAGAAATCAAGAACTATTCTGAAATCACGGAAATTGAAGCAGGTGATAACACTATTACAGTGGAACAGCAAATTCCAGAAAGTAATGAACCTTTTGTAGGTGTTACTCTTAATGGTGGTAATTATTCTGATGAAGTATTGGATATGGTTGCACACAAGAAAGAGTTGATGGCAGTGTTACCTCGTGCAAAAGCGTTCCAACCAAATGCAACAAAGAATCCTGACTTCTGGTTAGGTTGTAATTGGAAAGATAGTGACCTTTGTAAAGCTTTAGGGGATCGTGCTCCGAAGGTGGATAAGAATGGTGACAAGGTTCCTGTTGCTGGAACGGAAGTGGTGGAACAAAGTAGTGTTCAGCAAGAATCAGGTGTTGTTCAGCAAAAGGATAAAGTTGTGGAAGAACCTGTTGAGGAAAGTTTTACTCCTGCGGAAGATGATTTCGACTTCCAAGATGATGTACCTTTTTGAGGTAAATCAATAACTTAACCCTCTTATCAGAGGGTTTTCTTCTTTTAAGTGAGGTGTTATGAAGGAATGTAGAAAGTGCAAAAATTATCTCAGTTTAGAAATGTTTTACAGAAACAGTAGGAGCAAGGATGGTAGGGCTAATTTATGTAAACCTTGCCGAAAGAAAGAGCAACAACTTTACCGTAAAACTGAGAAAGGTAAAGCTACTGACAGGAGATATAATAATAGCGATAAGAGGATAAAAAACTTATACGCTTATTGGGATAGAAACTCTGATAAAAAGTACGCACAAACTCAACTAAGTAATGCTATACGAGATGGTAAAATAATCAAGGATAGTCATTGCCAATGTTGTAACACTATTAAAGTAGAAGGTCATCATTGGTCTTATGAAAAATGTAATGTTTTGGATGTATTCTGGCTGTGTAAATCCTGCCATACCAAAGAACATGAGATGATTAAAGTTAAGGGATACCCTGAATACAGGAAACTTTACATAGAAGATAAAAATACTTAGCTTAAAACTGCCCCATTACACATAAGAAAGCCCCAAGAAACTTAATCGTCTCTTGGGGCTTTTTATTACCTGATTAAAAATAATCCACATTCACACCAATAATCCCCTTTACAAAAGAAATCCTTTGTCTATAATTTAATCAACATTTAAACAGGAGGACACCCATATGAAAATTTTAATACTACTTATATCAGTATTGGCTTTTTGTGGCTGCAACACTACTTCACAAAAGGATAACCAAATTTACCGAAAAGCTATTTCTAATTTCGTATATGAATCTGATATTGAAGATGAGAGACGTATTTATGAAAATATTGATGATAAATTTTATGGTGATTGTGAGGATTTTGCATTCACTTTACAAAAGCAAATCGGTGGTGAAGTGTGGTATGTCATTTTAAATGATAAAACTTCTTATAGGTATCATGCTGTCCTTGTAAAAGATGGATTCACTTATGATTATATTTATAAATCTAGCTGGAAGGAAAATTATCCAGCTAGATTTATGTGGGTGGTGGTTAAGTAGTAAATAAATTACTGGTATCAATTATTAGTATTGGTCTCCTTCTAGGGAAACAGCGTAAGAATCTACAGATATAGTGTCTCCTGCTGTGTCGACCCACGCTGCGATCTCTAAATTGTAGTCCGTTGAATCAAAATCAAAACCCCCACTACTTATTCTTTCGATACTAGTTCCAGATGAGCTTACTATTGTGGTTGTCGAGAACAACTCCCCTACTACGACTTTAATAGTGGTATGTAGGTTGAAGGGAGTTTGATCTCCTATAGTTGTCTCTAACCTACCTAACTCTACTCCCGCAAAAGTTAGTGTCAGATACTTTATACCCCCCGTACCGAAAGTTTGCCCAGTGATATCTACCGTGAGAGTTGCGGTATTTGAGAGGCTGAAAGAGGGTGCAGATACCTGCGCGACGGCTACAAGAGATCCTAGGGTTGTTGTGGTTACTAACTTCCTTCCTTCACTACGGATCAGGGCAGCTTCTATGTTGTTCTTTCTTATGGATCTATTCCCTACCACTGTGTTCTTTCTGTAGAAAGCCTCTAATGTCCCGCTACTAGCTACGAACCCACTAGGGATAGTGTTTAAACTCACGAAACCGTTATTAGCGCTACCAAAAATAGACGCTTTCTCTGTTTGCTCAAATTTATTGCTTGATATCTTATACCCGTTTAGACCTATCCTTGCTAACACCCCAGAAGATGTAACTCCTCCATAGAAATTACAATTCTCTAATTTAGGTGCTTCTATAACCGACGTACCGTTTTCTATCATATCGAATAGGTAAGCTGGGTTCGTACTGTGGAAGTCCACTCCCGACACTACGTTACCTCTCGAACCTCCTGATACTGCCTCGGAAAAAGACACAAGAGTGCCCCGAGCACCTTTTAAGTACATCACCCCCTCTATTATTTTACAATTGAACGAATTTGTGAACGCTACTACTGGAGTGAATCTGTCGAAAGAATTAGCTACTGTTTTTAAACCTTTGACATTACAGTTCTCTGAGTTTTCAGAGAACAGTACTAGATTTATAGAGGTATTGTCGTCACCGAATCTATCCGCTGTAACATCCTTTATGTCACTATTGAAACTATTAGAGGCTATTTCAATAAGTTGTCTACTATACTCACCTTTTAAACCTGATACTTGTGTTCTTTGGAAACTATTCCCGTACCATAAGGCAGTAGATTTTACTTTTGTGTTATAGAAATTACAATTTAAAGTGGCAGTAGATGCTGTCCAAAAATGTTCAGACTCAACAACCAGATCGTGTATATCTGCGTCACGAAGTACGTAACATTTCTGACGTACACCTGTAGCTAGTTGGTAGAAATCCAACTCGTCATCGGTTTTTGCCACCGACACCCCTGTCACAGACTTATCGTGCTCGTATCTTAAACTTAGAACACCTCCAGAAATACCTTCTATTACATTAAATCTCATGAAATCAGATGGTGTAGGTAAACCTATTGCTATACTTTCTGTATCACGTATTATTATAGTCTGACCTATTGTATAATCGTCAGCGGACTGTCCTAGGTCAACCGTGTTAGTACCTGCGGTCACTTGCAACGCAGTGTCATATGAGAGATCGTTGTACAGAACGTTATCGAATGCCCCCGGCATAACCACGAAGGAGTCTCCAAATGTTGGAGGAGGGAAAGGTCTATCATTTTTAGTGGCCACGTGGTTAAAATAGTACGTCAACCCTGAACGTAGAAATATAGGACCCGTTACTCTGTAATAGGCATCCGTGGGGATAAGCTCCCAAGCCTTGCCAGCAACTTTAGCTGCATCTATAGAATACTGGTAAGGAAACCAATCTTCACTAACACCGTCAGCTAAGGCTCCGAAAAGGTAAGGATTGTACCTACCTTCCTTAATATCCCTTACCCAACAACCAGTACCAGCTCCACTCCAATCCAACAACGTTGCCAAATCCCCTTGTGTACCATCCCACGCTGCAACAGCAGCAGGAGAAATCACCGTACCACCGTTGTGGTCACTACGATCCCTTAGTGGTTGGTAAACAAAATCCCCACCACCAACCACAGTATCAGCATAGAATCCATTTATAGAAACTCTTTGCCCATCTTTAGGATTATTAATACTTCCCAAATCCTTTATAGAATTGAGGTTACCCTTTTCCGAAATAGCGATCACAGCATTCAAATAATCACTTTGTCCAACTTGATCAGGTGTTCCAGAAGGAATAATATCCGCAGCATCTAATAATGCCTGCAAAAACCCCCATTGATCATTAACCCAACTTGCACGAAGTGGTGTCCCTGTGCCTTTCTCCCCGTTTACAATATCCTGTGCCTTGCCTAAAGGATAGCCACTATCACCAGTGACCACCCTTCCTGAATATAAATTACTTGCTACAATAGTCATGTTCTAGTGTTCCTTAAATTTATTATAATTGTTATTATTTTATTAAAACGATCTCCTAGAAAGAAGATTGATCCCTGTCCGTCAATAATTCTGCTCTTTTACCTCTTAGATTATCTAAATCTAATACATTATAGTTTTCATCATAAATATCAGATAATTCTGGGTAAATACCTTGCCCTAATAGAGAATTTACACTAAATAACGCAAAGGCTTTTTCTCCTTCAAAAGATTTTAATTCCATTGTCCCAAGTTCCGCCCCTGTCTCTCCTAGAGATAATCCTGTGAAAGGGGTAGGTAGGGCACACTCAATAAAAGTCCCTCCACATTCAGCGTCCACACTACCTGTATCAATATCTTCTATTGTGGCATTCGGGGAATAAGTGTATTCGTTATCATAAGCAGTGGATAATTCTATGGGACGAAATCCATAGTTATCAATCAATACCATTATACCGCCAGTACGAACACCAGCAGGAGTAACATTGTCTAAAGTGGAGGGTATCGCTGTTGGAATTGTTTCTCCATTGGTTTCCAACACTGTACAAGCAGGGTAATGTTCAAAGTACCTCACTTTTGTGGCGTTGGTAGCTATTGATAGATAATTGATCACATCCTCAGGTGTACCACTTCCAATATTAACACTTATTTTAAAAAGTATATAATTTCGGTAATCTGAGTCTGTTCTGCCTTTACGTTCAGCACCAATCAATTTACCAATAAGATCTAGTTGGTAACCTGTAGCAGTTTTAAAGTCTGTATTTATTGCTGATAAAGATAATTGTTCAACGTTTAAATCTTCTACAGACTCTAAGTATATTCTTAAAAATTCTCTTAATTTATCACTGTTTTCATACTGTATAGGTAAGAGGTCGGTGTACTCTTCATAATTTCTTTCTTTGATTACACTCATATTACCTCTCGAAAACTGAAATCCTATCTAATGAAAAGGATGCTTCTTCTAAAATACTTATACCAATCGGAGGAGAAGCTACTAACAAAGGTGTTGAATCTGTAGGACTATCTGTTGCTCCTATAAGAACATCCACTTCCTGCAACCCTGTTATATTTTGGAAAATAGCACTCATTATACGTTGTTGAATAACATCTTCTCCAACGTTTAAACCTTCACCAAAAGATAACACAGTGTTAGCTATAGAAGTTTCACCATCTTCAGGGAATTCTTCTTCATCATACTTGGTGTAGAATATATTAACATGAATATACTTGTCTTTAACCCTTGAATATGATATTGAATGTTGGATACCTTGACTATCAGTGATAATACCTTTAGAATCACCATCAGAACGTATCCCAGCGGGTTTAGTTAACCAAATGGTATCCACTATTGCCTGAGAACCTCCGCCTTTTACAACGCATTTGAATGAGTTTGGTGAGATATCATTTTCAGCATCGTATTCACTTGAGTCATTTTCTAAAACTATTGCATTTGTAACACCAGATAAACTTAATAAAGCTGACCTGATTGCCTCCACAGTACCTTTACCAGAACGTTCAGTGGCTTTATATCTTAACCTTAGGGTTTCATCATCTTCCCTACCACTACCTCCTTGGATAGGACGAGGGTTATTTATAGACTGGATAGCTGTGTAAGTAGGAGCATTGATTACAGTGTTTTCTGAATATGATTGAGTAGAAAGTACATCTGATGTAATCTGACCATATCCAATAATCGTACCTAACTCTAAATATTGTCCAGTAGATATTGAAAATTGTAATGTATCTTCTACAGAAGCGATGATAACACTTTCCGTAAAAGGAGTCACTAATAAATCAGGACGATCTGTTTCAATAGCAGATTTTAAACTTTCTAACTTCTCACTATTAGGGATATTCAATGTATCAGAAGATAGGTAATTTATCCCATCAATGGTAACTACAAATTGTGCAGAAACAGGGATATTATCTGATAAATTATAAACAACTGTTGTAGCAAGGTCTTCACTTATGTTAATATTCGATTCATTAGTGAAAGTGTTTCCGTCCGAATCTGACCAAACACTACCTGCAAGGATATTGACTGGTGCAGAAGCTGTTACATAAATATCACCGAAAGGATATGTACCATTTGAACGTTGTACACCTCTTAGTGCGACAAGATTATCCAACCATACACCAGTGGCTTTATCTATGTCAAACATATTCTGCAAGCTTTGAGTGTTAGCCCACGCTTGAGAAAGAGGTAGAATATAAATATTGGTGATAACTTCTGCTACACTATCTGGGAGAGATGTGATATCAATCCCTAACTCGGTTTTAAGGTTTGCAGCAACCTCTGTTTTTATATCGTCAAACTTTTTAGCTTTGAAACCAGCATCGGTTACTCCAAATGCCATATTGTATCCTCCTCTTAAACTTCTAATGTCACATTAGATAAATCTGCACCAACAAGAGTCTTTGCTGAAAAGGTAACTTTTAAAGTTGTACCTTCTAGAACACTTGTATAATTTGTTATGCTTGTTATATTGTCTGTATTCTTGATTGCAGTTTTAATGTAAGTATCTGCTAAATCTTTAGTATCATTTCGACCAAAGATCTCTTGGTAATAAGGTATCCCGTTGTTTAAATCTAAAAACCAGTTACCTTGATAATTCTGTAATCTTATTTTAACAGCTTGTACTGTACCATCTTCAATAGTTTCAAAGAGTTTAATATCTTTTCCTTCTACCAAAAGATCATGTGAACTGGTTAATGTTATATCTGCCATTGTTCAACCTTAAACTTTATGTTATTTTATAAACCCCTGCACTACTTCCACCTGTGACAGTAACTTCCGCATTGGCTGTAATTTCATCTATAATTGCACCAACAAGGGCTTCAATAGCTTCTGTGTTATCCGTTTCACCGTTTGTGTAATCTATTTGTGCAAGTGCTGCTTTCGCTGCTGCAACTATGTTAGCTTTCACCATGGGCATAATTGTTATCCTTTTAATGTATCCAATCTTGACTTAAGTGCTGTGAATGCAGGAAGGTTGTTGATTGGGGTGTTCGGACCATAGATAGTATTCGTGGTGATTTTAGATATTTCTTCTAAACATTCACTGAACAAATTCACCAACTCTTCTCCGCTGTTCTGAATCTTAATTGTTGCAGCAGTGGTGATTTCTATGTTACCATCGGGTAGTAATTTAACACTACTACCGCTTTCCGAGGTTATGTCTACACTTTTATCAGGTCGTTGTATAATACTTGATAAAGGGTCCCCTTGTTGGTCACGGAATTGTAACTCTACGTTCTCTGTGGAAGCGTTGACGCTGTTGTTTTTACTTTTTAATCCTAGTATAGCCACTGCATCTGAATAATCGTTAAACCTCACTGTGGAGCTTAATGAAGGGGCTTTAGAAGTATTCCACCAAGTATCAAAATTACGAGAGGACATAACCAACAAAACTTCATCATTTACATTAACAGGAAAAGTTAGAACACCACCACCACTACCCGTTTGGATAAGAGGGCATTGTATGTAAGCGTGTTCTTGTGATTCACCAGAAGTGTATGCTTCAAACATAACAGGTTGACATAGTACTCTTTGGGTAGTAGTATCATAGCTAATAACTTTAGCTGGAAGGGAACTATACATCTGAGCTTCATAATTATCCAAGTGGGAAATTATAGCTTGATTAAAACTATCTGTATCCATATATTATAACCTTATTCTTATTATTTATCAAGGGAAGATGAAACCCAAGTTATTGAACAAGGGTTTGACATGTTAACACGGTATCCCATGCACCTAATTCATTATCTAGGTTATGAGTGGCTTGGATTATTTTGTAAACACCTTCATACTTACCCTCAGTGATTTCAATCCTTTTATCAATGGACATCCTTGCATCTAAGAATGTTGATATTGTCACACCAGTGATCTTATCCTTTTTGTTATCCTTTACACCTTCAATAGATTTTATTAAATTATTATCCAAGGTGAATTGTTCAACAGATTTGGTGTAGCCTCTTGGGTGAATGAATAATCTTCCGTTAGCAATGTACCAAATGTACCCACATTGTGCTGTAACTTTATCCAATGCTTGATGAAGGAATCCTGTGACACTATAGCCATTCACCAAAGGGATATCATCTGGGGATAATAATTGTACGTAGTCAACTCTATCTTCCTCAGAGGCTCGACCTACATATTGACCAAGAGGAACTCCGTTGTCACCATATATACCTATTAGATATTCGATCACTGTTCCGAGGGTGTTTCCTGATGGGGAAGCGGTAATTCCTGTTGCAGCATTGTTTGCCCCGTCTGAAGTAGAAACACCATCACCCTCAAAGTATTTACTTATTTTAACAGTGTCATTCACACTTTGAGCAGCGGTGCATTCTATAACAGTTATTCTATCTTCACCTGATTGAATAGTTTTAACTTGGCGGGTTTGTCCTGTGAATAACAAGGGGAGTGTCTTATCCTCACTCTCAAAATCGGAATAATACCCTGCTTCAAGGATCACCTGTGCATTCTCTTGTTCTACTGTGGCAAGACTATCTTCTGACAAGTTGTACAATTGAATAATAGTATTACCACCTTTAGAACCTCCCGCTTTTGCAGAAGAAGTTACATCGGCTATAAGACGGAGTTCCCTGAACTCTCTTGCACGTAAGGTGGTTTCTGTCCTAAAGTCAACTGAAATAGAAGGATCTAAACTTCCAATAACTTTTCCCTGTTTAAAAACATTACCTTCTAAAAGATCATCTGGTGAAACATCGGTAATTGCGGGAGGGAGTCCTATAACCAAACGGTATTGTCTATCCAGTAGCTGCGTCATATAATTCCACCTCTGCTGCTGTCCAGTATATTAGTTGATATTGTTTATCAGTCCCAAAGTTATCCCTTCCGATAAGTTCACTACTACTTTGGTTATTGTAAACCATTAATGCCCCGCCAGAGAAATAATCACCCACGGATAAATACTTTCTGGTAAGGAATTGCTGTGGTAAAAGTTTTATACCATTTACAATATCGTTATCATCTTTATCAGAGATATCCAAGTACCAAGAGTCATCTGATGTATTGAAAGTAACCCTTATGTAAAAAGAGGTTTTATTCAGAGTAACGGGTTTCTCTTGGTAAGCGGAATCTGTTATTTTTATTTGGATCATGGGGTTGGTTCCTCTGGAGAAGTGTTTCCTGAGAATACAGAGCCTATAGCTATACCTGCATCCAACACTGTATTCTTATCTAATTCGGTCAACCCTTTAGTGGTTTGATTATTACCTGTAGTTTTTGACGCAGTATCGTCTTGAGTACTTTCAGCAGGGGTCTGCACTAGTGTTAGTGAAGCCTTGTTTACAAAAGATACATCTTGGAAAGAAAGGGCTACTCTCCATCCTCCAAAACCTTCTGCTTTGCTTTTACTAGCTGAAAAATTAGTAATAACACAATTCTCAATAACAATATTATCAGCTACTACTGTCAGAGGTCGAATAGGAGTTTCTTCTCTAAGGGAATCCACTTGGCCTATCCAATCTGAGGTTTCTAAAGAGGTGTTACCTTCCTTGTAAATACCCACATTAGTAATAACACCATCAAAAGAAATATCCCAGTTATCTAAGTGGTAATTATCCATTAAACTTTTACCAGATTCTACCCTTGATCGGGTTGCTCTTGCTGAACGAGATATTCTTATATTGGTGGTAGCTGCCAAGCGGTACAAAGCAGATTCCTTATCGCCTACCGCTGGAGCTATAAAATAAAACACACTCTGCTTTGCCATTTATTATTTTCCTCTTGCTTGAGTAGCTACTGACTCTTTACCAGCCAAAGCACGTTTAAGTTCATCCATTTGACCGTTGTTTATTACGATATTATTAGTAACAGTTGTTACGTTACCTTCGGAACTATTCCATAAACCAGATACACCACCGTATTTCATGTTCTCAGCTCCCTCTACAGGACGGAAAGCATCTGAAAAAGAAGTACCTCTATTTAGAATTCTTCCTATTTCAGCAGACTTACCTTTGTTAGACAGCTTAGCGAATTCTTCAGGAGATAAAGGCGATTTTTTAGCATTGAACCCTTTAAAACTTGAGTCCTTAGCGTAGAATTTACCGTCCTTTTCTACAAAGTCGCTGGTTGTACCTTTTAAGAGGTTTATTTGTTTTCCATAAGTTTTCTCTATAAGACCTATTTTAGTATCATCTATCATTGAGTATAACTCGTCAATTGCAACTAATGCTAAACTAATAGGTGCAAAAGCCCTAGCCCAAGATGCTGCCATAGACCAACTAGCTTTATGTAAAATAGATTGGAAAGATAGCAAGGTATGTATTGCCTTGGCACCAAGTAGTGTGTAGAAATTATCTATTGCAAACTTCATAACAGGTTCTAAAACTTTCAACCCCGTAGCAATAGCATTAAACACATCACCAAATATTTTACCTAATTTCTTAAGTTGGGGTTCTGAATTTTCAAAGATTTCAGATAATGTTCCATAAAGGTTAGATAACCCTTCTTCAAAACCTGAGTTGAAAATAGTTTTGCCAGCGCGTTGCATTCCAGTCATAAATTGACCTTCTTTAACACGTAATCCTTGTAAGGCTAGTGCATATGCTCCACCTTCTGTAGCAGCTTTTCGGAATTCTTTAGCCACTTTTGGTAGTACTTCTGCTGAAACTAGTTGACCCGCTTCCATCATTTTGAATAGTTCTGCTTCAGTGATTCCTAAAGCCCTAGTGAATATTTGCACAGCACCCTTAGTGCAATCAACAACTTACGTAACCAAGTTGCCAGTTATTACCTTCAACCAAATAATAACTTACACACCTCTCGGTGTGGGTAGATCATATCTTATACTACAGCATCACCTGTTTAGCATCCTCCCGTTTCGATTAGCCATTAACTTGCTAACCTACTCTACTCCCTTCCACCAAAAAGGTGTGGTTTCGATGACCGTTGATCGTTCTTCTCTTTTAAAGAAGCTTCGATGCTGATTGCCAATATTATTAAGATTTTCAGGGGTCGTTACTACATTTCTGTGTAATATCCTACTTAATACTTAACTTGGGTTTCCAGCAGTTAAAGAGGTTTATTCATCATTGATTTCTCAATGAGTACCCAGTGTTACTTAGGTAAACTGTCGCCTAGCTGATTTTTGAGTTCCTCCAGTAAAGCTAATAAAATCAATAACTTAGCTAAACACCTACACCTTCTCAGGGTAGCCTGATCATATCATAACCCTCGCCACTCTACGTTAGGGTTCCTGCTGTTTCTTCCTATAAATAGGTTCTACTATACTCGCTTACCAAAACTAATCTTTGCTAGTTTATCTGCTTTCTATGATCGATGAACGTGAAGCTACTTACTTTGTAGCTTATTCGCTGCTGATTGTCAATATTTTCAGAATTTTAAGGGGTCGCTACTATGTCACCATGTAGTATCCTATCTGAAACCTAACTTGAGTTTCCAGCAATTAAACAGGTTTTCGATAATAATTTCTTATTAAAGGGCCAAAGAACTTTTAGCCATTACTTTCCCTTTTGACATCCAACACCTTCGAACAAGTACGTTACCTCTTGCCCCGCAAATCCTTATTGCAGCTCTATATCGCTATAGAAGTTGAGACCATATCTTCACCCTCAGCCTTACCTGTTTGGGGTTGTGCGCTTCCACTCACTTGAGTGTACAGATTTCATAAACCTCTAAGGTTCGTTTATCTTGGTCGTTACACCTTGGAAAGAATTACTTCTAACCCTTGGCTCGGTATTGTCTCTCGGAATAATTTATGATTTTGTTAAGATGTTCTATTTTTAGAATTGCCTTTTGAATCATTTCATCAGGTGTAGAATCAAACTTAAAACTATTACAATCCTTACAGGAAAATGTAATGTTTTCGACTGTATTAGAACCGCCTCTAGAAATAGGGTTTATATGCTCAACTTCACATGTAGTATGGTTGATTGCGTCACCGCAATAAGCGCATGATTTATTGGAACTTTCAAATAAAGCTTTTAATTCTTTACCTGTTACAACACCTATACCCATGTGTTTTGTTCTTGCATTAGGTTTCGATGCTCTTGCATTCCAATAAACCACAGTTCCCGTTATAGCGTTACGCTCAAACCACACCCTATATTTTTCTTTGTTGTCATAAGTTTTATTTCGAATTCTAACACATTGCTTGCATTCTTTTCTGACTCCGTTTTTACCCTTCTTTTCTTTATGAAAGGAAGTTAAAGGCAATTCTTCGTTGCATTTAGAACATATTTGTTTAATCATATTATCACTCTTTTCGGTATTGTATATATTAATTATACCAAATAACAGTGTTATTTACAAGAGAGTTCCACCGAATTCACACAATTTGTTCATGCCTATTACTAAGCAGCCAGACAATAATCGTCTATCTGGATCAAGGCTTTCTGACTTCGCTTGATGCTTTCATCATCTACCTTCAATGCTGTCCCGAACATACTCAACCCTGTGAATAAGTCCTCTTGTTCCGTTTGGGAAATTTTACCTTTTGATGCAAATTTAAACTTAACGAAAGCGTCTGTAGTATCTTTTAAACTAAGACCCATTTCATCAACAATTCCATTTATGAACATCATATCCTTTGCAGCAGCTTCCGAACTACCACTTGCAGCAAGCATAGAAGCCTCCATCCCCTGAAAACTCATGCCTACCCGCTTAATTGCACCCGTACCTTCAAAAATAGCGTACAAGCTTGCATAGCTGCGAATCATATTCCTTGTTGAATCGGTTAGACCCTTTTGGGCAATGTTTGTTTTACGAAGCCCTTTTCTATAACGGGTCATATTCTGCCTAACATCGGTCATCTGGTAACGAAGCTTTCTTAACCCTTCCAAGTCTTTCTTATCAACAAGTTGTTGTATTTCCCTTTCATACTTAACACCCTCTCCCATCTTACCTGCAAGTTTAAACCCTGCTGTTCTCTGGATCATGTCTGCTTGAGATTGGACAGCTTTATTATGTTTCTTTAAGGCTTTTGCCCTTTTGTGCAGAGACTCTCGTAAAGAAGCTTCCTCTTTCCTACGATCATCTTCCCTTTGCCTTTTTAAAGTAGCTCTACGTTTTTGCTTATCAACCCAACGTTTCCTTTCCATCTCGGATAATTTTTTGGATTGCGTTGCTTCTTCCTTGAAACTCTTTTCAAAAACACTGGCACTCCCTTGGGCACTTTTATTAGCAAGTTTGTTGTTTGGTATAAGAGAATTAATCTTCTCTCTACGTTCCCATGCCTTACGAGCTTTCTCAGCTTGTATCTTACTATCCCTGCCATAAGTTGCCTCATCCTTAAGTTTCTTTGCCAGCATAGTTTTGTGCGCTTTGTTTTCCACTTTATTATTAGTGGATGTACGTTTAGCTTGTTTCTTACCTACACTTTCTAAAAACTTGTCTAAATCATTAGCACCCTTTTTAGCTTCCTTAGAATCAGTGAGAAACTTTATTACGAATTCTTCAATTATATTAGACATTCATACTAACACCTTTTGTTGAAAAGAGACCTTACCTAAATAAGATCCCTTTTTGTTAATTATTCTTTTGGCTTGGAATCTTCATATTGCGCAATTTCATAATCTTGATTCATGAGCATCTCCTCTTCAAAATGGAAATACTCTTTTATATCAGATTCGTGCATCAACTCCTTGAAACTTATTCCATAATTCTTCCATGTGTACTTGATAACCATATTTTGGTATAGTCTTTCTGGGTCTAAAGTGGATTCCTTTTCAACATGTTTATCTACTATTCCTCTGTAGATTGACCTGTTTGCATCACTTTCTTCAACACTCCTCCCCATGACTTGGTTATAACGTTTTCTGTAAAAAAATCTTTAAAATTCTCCTCGAACAAGAAGAAGATGAATTCCATGAAAAGTGCTGGCTTGCCTCGGAAGTCTTTATCCAAATCTTCAAAGCTATTAAATTGAACACCTTCATCATTTGTTGAACCCATCAACATTTTAGCAATCAGCTTATCAATTTCAGGCTTTTCCATATCCTCTGCAATAAGGCTCATGATATCTTTGAAAGTGTTCACTTTGTTAAATGTGGCATAATCTTCATCAACATTCTTACTATCTAAAACTTCACCCATGATTGGTGCAATTGTTTTCAACAGTACACGACTACCTTTAAAACACTCCCATGTACTCAATACTGTTATTGTGTAAGTCTTATCTCCGATTGTTTTCTTTCTCGTTGGTAACATGATTATCTCTTCCTCATATTTTATTGTTTTACAAAAAGAAAAAGCACCTACCTATGTAGGTAAGTGCTTTTATGTATATTACTTATTAAGATGTTAAATCTTGTAAGTTTTGTGCTTGCTCTGAAATAAAGTCTACAAAGTTATTTGCATTTAACACTTCAGAAGCAGTTTCAGAAATACCTTCCGCTGCTGGTAAGTATTGAACATCATCAACATGGAACATGTGAGTACGAGTACCCGCTTCTGCTGCCAATGCTTGTGGTGCCATCTTACGTAAGTGTACATCTTTAAGGTTAACTAATTCACTGCCTGAGCGGTCTGTGATAGTGATATCAAAGAATAACAAATCATTTGTAGTTTTAGTTTTTAAATCTAGTGCTGCAACACACATGTTAAATTCTGAATTATGTTGCTGTAATTCAATTTCAAAAGTACCTGTGTTATCTGCAATAACCGTGTGAGCTGGCACACCATCTGCTGAAACGATTGTACTTGAGTTATCAGAATTACGATCTACTGTAATTGAAGTCCAACCAGATACATCTTGGAAACCAGCAACTACTATTTTAACGTCCTTTGGACTATAAGTTTTAGCCATTGTTTTATTCCTTAATTACCTAGTGTACCAGTGATTTCAATCATGTGGATAGCGCCGCGAAGGGTTCCTTTGAAACTCACTTGTTTAAATACGTTTGCAGCTTTATCAGCAGCGTTAATCTCAGATACACGAGGTATTGTGATAGAAGTATTTGGTAAGAGGAAGTTGTGGAAATCTTCTGACTCATATTGATTAAGTACTGTACGAACAGCACCACGAACTTTGTTCAAGCTTGTTTCATCGAATGCAAGACGACCATTCTTCTGACGTATCATAAGCTCAGTGGTGGTTGCTTCTAAATCAACTTGAAGGTTATCACGAGTAACAATATTCATTGTAAGCTCACCACTTGCCACTTTACCACCATAAGTGATAGAAGGGTTTGAGCTAAATGATGCACCGCTGATTTGTACCTTGTCGTAGAAGTTAACTTCATTACTCTTCATGTTAGACACTTGAGTTGCTGTTAAATTTCCGCCTGTTGCGTTAAGTGCTGCTGGAACACCTGAAACAATACGAGCATGGTAAGTAACACGACCAGTTGTAAATGTAGCAATCTCTGCTAAAGCTGCAACTTCTGGGTAAGTGTCTTCTGCTAAGTGGTGATACTCTGGCATAGTACGGAAGTATTGATTATCTTTGACAGTTTTAACACTACCAGATAATACTGCCGCATAAGCACCTTCTTCCGCTGTTGTATAACGGAATAGTTTGAAACGAGATTCTACTTCAGCAGCTAACTCTTCAATAAAGGTTACACTCTTTTCTTCACTAGTTACATAGTACCATGAATCATCTTCAATTGCAATACCTGCCAACATCTCTGCTGCAGACTCTTCAACAGCACCCGCAGAAGTAGATAAATTTAGAAGATTGGTCACTGTGAACCAACCATCACCTACTTTATGAGAAAGAGTTAATATTGCGTCATTCCCAGTACCTGTTACAGTAGCTGTGATTTTTGCATTAAGGTCTGTATTGCCTGTGATAGCAGTAACCACTTGGTCAAGGATATCTTGCTTAGTTTCACCAGCACCTGCTGTAACACTGATTTCTAATGCAGCAAGAGAACCTAGTGCATTAACTGTTACATTGTATTCTAAACCGTCTACAACGTCCTCTGTTACGTTTAAAACAGTGGAAGCATTAACACGACCAACTTTAATTGATTGTGGACGAGGTGTCTGTGAGAAGCCGCCACGTAAAGCTTTATAAGCTGCATCATCTGCTGAAAAACCATCTTCAAGCAAAGCATCTGCATCAGTGTAAGTACGAATACGTTCAGGCCATAAATTGTGTTTTGCCGCAAACATAATACCTTGGAAACCTTGACGACCTACTGTTGCCGTTTCCAAAGAAATATTCGCAATGGCTAATTGTACACTCATTGATTATTCCTTAGTTTAATTGTTATTTGTTGTTCTAAAGGTTACAGCCATAGGAGCAGGGTCATCTTCATAATGATCCAATTCTCCGCCTTCTGAGGCTTCTTGCGAGGGTAGTCCACTGTCAGGTGGAACAGGAGGTAAAATATTCAAATCACTGTCAACCACTATTTGGTCAAAGTAACCTAAAACATCCGTTGATAGGGTATACTCATCTACTACAGATAAGAATATATCAAAAGAACGCATTTCTATATAAGTGTCTTGGTAAACTATGTTAGAGGGAACTACATCAGATTTATTTCTAACTGAAACACCCTGTCCGTAGAATTTCTCCAATAACACCCTAAAGTTTTCAACTTCCCAACTCATATGCATTCTGTTAGCAATACTATCTGCTGAATTCTTTCTGTTACCATAAAATTTAATATTCATGGAAACTATTTTATTCGTTTGGTAAACTTGTTCATTATCTCTTAAAAAGATATTGACTACTTCCGAGACATCATCTACTATTCTATTATGCGTTACACTACAATAAGGATAGTCTGGTATGTTAGGTTTACGATGTGATCCGTCTTTCTCAAAGTTTCTTTCCAATACAACAGCGGGAATATTCCCATTACCGTCATCTGGTACATCTGCAAGAGAACCTTCTATTGTAGCAAGCATATCCCCTACTGAAAGAGAAACTACTTTGGCAACAGACTTTTCTAATCTATCTATATCAATCAACTTTATCTCTCCTGTAGAATAGGCCAAGATAATGATTAGGGATTAAACTCACACCACCTGTAGAATGTCCTGTCCAATTGGCAACATCTAAACAGTAGAATGTACGTCCTTCGTAAACAATCTCATCTGCCATCCATTCTTCTAATTCGTCATTGGCACGTAGTTCAGAAGGGGTTCTTATTTCAATAGCGTAAACACTTCTAAAACCATCGGGTAGTTTTAAATTGTTCTTACCATCACGATAAGGTTGAATATTACATTCGATATCGACTGTGTAATCTTCGGAAGGAACTACTTCAAAATCTACGTATTGTGTACCACCATCATTCCTACTAATAGTTTCCACTCTGTTAAATAAAGATATTGTACTCATAAGTATTTTATCTCCATTGCCATCGAGGTTTTGTAACCAAAGTGATCCATTAGTTCACCTTCGTCTATTAGTGGGGTGGGGTTCTTTGTGACTTTTAAATAAGCTGAGTTTCCGAATATCCCTTTTCCATCTTGCATGTACTTCCTGCCGATATCATTCAATGCGTTATTAATACTGTAAGTAGTTTTAACATTGAGATAATTTTTGAATATATTGCAGAAGAATTTAGTTTGGTTTAAACTACCACCAACAACAGGTTTAATCGGAGCAAAAACATCCCTTTTAGGGAAGCTCACGTTTAAAGCATCAGCATTAGCGTGAATGAATGCAAGGTTGGCAAATGTCATATTGTTCCTATCATCCCATGCACCAAATCCTGTTGCATTAGAAGGGTAACCTACATCGACACGTTTATTATCAAGTTCTTGAATCTTCTTCTTTAACTTCTTCCAAACTTGATTGTTCTTGTTCTTTCTTATTATTTTTGCTTGCACGAGATTTCCTCCGTGGAGCTTTCTTTTCAGGAAGAATAACTTCCTCTTTTGTTCCATCTGGAAACACTTTAGTAACTTTCAAAGTTGCCATTAATGTTCTCCTTTCTATTACACTAATTATATAGGTAATCCAACAATTTGTCAAATTACCTATTGTAAAGTGGAGTTTTATAGATCGTAATACTTTTTGTTCTTTCGTCTATTTGAAAAACAACTGTAAGGTGATTTCCTATACTCTGTTTCAACGTCATACCCATTGCGAGAATCAGGGTTATCTTTTACCCTTTTGTATTCTGATTGCGATACGCCACCAAATAAAGCATAACCAAGATCACTTTTTGCAAGGTAAGCCAATGCCTCACAAACTAATGTTGGATCGGTGTTAAACTTTTCAAGAAGGTTCTCCCACCCAGAAGATTCCCCAGAAGCAGAACTTGTATATTCTACCTGAATTTCTACATCGCCCACCTTTTCACGTTTTTTGGATATTAGTCCAGATCCGCTTCCATTGGTGGCTTGCTCCTTGTTAACCAACCATTGCAAAGTAGATAAAATACTTTCATACGTTACTATGCAAAAGTCTTCATCTTCCAACGAGTGGTTATCTACACTTCGCTGAATAAACCTATTCAAATTATCATCAGATATTGCAGAAGTGGATAAATCCCCTAAGAGGAATCGCACTTCACTGTTAACATCTGCTATTGTAAATGCCATCTATTTCTCCTAATTAAATTTCAGCAGCATGTATTCTTGAGATGGTGATCACTATGTCGTAAATAGATGTTGTACCACTGATAGATTCTAGGCTAAAAGTACCACCGTTTGCTATAAAAGTACCTAATGTGTAAACAAGGTTAGTATTGGAAATTTCCCTAGCATTAGTAGATCCTGTACCTCTTGGGAAAGTGATAGTTCTTGAGAACACAGCCCCAATTGTACCCCCGATATCTAAGATTATTTCCGCAACACCATTTTGGTTATCGGTGAATGCTGTAAAATCTATCCTAACAACGTAGGCATCACCTTCATTATCTGGGGTTATTTTATTATTAACCTCATCCCAAAAGGAAGTGACACCATCTGGAAGGTGGGTTGTAATTGTAGAAGCTGAATCCACGGTTATAGTAGATGTGAGACCTTGACTAATAATTAAAGGATTACCGCTTGTATACGTACCGTCTATGTAACTTGCCCAACCAGTGAGACCTTTTGCTGCTGTTTTAGCTTCTGCGGTGGTTATACCATCACCAGAAGGTTTAAATACTAAACTCATAATATTACCTTGTTATATAGTGTTATAAAACTTCTACTGAAATTTTAGAAGTGGAACCTTCTTTTAGGCAACGTAACCATACTTCTTCTGAACCAGCAGATATTTTTATAACGCCTGATTCTGTTCGTAAGTCGTATAACACTCTACCATTGGTATCATCGTTATCAGGTTGGGTATCTTGGTTCTTTAGTAGAACAGGATAAATACCTTTCACCTGAAGTTCCATTGCTGTACCAACAGCAACCCCTGTAAGCACACTAAGCGCTTGAAATTGATCACTTGTTGCAATTATATCATTTAATGTTGCCATTAATTTATCCTTTTATTATAGTTATTCTTTTTGGTGGTATTAAACTTCTTCCCATTCATCACCCGTGTAGCCAATCATAGTTGCTGATACATTCCCTACTGTTGGTAATTGCGTTGCTCCTTGAGCTTTGTTTGTTAGTGGGATGGAGTGGGTTAGAATGCCGTTAACCTCTATGGATATACTTCCAATATAGCCATCTAGGTATAAAGATTCAATCCTAGCCCCCAAGGTTGTTAAGTTTACAGAACCTAAACCCCCAACTGTTTTTGTATTCATGTTTTCAGTGCTGACTTCACTTATAGATAATTGACCACCTGAAAACTCTATTAGTAACTCAACATCTCTGCCAACAACAGGTAACTGTGTGGGTACAAAAACCCCATCTTCAGGCTCAAAAACAGCCTTACCATCCCCTCTTACAAATATAAATGGTCTAGTTGTCGAGCTTGCAGCAATCATTGAGCTGTCAGTTTCGACGTAAAATGATGTTCGTATTTTAAAATCTGTATTTGCAGGTATTGTAATCCCATCCCCACTCAACTGCCAATACTGGTCCGTGCCATTAAGCCTAGCCACATAATTAACTTCTTCGACAGCAGGATAAACTCCCACCTTCCCTTCACTTTCAAAATTATCAGTATTCAACCTAAGCCACACTTCTTCGCTACCTGCTCTCACTTGATAAATGGAAGATGCATTTTTAACACTCTTCATCACCCTACCATTATCATCTGTTGCAGAAGGTTTACCCTCTTTCCTCTGCACTATTACAGCAGAAGCACACTTAGTTTGAAGCTCAAGTGCTGTACCTACAGGAACACCTGCTACCTCATTCACAGAAACAAAATCTTCCCCTGTTACTGTTATATCCGTAGGGGTCATAAATAACTCCTTATAAAATTCTTTATTGTTGACACCAAGGTCATTTTATTGTTAAAATACCCTTTTTAAAATTAAGGAGTATTTATGCGATTTGATATTGATAATTGTGGATTCACTTTCGACAAGACTATTCAAGTATCTAAAGGAGAGAAAACTTTCCCATTTGTTACTTTAATGAAAGTGGACGATGTTTGCTTTATAGTTAACCATTCTAAACAGAAATTACCTTTTAAAAAGGAACTACTATCTGATAGTGGATATAATCCTGAAAGAGGGTATTCTTGGCAATACACACCTTCAAACGATTATAATATTATCAGCGAAGGTATCACCCGTTTACAATGTAACCCTTGTTCAGGAATTATAAGCTTTAGCTATTTGCTAGGTTATTGTGAGGCAAAGGGTGTCGATTTAACAGATTACTTAGATTAAAAACAAAAAGACCGCCTAAGAGAGAATGTCCCTTGGCGGTCTTTAAACTCTTAACTTTTAATTATATTAAGCTGAGTATTCATCTTTAAACTTTTTCTTCATGTTATCAAGTTTAGCATTTTTAGCTAATGTCACTTTGAAAGATTCAGCATAATCTGCTAATTCATCTTTACTTTTCATAGCATCAACTTTTTCCCAATCAGGAGTATCCACTTCTAAAGTGATTAACTCTTCTGATGGCTCATCTAGTTCAACAATGTCATCTTCTACAACAGTTTCTTTTTCTGAAACAGTGTTTTTGAAGAATAACATGATTGCAACTTGACCTTTGATACGAGAAGCCACTTCATCAAGTTGTACTTCTTCTGGTAAAAAGGTGTTTAACTTTTCACACATGATTCGCATATTAGGGCAATGGTAGAAATCTTTTCCTACAAAGAATGAGAATCGTGAGCTAGTGATACTCTTGTTGAAATCTAAATCTTCGATGTAAAATTGTAACCATTTGTAGAAAAGTTTCTTTGATTTAAAAAGTTTGTATTGTTCTTTCATTTTGTTTCCTCTCTGGGGATAGTTGTAAGTCACATTCCGTGTAATGACTTTTGGTATTCTTGTTGTAAGATATCCTTTATCTTATTGTAATCTGTGTGACTGTAACATTCTGTCCAACCATCACTGAATTTTTCTCTGTCAACTGTAACTCTATCGAACAAGGGTTTCAACAAAGCTTCAATTGCAGGAGGAGTTTCTCCATTTTCGAAATGATACTCGTCTAGAATAACACCTTCGTAATCTGTACTATTTCTACTTTGATTTTCTAATCGGGTAATAGCACCAAGATTGGTTATACCTACTTTTAGAAAACTGGGTTCACCTGTTAAAGTGTTCAACCACATAGAAATGTAAATACTTCCTGCAAGGTGAGATTTGTAACCATTAGCTTTGCAACAAGGGCAACCTTTACCTAGTCTTACGTTACTATAAGCAATAGGAAATGGTTTATTAGTAACAGGACAAATAAAATCTATAGGGGTGTTTGACCCAACATAGTCTCCGATCCTTTTGTAAAGTATACCTTTTGCTTTTAATTCAGCATCCACTTCTTCATTGGTCAATCTTTGCCTTTCACCAGAAAGTTTAAAACTACATTTTGAACAGAAGTGCCTCTTTAGATGGAGATTTGCTGTACCCATAGGAACAAGACCGTGTTCTTCACAAAACACTTTAACAGATTTATTATGGTAATCTTCTTGAGTTATATGTTCTGTAGGGTAGCCTAAATCTTCCACTCTAGATAGGAACTCTTTATAAAACCTTTCTTTTGTTTTGGACTTTTTGATACACCCACAAGAGGATTTATGTATCTGAGTGGCTTCTTTTATAAAGTAAATCTTATTTTTACACTTGCATTCCACAAAGTAACCTTCCACCCCTTCTCTAGATAAACCTCTACCTAAGATTAAATTTCCATTTACCAAATCTCCAGAATAATATTTTAAACGCCTACCTTCTTCAGGTAAAAATTCTATATCTTCTAATTGATAAAACCTATCTACTCTTGTGTGGTCTCTTTCTTTAAAGGTTTTTAATCTTTGCTTTTGGGCACAAACTTGGCATCCATTACCGTGTTGGTGGTGATCTGCTACAATAGGGAAATAATCTTTACATGCATTACAAAACACTTGAATAGTATCTCTTACACCGTTTAAAGATGTAACTTTATTATAATTATACTTATCGCCGTGGAGGGATTTACATTTGTGGATAAAGTATTCTACTTTTAAAAGTCTTTTGTTTACTCGTCTAGCTTCGTTACACTGCCTACAAGGAGTGACAGCTTTAGAAAATATATCTTTATACCCTACGGTATTTACCACTCCATGAGTTTGGCAAGTGACTTGTAGCTTTTTGTCAAGCCATTTATAAATATCCATATTGTACAGAGGGTACTCTGGGAAAGCATTTTCATACTTTTGTAAAAACTTCTTGTATCTGGTAGGGTGATTGTGTAATAATTCTCTCTTCAAAACTTAGATTCTCCTTTTAGTAATACACTTTTAATCTTATATAGTATACTATTAAAAGGAGAAGCACAAGGCTTCTCTCTTTAAAAATGTTTAATCGATTTTTTCAATCGTTTATTAAACTGTGAACGAATATCTTGCGATTAACTGATCTTGTGTCACACAGGCTACTAGTGACGATTCCGATTCTATCACTTCTTTACGCTCATCACCTTTAATGAAAAGGTAACCATCTGAGATAGCTTCTTCACGATTTGCGCCAGCAATAGTATCTGAATGACCGTATACTAGTTTAAACATGTCATCCATGCCGCGAGGGAAGATATAACCCTTGTTAGCTTCAACTTCACCACTTACGTCTTCAAGGTAAGTGATACCCTGCCAGCGAAGAACACGACCCGTAGAAAGACCACCTAAACGTTGACGTAAAGGCTCTTCTTGTGATGCGTAGTTAGCAAATGCTTCAACGTAATCAGTGTGGTTCTTAAGTGCTGTGAAAGCATCAGTACCAAGGATAGCTACGATTTCATAGTTATCACCTAAATCACCAGCTTTAGCAAATACATGCTTACGAACTTTTTCAAATTCATCTGCTGGGTTACTTGCTTGATCAGTTAAGTCGTAAGTTGCTGTACCACCTGCTGTACCATTATACATATCAGCATTTGGAATTTCAAACATTGACTGGAATGAACGTTGTAAGTTAGGACGAGGGTTGCCATTTGCATCTACTGCATAAGTAGAACCTTTAAGTGCTTGGTACATAACTTTCTGGTGAAGTTTAGCATGAGACTTTTGGATACGTGCGATAACACGAGCAGCTTTTGAGCGAACTGTTTCAGGATCTTGTGCTGTAGCAAACTCACGAAGAGATTGTACATCTTTTGGCTTGATAATTTTATCTAATGTGAAGAATGGTAATTCAACCCACGCTGTACGCGCTTCATCTTCACCAGCTACTTGACGGTCTGCACCACGAGCAACTGAATACATGTTATCCATACCAGAAACGATACGTTCAAATGCAACAACACTCTCATCAGAATATTCTACATCGAATAAATCCATCTTCTCAAGCATGTTCTCAACACGTGGTACAAGTGTCATTAGCGGTGTAAAGTTCTGTAAACCTTGATCACCTAAGCGTAAATCTGCCATTATATTTTTCCTTTTATTCTTATTATTTGAGGATTAAGCTGAAACTTCTTGAGAAGCTTGAGTCTTTTTACCGAAAGTTGTAAGTTGAGTACCAGTTAGTGGAGTAGAACCTAGTTTAAGTTCTTCAGCGCGGAAGATAACCCAATCAAGTTCAGCAACAGCACGAATTGTAGCTTCGTCACCAGTAGCAACAGCGTCAATTAAATGATCATCAATTACATAAGCAACAGCAGATGCAAGGTCAGCTTCTACAGCTTCTGTGAAGTCAGCTTTAAGCAAAGTACCATTTGTCATAGTTGCAGTTTTAGTAACTTGCAGAGTAGTGTTGATCATTGCATCGCCAGTACCTTCACCTTGAAGAGCACGTAATACAACTTGGTTACGAGATAATGTAGCCATTATATTTTTCCTTTATTTATAATTATTATGTTCTGCTAATGCAGGGATTACTTGTTAGCGTTTAACTTTTTAAGGTTAATTGCTAGTTGCTCTTCGATACTTAATGATGTAGTATCTGTTTGAGGTAATGCTTCTTCAGTAGTTTGAGGAGCAGCACCAAATTCTTCTTGAATAGTATTCATTTCAGCTTTAAGTGATTCTTCTTTAGCTGAGAACTCTGATTGAGCGGTAGCAAGTGCAGAAGTAGCTTCTTCAACTTTACCAGTTAACTCATTAACAGCCATATCAGCAGAAGCGATAACAGTGTTTAAAAGCTCTTTATATGTACCAGATACTTCATCAGAAAGTAATACTGACACTAAAGACTCTTTACAATCAGCAGCCCATGCGCTAGAATCTAATTTAGCTTCAAGTGCTTCTTTTGCAGCAAGTGCTTCTTTAGCTTTATAATTTGCCAATTCTGTAGAAGCTTGTTCTTTTTCTGCTTCAAGAGCGGCTAGTTTTGTTTGAAGTGTTTCAAGTTCTTGAAGTTGAGCTAACTGTGCAGCATCAACACTAGAAGCTTGCTCTGTGTTCTTCGACATTAAGATTTCCTCATCAGTCTTAGTTAATTTTGCAGCTACTTGTGTAGTGCCTTGTGTTTGCTCATAAGGGGCAGAATAGCCACCTAGGTAAGCTTGGAATTCATCTTCTTCCATGACTTTATCGATTAAACCTAGTTGTAAAGCTTTTTCTGCTTTGAACATTCTGGCTTGAGTATCACGGACAGTTTGAACAGGGATGTTACGCATATTAGCTACGTGGTTGGTAAACTTGATGTAAAGGTCATCTACACTTTCCTGCAAGTCTTCTAAGAAACCTTTACGGAAGCTACCATCATCTTCAAATGGAACCTTTTCGCTACCAGCAGTAATGAATGTACGTTCAATACCTTCTTTCTCAAGTTGCTTACTGTTATTAGCAAGAGAAATAACCACACCAATTGAACCAGCTTCTGATTCTGGATTAGCAATCAACTCGTGACAAGCTGCAGCCAAACCCATACCAGCGGACGCTGCCATACCATCAATATAACCTATTAAACGAATTTTATTATCGTCTGCAATCTTACGTAATTGGTTTGCAGTGAAAATCATTCGGTATGCCTGACCGCCACCGCTGTCTAGTTTCATCAATACTGTTTTAACACCCTCGTCTGCAAACTCTTGCATTTGAGAAAGTAAACTTGTGTAACTACAACCACCACATAAAGCTTCAAAACCATTTGGTTTATAAGTTGTCGGACCTTCTACTCGAAGAATACCAATATCTTCCGAAATGTTTAGATACTCTTTACCTTCATTGAAATCCTCTGATAAAAGAAGTTCTTCTTTATACGTATTAAGGTTTTCTCTGTTTTCAAGAACTTCTGATATTTCTCGGAATTTAGATTCTAATATGAGTTGAGGTTTTTCTAGGATTGATTTACTAAAGCGGGGGAGTTGATGAGCTTTCTTTTTAGCCATTACTCTTCCTTTTTATTATTAGTGGAGACAAAGCAATTAATAAGAATTAATCCACTCTATCTCCTTTATTGTTACATTATAACATAGCATTGCAAATAACACAACACTTAACATATTACGCCGCATTTTCATTGTTAACATCTGAGTTATCTTGTGAATTACCCCCAGATCCTGATGTACCACCATTATCTTCTCCTTGCTTATCCTGTATGTCGAAAAGCATCTCTCTTAACTCTTCTACAGGTGTATCAATTGGAACACGGTAATCAACGTCCATCATATCGAGAACATAGTTTATAACGTCTGGATGTGCTGGAAGTATACTCTTTGTACGTGAAACAAGCTTACCTGCCTCATCAGCAGAAATCTTCTGAACATTACCCGCTTTCCACTTAGGCATGTCCGAAGCTTTATAATCCCAGTTGTTAAGTTTCATCAACTTAGGGAAAATCTGCTTATTCCACATATCATCTATGATCATAGTATCTAGTTCAACAAAGTGTGCTTGGATGGAAGATTGACCTTCTAAAAGGTTGTAACTTCCGCCACCGTTTTCACCTGACAACATATTCTGACATGCGAAACAGTTGTAGATTGCACGTTTACGTTGCTCAACTAATTCTACTATATCGAAATTTTTACCCTTAGATCTTCAATAACTGACGCAACTCAATTACCCGTCTTTTTAAGACTGCTCTATATCTCTATAGAAGTTGGGACTATATCTTCACCCTATTTCATAGGGGCTTACCATTTCCACAACCATCAGCTTGTTGTGTACTCCCTTTCGGGATAGTCTCTGAAGGTTTAACTACAAATTAAAAATAAAGATCGGAAATATCTTTGTAAGAAGTTTTCCTTCTTATATTTTTAATTAAAATTTTGTTTACTTTATCACTTTCTAAGGAAGATATTATTTCAGAAGAAGATTTACCTTCTGAAATTAGCTTGCAAACTTCGTGAAGAATATCGTCAGGAACTTTCCTTCTTTCAAATTTCTTCATATTATACTGAGAAGTTATTTCAACCCTCTGCTTACCTGCTTTAATATTCTTCACGTAACCCTTAGAGATATCATACTTATTAGCTACATCTACATTTCTCATACCTTCTTGAAGGTCTTTACATATAGAGTGCATGGTTTCGTCTGGTATAGTAGATAGGTTTGAATCTTCCCCAAAAACTCCGTTAAATACTAGTCTGCCGTTAATAGCAGCCTGTTTAGAGTTATGAGAATAAGTACACCATTCTAGGTTATCCACATCATTGTTAAGTTTATCATGGTCTATGTGGTTTATTACAGGAAGATTATCTGGATTGGTTAACCAAATAAAACCTACTAACCTATGGACTAAAACTATCTTATTAGTGGTAGTGTTTCTAAAGGCTTTGTACCCATGTGTTCCTATGTGAACTTTAACTATCTTACCTGTTTCAAGGTTTTTAATAAAAGACCCATCTCTATTGCAAGCGTAAGGGTATTGTTCTTCATTAGTTCTTAAAGTATTCAAAATTTTTCCTCTTTAGTTGTTCACCAGAGGAAGAGTAGTTACTTCCCTGCTGATTGTCTCTATGTTGATTATTTTTACAGGTCGCCATCATATCACTATATGGTATTGTAAATCAACCCTTGCGAGAGTTCCCAGCAATTAAATAAGTACTTTGCATATATTACTATATACAGAGGCAGTGTAATTTACCTCCTTCAATCCCTAAGAATTGAAGTTTAAACTGTGCAGCACCAGAACCATTTTCAGAATGCGTATCTGTTGGAAGAACGCAATAACTTTGATCACCAGCATGTAAGTTAGCAAGGTTATCTTTTAATTGTTCAACCATTCGAGCTTCTGGTCCAGTTGGATTATCAGATGCCGCAGCTAACAATGAACTTGGAGCACCAAGAACAGGCATACCAGCCATATCCTTCTGAACACCAATCAATGTTAAATCTTGTAAAAGTTGTTTTTCTTTCCAAGGGATGTAAGCTGAATCAAATACTGAAATGCCAGCAGGTTGTGTTGGAGTAGATGAATATGAACAATAAGCCACTCGGTTAAATGGTATAGTTTGTACGCCAGAGTTCCCCTTGAATCCATTGAATCCTATTGAACGAACACCATCCACACCTTCAAAAGCGGATTGCGATTGATTCAAAGAGGTTATTCTATCTCCCTTAGGTGTAGTTGCCCAAGGAGTGATCTTATCTAAAGTGAGAGGATGAATATAAGCAAGTTTTTTAAGCTTCCATTTATCATTCCATTCTGCATCACCATTTTCAAACACCATCTCAAAAGGAGACCATCCATCACGGATCATTGCAGCAGAGCACATACCTACTACTAAAGGAGTTTGTCCAAATAGGTTTTCCATGTTATATTCAAGGAACTCTTTGATGCGAAGTGATTCTTCCGAGTTTACATCATATTTGAATTTACCTTTAGCTTGAGCTTTTGCAACAGCCATACTTCTTGCAGAAAAACAAGTAGCGATTGCATCATCGTTTAACATTTGTTGGTAAGTGGTTAGTCGTTGCGTTCGACTGAGTTCCCAAGGTTTAAGGATATCAATTTGACGCTTGACAAACTCTATTGCTGCAGTGGATAATTGTTTATTAGCGGAACGTTGTTCCCTTGTGGTGCTAGGAGGGGAATTATCACTTTTCGCCATTCTAGTGTTTGCGTAGGATTGTTTCTTTCTACTACGCCTACTCTTTTTAGCCATGTTTACTCCTGTTGGAAAAGGAGAACATTTCTCCTAAATGTAGATGTTTCCGCAATGTTATATTATTACGGAAACTTTATTAATTCTTGTTATAAGAGATATTATAACACAAGGGGATTATTTTGGCAACAGAACCCACTTCCCGTCATCGGATAGACTTGCGGTAAGATGTGTATGCTGTTGGGGAGGTGGTGTCTGGGAGGCTGTAGGCGCGGATTATACGGTGTTCTCTTAAAGTAAGGTAACAATCACTGACACAATCTACAAAGTCATCCTTCTTAGTTCGGGTTGACCTCTCTCCTGTAAAATCCTCTAATTCTCTAATAAATGCGTTGTATGTTGCTTTATTGGGAAAAGTATTTTCTACTATGTGAACTATACCATTTTCAGCAGCCGAACAGAAAGTCAAAAATTTCTTCAATTTACCTTGTGCTTGTGTACCTACCTTAGCGGTCTTAACTAGGAATCCATTATCTAAAAACATCTTCTTAAGCTGTTCTTCTTCCCCCTTACCTGCACCTGATTCACTTGGGATAACTACTGTACAGTCGGCACCATCGTGTTGTGCTTGAAGTAACATCCATTCATCCCTAGTACCTACTCTTTTTCTAAACCTCCCGTATATTACATCTTCCCCTTTCTTAAAGTCATCGTGTAGGGTTTCATCCCACTCCCCTGTTATATAATATTCTCCCTTAGAACATTTATACATTTTAACGCTTGCAGTATAATCGGGTTGTGATTTTATATTATCAGAGTAAGCCTTATCCCAAGCCCTTACACAAATAGACCCTTCTGGAACTTCATCGGCCTTCTTTAAGAAGCTTTCTAGAAAGTAGCTCTCCCCTTTTGGCTTGGCGTACCAGTTTCCATAAAGTTGAGTTGAACGTTCATGATCTGGGAGGTTATTCAATTCCGACAAATACTGTGGGTTACTCTTCAATCCTATCTCATTATCAAATATACTGAAAAAATAGAATGTAAATCTTTTAGGAGGTACATACCTTATAGAACCATCAGGAAAGGTAACGTTAACTGTTTCTGGGTGGTTATCTTTAAAGAATTGTTCGTCAGGTCCAAACACAGGTTCGTCGTCTTTAACTACATACCACCTAATTTCCCCGCATTTTTCTATATCAGGGAAACCTGTTTCCTTATCCAAGTAATAATCTACAAACTTCATACACCAAGATGAATTGTCAGGGTTTAAAGTTCCTACCATAAAACTATTCATATCTGCCTCAGATCTTAAACAAGTCATGAGCATTTTGGCTTGGTCCCAAGTAAATTGATTTATTTCATCGAAATATACTGCAGAGTACCCTTTTCCTCGGTGGCTTTCTTCATCCCCCTCGTGGTACATGTGCCTATATAATGATTTAGACCCTGAAGGGAAAGTCCAAGATTTATCTGACTTATTAGGTATTGCTCCGAAATGAGTGTACTGGTTTTCTCCTTTCTCCCATAATCCATTAGCCCCCATTATCTCATCATAGCTTCTACGAAACTTTATACTTCTGTATTTAGGGTCGTGGGCGAAAAGTAAGTCCATCATAGATATTAGTTCGGTGTTGTGGGTAACTATAAAATCATCTGTTAAGTATAATCTATTTGGATTATCTACTCCTATACAAGCACCATCACATGTTCTGGAGAAGGTTATGGATTTCACAACTCTGAATAATCTTTTACCCCTATCTTTAAGTCTGGATAATTTTCTTTCTAATCTGAAGGGCTTTATCTCGTAAGGTAACCTTATATACAACTTATAAACTTCCTTGCAAAAGGTACGTACACCTTCTTTCTTATAAGACCCTTGTTTCGATGTTATAGTCGCTAGTCCTCCTAAACTTTGGACTAAATCTTTTATATCTTGAGCTAGAACTTTACTGGTCGTATCATAATATAATTTTCCCTCTTTAGATATATACCCGTCACTGTCCATTAAACCTTGAAGAAGATTCTCCCTCTCCTCAAGAGAAATAAATTTATATTTTTCAGGTAAAAATTTAGTATTAGAGTATGTTCCTGCTAACCCTAACTTACGTAAAGATTTCAATATATTCTCTTTTTCAGGGGAGTGGTTTATGTGTACATCTATTTCTGTGTGAGTAGTAAATTTATAACCTAATTCTAATAAAGCTTTATCTATTTCATTATCCGAAGGATCTCTTGTTATCCTTAATATGTTTTTAGATAAACATTGGGATAGGCATCCATCGCCTAACAGATAACCTAGAAGGTAAGGATCAATATCTATTTTATATTGTGTCTCATAAATTACAGGTTTTGTCACTGGTATCTTGGTCTTATACCCTTTTTCTAGCCAACCCATTAATTCTTTTGTAGTAAGAACCTTAGCTCTTACAGGAAACAGGTTTTGATCTTCTCTATAAACCCCTCCTTTTTTTAAACGTCTCTCTGTTTTATTTGGTTGGTGACCTTTCCAAGCTACCCATAAGTGCTCTAAACCTGCCTCGCAAGAGCTACCGTCCTCAAATTCTATTTTATAAAAATCCCAATCTTTATGAGGGTACACCTTCTTTACACTCTGCCTATACCCTTCGGGGTTTAATATTATATCGCCCTCTTCAATACAACCATGAGTTTTATTACCAAAGGGTGTTTTTATCTCTGCGTCAAAAGGCATTACTTTGCCTCCGAACCTGCTGCCGCCTATAAGACAGAAATCAACCTCTTGATTTTTAATCATTTTAAATAATTCTTCTTGACGGCCTTTTTGAGGTCTTACATCCTTACTACTATTATAAGCCATTAAATACTCCTAAAACTATCACCATTTACCCAATACTACCACACCCCTCTCACAATGTCAACACCTCCACTTGCAAACCACCTTACGCCAAATAGCAGCCACTCTCACAAAAGTATAATTTACAAAAGTTTTCCCTTTACAAAGTCCACACTCTTTCATCACTTGTTTATAATATTTATGAATTGTCACTTTGTCATAACCGTCTAACCCGTGAGAATGTCTATACATTTGGCGTAAAACGTCTAACACTAAGCTTGGCAAGTACATCACACTTTCACCATGAACAGTGATTTCCTCTTTACCAGTGCAATTCCACACATTCCAACTGTACCCTTTATAAATAATCAACTTACCAGAAGGGTGTATTTCTGCCAACAATGTATTCCTTTCTGCACAACCCCTTGCGTAAATGTAATGTGGTGTGCCGCTGTAGGGAGGCGTTTTAAAGGTGATTTCGCAGTAGGTGGTGTAATCGTATAAGTTTCCATTTTTCATAGCTCTACGGCCTTAATAGAAGGGTTATTTGTAATAATTATATGCTTGTTGTAAAGGGTTGTCAAATTTCAGGCAAGAAAAAAGCCCCAGCCGAGGAGAGGCGACTGGGGCTTGGAGTTTCCTCAAAAGAGGAGTTCCCTTTTAAAGGGATGCACCATAAGGTATGGTGCGAGGAGAGATCTTGAGGAAAGATCAATTTTATTATTGTTATTGGAATTTTTGTTAATTTTAAGGAGATTATTTCGGTCTAGTTGCCATTGGTTAATCCTCTTAATAACTCGATATATTACCGTTTCTAGCGCCTGTGCCAGAGTGGTTTTTTAAATAGGCATTAGCCGTGCCGCTAGCTGTAACTCCGATACTGGTCGAAAAGTCAGTGCAACTCTCTAACCACATTTCAGCAGCACCAGACCAAACCCCAAAGCCGCCGTAATTAATCGGACCTCCGTTGATTATATCCCCCTCAGATTGACCCGCAGTAGATCCAAAATGCCAAACTTGAGTGCCATCACCAACATGCCCCGCATTAGTGCCTATAGAGCCTAGCCAATTCCCACCAATATCAATAGCTTTTAGACCATCATGCACTGTAATTCCGTTGTTTGATGTAGACGTATTGTCTATATATCCGTTATCAAAACCAGTGCAGTTAACTGTAAGCATTGATGGACTGACCTCGCCCTCTACATGCAAGTTAAAACCATCTTTACTATTCAGTGACACATCAGAATTGAATGCTGCAAAAAGCCCGCAACCAAGTATTTGACATCCGTCTTTTGGTGTTCCACCGCCACCACCCCCGTATGCTAGGTTGAAGCTACAACCATTAACAACAACGTAATTATCTATACCACCCCTTACGCTAAAGGCACCGTCATTACCTCCGATACATTTAATGCCACTCATATAGATATTGTGATTACCTGAAAAGCTAGCACCCTCCGCGCTCAACCCTATCAAAGTGTTGCCGTTACTTGCTGGAGCTGAGTTAAACGTGTGAACGTAAACTGTCACGTTATCTGTGTAAAAACTACCAGACAGGGCGTTACACTCAGATATAGATCCCACTTCTGTGTAAAGTTTTGACGATGCCCTTTTCGATAGCGATGATGGGTCTATAACAGCAAGAGCGTTAGATCTTGCTGTCTCATACACAAAATCCTGCCCCGCTGTTTTTGTGTAAGTTAACTCATCAAAAGTTCCAGTTATAACATCCCCGTAAACTGACTCTATTGATATGGGCGCTGTTAAGGCTTTAATTGCGTTTGCGTGACCGATTGATTTAAACCTACTGTAGATACCACCTTTTACTAATATTCTGGTTGGCAACCCGCTAGATATTGCCGTGTCTATTGCCGCACCTATAGCTCTTTCAGCTTGCGCCCAGCTTGTTCCGTCACCTGAACTGTCAGGCTTGTTTGAGTCTACATATAAAGTGTTTGTAAAAACGCTAAAATCAATTAAATCTTCAGGCTTTAGATTGCACTGATAAGTGCCACCAACTTTTGCAGCATATACTTCTGGTAGATCTTCAGGCCAGTTAAACCCTGCTGGGCTTGCTGTGTATTGAATACCTGAATCAATCAATCCATTAACCGTTTCTGCTATTTCTGCACCTGTACTATTACCCGCCGCACCTTTAGCGCCTGCTACTAATTTAATAATTGCCATTATCGCTCACTCCATAATTCAGAATTTTCATCCATTACGGATGCGTTGTATATTGCACCTGTACTATCTAAAAATGTATCCTCTTCTACAGGGATATGAGGTGAGAATTTCCTAGATGATGAGCTTGTAGATGGTAAGCTAATACTAACACTCACTATTCCACTTAGAGAAGACTTTTTAACAGGTGTCTCCTGTACGATCTTAACCTTCATAAAATTTTAAACCTTTTAAATATTGTAATAATTGTTTAAATAGTATAACACATTTACTAAAATTATACTAATTTACAGAAGGTTCATCATTATCAAATTGAATATCTAAATAAGGGGCGAACTCTTCTTCAATTTCTTCATCTTCTAAATTAGAATTAGCCTTCTCTTGGGCAAGTTTAAGTTTACGCTCTGCCTCTGCTAAAGCTTTCTGTTCCTTTTCAAAAGCATTATTATTATCCAGCACTTTAGATACTACTGTTAACTGGGTATTCTCTTTGTACTTAGTTGGATTATACGCTGGAACATACTCATTCAGGAACATAGGGTTATCTTTAGAAGGTTTCTTAGATGCATCAAAATTAGGATTCTGTACTTGTACAATATTAGCTTTACCTATGTTAGAAGGATCAGTACTTTCATCAATATCTAAAACAAGTCTTTCTAAAATGTCCATACTCTTACCAGAAAGTTTTGCCATACGTTTTTGTACACGTACATAAGCAATCTGATGAGCATTCTTCATTTGATCTTCTAATAAAGGAGCACCACCTTTGTTGGTTTTATCATCTGCCATAATAGGGTCACCTTTTAATAATCTGCACTTCTATCAATATTAACTTCAATCAAAGTAGCAATCTCTTCCATCAAATCATACTCACTTTCATGAATACCTTCATATTCAGAATAATCACTACCTGTTGAAGATTGACAACGCGAGCACATATCTTCTTCTACTATTGGATAATTACCATTGCTACCATCTAATGTGATCTTAGTGACTTTATTCGGATTAGTTTTATGTGGAACGACTATTTTCTTGAATTGTCTGGTGCGTGGTAATTCTTTGTTGCAGCTTACACATCTACACATGGAATACCTCTTGAATTTGGAAGGCTGTTAAAACAGCTCTTATTATTGTAAAATATATTAATAAAGAGCACAAGGCTCTTGAGGAGGTCTATTATGAAAATAGTATTATGAAGATTAAAGAATGGATGTTCTTTATTAATATATCTCTGTTTATGTTGTAATTATAACACTTTGTTTAAGGGTGTGTCAAATGGATGCCTTCGGTTGGAATTGAACCAACATATCCTCATTAAAAGTAAGTCGCTTACCAGTTAGCTACGAAGGCTTGGCACAAGAGGTAAGATTCGAACTTACAACCGTCTCCTTAGAAGGGAGATGAACTATCCAATTGTTCTACTCTTGCTAAAAATAAATAACCCTATCCACAGTAGCGACTCTGTGTGCAAGTCGGGTTAACTCTTGCATAAAGACACCTGATGCCAATAAAGACAACGGCTCCTAGCCTACATACCTAATATATTTTATATACACCGCACAGGTACATCCTTCTACTTCCAAGCTTTGCTTTTCAGCTTCTGCGGTAACGGTTTAATTCCAACTTACAATCAAGTTACCATACAATTGTACATCAGAGATAGGGCGGTAGGATAAGGAAAGATATACAATCTTCCATACACCCCTTTTAAAAAATAACCCTGTTCGAGTAGCGACTCTCGTGCAGATCGGGTCAGCTTCTGCATAAAGACACCGTTAGCTAGTAAGCATAACAGTTCCTAAGGTATTCTCTATGTAACCAAATTCACTCCCTTTTATAGAAGTAACTACTTTCAGTTACATTATTAATAACCTGAAAGTTGTTCTAATACTTTAGATTCAATCTTAGCTAAAATGCATTTAAGATTGTCAGATACATCACTTTTACCTGAGGATAATCTACTGTAGAGAATACCCAAGCCATCAATGATATCTACGGTAAAGTGACTATCTTTTTCTAATAGGTCTAAATTAGCCTTAATCTTTCCCTCTATAGACTTTAGTACACCCACTGTATCATGTCTTAGATAGTTATCTTCTCGGAAAATCCTAACATGAAGCTTACCTAAAGTATCTAACTTACCTAAAATTTCCTGAACACTCATTAATCTCTCCTCCTGTGTTAATAAATTTAGGTGAAAAGTCAATTCCTGCTGCACAATTCACCTTATACGATTAAGTATACACTAATTTAAAATGTTGTCAACTTTATTGAAGTAAACTTTCAACAAATGCTTGTTCCTTTTCATCATTCCATTTCACATTAGCAAGTAACCATTGTACATAAGAAAGATCCTCTTGCACCAAATCAACCCACTTCTTACCTTGGTCTTTGTACTTGTTGAAATCACACACTTCAATATTATTAACCTTGGGTGCAATTAGTGTGTACGCTTCATCAACAGTGAGATTATATTTTTCCAACATGGCAACCAATACGTTAGCGGTCATTAACGCATCGGGCAGCGCAGAGTGTGCATCTCCAATAAACTCTTTACCAAAAGGGTCTTTGTAGCAACCTAGATAATAGAATAAAGTGGTATTCTTATGATCACCAGATTCACCTTTTGGTATAAGTTTCCTTGCTAGTTTCAAAGTACATAACAATTTCACATCGTCAGGAATAAACCCTTCTGGAAAGAACTTTTCATCAAATTGCATATTGTGGCAAACTACATACTTTGTTGATGGGTGAATTTTAAACTTAGGTAGCACTTTATCAATAGTAGGTTTATCTGCCACCATTTCATTTGTGATGCCTGTGATACCCATTGCACCCCATGTAATATCCTTTTCTGGATTGATGTACGCACTTTTGCATGTGCTTTTGATAAGTTGATATTTCTTATCTAATCGACATTTACCAATTTGAGTTGCTTTTGGATCGCCTAATCCTGTTGCCTCAAAATCAAATACTTCTATCATGTTTTCTCCTCTAGTTTATGTAGTAATTCCGTTAACCATTCTAGGACGTTGTTAGCTTCTTCTGATTCAGGGTTCTCCAGTGTTGATAAGTAAGCTCCGTGGTGTATAGATGCTAACTCGTCTATTAAATCTTCTTTACTCATTAGGTAACTCCATATAAACATCATCCCAATAAATATCACCTTGTGGAGTACGTTCCCACTCAAAAGCCTCTGTTAAAGTTTCGTCCCAATTGAACACAGGGCTATCTTTACTAGGTACATAACCTCTGTAAGCAAGTGTAAGATCTTCTAAAGCAGCCACCTTTCCGATGACACCTGATACCTCTAAAAACAATCGAGATTGCGTTAAAAGGGGTTTATTTTCGATAATTGAATCTTGTTTCATGTTATAACCTCATCCAAGTTTGATAATCCGCTTCTGTTAAATGTGAATCCTCTTGTTCCTCAAGTTTATACTTGTGTTCTTCACATGCTAATTCAGCACTCCAACTTCTTCGGTAAATGGCATCAACACGTTCACCATTCTTTTCAAGTTTACAAAAGGTGCAATACTTCATACCATTGTTTCTTTCTTTGGGTTTAATTTTTCTCATAATAATTCTCCTTCTTTTTGTAAAAGGTAGAAAGGATCTTCTGCTGAAACAGACAACACATAACCATCAAGTACCCAATCCATAAAGTTAAGTCCGCAAGTAAACTCTCCTTGTTCTTTAAAACCTTTCAGAGAAACTCCAACCTCTTCATAAAGTCTACTTTCAAATTCCACAATAGAATCTGTAGCGCAATCATCTTGCTGGAATAGTTTAATTAATTTCATAATAAGTCCTCTTTATAATCGACACACTTCAAACGTTCTGGTTCCCAATGCACAAATGAACAGCCATTACGGCATTTAACATTACCACTGGGCAGGAAACCTTCTACAGTAAGTAATCTTCCGTCAGGATCAACCACCACTTGATACTCTGATAATGGATAACCGTTCATATCTTTCTTCATTTCATTTCCCCTAAAGGTAAATCTTTTACGAAGTCTAAATCTTTTTCCCATGCTTCTACAATTTCATTAAAACCTTCCCCATATTCTAAAGTGTACTTAAAATTAATACATGAGTTTGTTTCATAAGATTGTCTTTTTATAATAATACCTGTTGTAATAATATTAAACACTTGCACCTTAACTTTCTGGTTAAGCGAGTATTTGAATATAGTATCTTTGTAAGATTGTAATTCTTCAATAGCAATCCATGCTTGCATAATATCTTTACCGTCGTATTCTCCGTTACGTAACTTCTGACATAGATACTCTAAATCTTGTTTGTTCATAATATTTCTCCTCATAATTAGCTTTCCCAGAAACGAGAAAACCTTCAATAGAGGTGATTCTACTGAAGGTTTTGTGTTGTGTCAAGGGTTATTTGTTAAAAACCTTATAAGATTTACCATTAGATAAAGTTATTATTGTAGAAGATTCTCCACTTGCAATAAAAACTTCATCACAACCCTACAATTTTCATCAGATAGAATTATTTTGGCTAGGTTTCCTTTTAATGCTTTCATGTATCTTCTTTTAGAATACAAAGCACTTCCTTTTTTGTTAAAAGAGGTCTATCCGAAGGTACCCATCCTGTGCATACTGGTAACAGGAAGTATTTACCTTTAGTATAAGATTTTTGAATATAGACTGACTTTCTTATATCTTTGAGGTTATAACGTCTAAGGTTTCCCATTATACCTGATAACTCTGAGTTTAAAAGTAGGTCGGTTAAGTTAAAAAGTTTACTTTCCATAATATTAACCTTTTTAAATTTCTCTATATTAAACTTATAGAACTTATTACCTTTATGGTGAAAAGTGTTTATATACCCTTTCGTTTCTAAGTGAAGTATATAAGTTTTCCACTTACTCCTGTGTACGGAAGTAAACCCCTTAATACCTGCTTCAATGAAAGACCTACATATAAAGAATAAGGTTGATAATCTCTGGTCTCCCTTATCATTACCTCTATTAAGGTCTTTGTGCTTTATTTTTTGTCTAGATACATTATCAAATTTTAAGAGTTTTGCATAAACATAACCTTGTTTATCCCTAACAGGTATTTTGTTAGAATAATTTAAAAACTCCTTTGATTTTTGGTAATCTCTTGAATTTTTAGATGACATCCTAAGAAGGGCGAATGCCATAGATACTTTCTCTGTACCACTGGTAATTAGGAATAGAAGTTTATGAGCTATAAAATGCTCTTTATAAGTAAGTTTTACTAAGTTACCATCTTCATCTGAACCTCCCATGCTTCTTGGTAGTATGTGGTGTACTTCAAAATCACCGCCCTTTTCACAACCTCTTTTGGTTTTTCTATCTAAGCACAACTGCTCGTAAATCTTCTTATAGTTAATAGTAACACTCCTTTATTAAAATTCTATATCGTAAAAACAATTATCTCGTTTACCTAAAACACTTTCCCATGCTTCTCTCATAATATTAATTAGTAAATCTCTATCCCCCACCTGAACAACAAAACTGTCATGCCAAGGAAGTATACATTTACCAAGTTTTATAAACTTATCAATAATGAAGGATGCAATTTCAGAATCATAGTGCTGCAACACTGCCCATAGTTTCTCTTTCCCAAACCAATGAGATATTTCCTTATTCTTCTCAAGAAGCCTTTCGAATATCTTATTTACTGAACCCTTAGGTAACTTTAAACTCGGTATTACCCTATTTTCCTTATTTTTATCATCACAGAAATATTTAAACAAAGCTGATTTAGCTTTACCTGTAGTCTCACAGTTAAGTAAGCACATAAGAGCAAACTTGCTTAATATTCTTGATTCCTTTTTACAACCTCCTGTGATGTCTGAAATATCCGTGTATGGTTCCCAATTCATAGGTTTTTTAATACCATCCAACTCCATTAATATTCTAGGGTGCATTTGCCTGAAATCTACTTCTGTGACCTTAACTCCATTTATAGTTATAAAAGGTCTTAGTAAAGAGCTGGTTGTTTGAAAAGAACCGTGGCTATACCAACGACCATGTAAATCAAGTAGATCAGTGAATACTCTTTTATATACAGCAGAAACTCGATGGGACTTACACCTTATATCAAACTTCAAAAGCATCTCATTGTACTTCTTTACTAACTCCCTTTTATTTTTAATACCTTTAAGTTTACTGAGTTCCGTTATTATTTCCTTTGTTTTAGAATCTTTTAATTCTACATAAGTTTCTATAGGTAAAGGTCTCCCTACCTTATCTATATTAATTCTATCAAACAAAAGTCTTAATTTATCGTTTATAATAAAACAGCTTTTTAAGCTTAAACTCTCGCTGTGGTCATAAAACCCTTTGTAAAGAGTTATGTAACCTAAATCATCAAGCTTATCGATTATACGCTTACACTTAACGTAACTGATCTTACTGTTATTTAATTTATTGGCTTTTGTGTAGTCCTCTTTCCTCATAGAGAATATACTACCAGATAAATTATTCTTTATAGGACTTACTGCAGCAGTTATAAAAACCCACAATTCCTTTTTGTGATTACTAGGGAAATACTTACTCAATTCATTATGGACAGGTTTAAGTTTATTGTCTTGAGTAAATCCTATATAGAATGGGTCACATCCTATCGTTATTAATGTTCTCTCCTCTATTGAGAGATCTTTTAAGTTTATCATTACATTCACCTTCGTTATTTAGGTTTATATTGTTAATCATAATGTAATTCACACATGCTAGTATAAAACTAGGTCTAGATCTATAACCTCTATATTTATCGATATACTCCAATAAGGGACGGGGTATTATAAGTTTAAGCATAGTAATAATCCTATGTAATTATAGACAGAGTATCATATGGTTCGCTAAGAGGAAATTTAGACTTATAAAACTCCTCTACAGCCCATAACATACAAGGTTTTAGCTCAATCTATGAAATTCTCGAAGGTCGGATCGGTTGAGCAAATAATAGACAAATTACCCCCTAAACATTTTATAACATCTTCTATCACATTAACACTCACAGATGTACCATCTCTTTTTAAAATAGACACTAATTGTGACCTGTGAAATGCTCCTTCTCCTTTATCTAATATCTGGTCATATGTTAGATTTTTATCCTTTTTCAAAGTTATAACTATATTGCAAAGTTGCGTTTTGATACTCATATATTCTCCTATTTAACTCTATTATACCAAGAAACTTAGTATATGTCAACAAACATGGTATACCCACCCTGCAATACGTATACTACCCTCCCCTAACCCTAGACGAAATATACCTACAGGGACAATAAGTACTCACCTCATCTAAAACCCCTTCATCAAATTCTCCCATAGTACAACCATGATCGTGTATCCCCGTTGGGTTCCTTGTATCCAATACGGTTATCTTAGTAGGATCATAACTCCACAACAAGTACCTACCACCTCTACAATAAACGTATTGATGGAAGGATGTGTTATGTTTATAGGATATCGCCCTTGTTCCATACCTACCCATCATTCCTCCCCAAAAACATCCTCGCAATCTTTCATAATTTTCTCATTCTGTTTATCAATAAGAACCTTTGTATGAAATACACCCGCTAATACAAAGACCAAATGTATTACTAAGAACACTGGTTCAAAGAAACCCGCCACCAACACCCCAATACCTGCTAAAAAGAAATCCCATTCCTTAATGATCGCATAGTGTAAGTATAAACCTCCTAGCAAGGCACCTCCGATATATGCCCAACCGTATCCCACTTTACGTGAATTGTATTCTAATTGTGCTTTAGTAGTTTTCTTCATTGTATTCTCCTATTTTACCGTAAGGTTTTGTCATGTAGTCTCTGATATTAAAATTAACATCTGTACAGTAGTTATGCCAATCACTATCCTCTGTTAATAATTCGTTGTCAAGTATTTTACAAGGTATTCCGTACTCTTTCATATAAAGCAAAGCCCCTTTGCAAGGTTTAGATGGATCATCGTGACAAGCCCAAGTTTTACCGTGACTAACTCTCATTTCCACTATATCCGCTGGAGAAGGAAGACACCCGTAATTCTGAACTATCTCACTCGCTTCATTAAAGGCAAAAGGACAAGCTCCTTCTGCATTACACTCTTTGTTACACATAATATTCCTTCTAATTAAACATTTTCATAATGTGAGGTACACTTTATACATATAATTCACTTGTGTCAACCCTAATTGTAAAATTTATTATATTCTGTTATAATACCTCTTATGGATGCAATTCTGTATCCTGTCACAAAAACAACACTTTAAGGAAAAGATAAATGAGTCCAGAAGCTGCCTTATTTGGCTTCAAATACCTCTTTTATATTGTTTGTGCAATCTTCGCTGTATTGTGGGGAGGGTTATTTCATTATGTCAAAAAGGATAAGGACAAACTGGATAACACTTACACAAAGACTGAAACTGATAAAATGATAGAACAGAATAAGTTATCTATCCAGCAAGAAATGGATGCTCGTTATGAAAAGTTGTTAGTAACCATTGAAAATGCACTATATCAGCAAGCAGAAGATCGTAGGACAAATTCAGAGGGTCGTAGAGATTACGATTATAAATTAGATACGATACTAAACACTGTTAACAAGTTAGCTACTGATGTGGCAATCACTAATAACACAATCATAAACTTAGAAAAACGTCTAGATAAGGAAAAGTAATATGCCCACTTTGTTACCACCACCTGATAAACAACCACCTGTTGGTGGAGGAAAACCAAAAGACCCTAAACCGAAAGACAAAGACGAAAAAGAAGTTAACTAATGGTGACTACTGAGTGGACGACTTTTCACGTAGGCTATTATGAAATTATATTCTTTGTCTTACTGTTTGCACAGGAACATTTTAAAGATTTCGTATCTACTATATGTTGTCTACTCATGAGTTATTTGAGTAAATCGGTTCCTTTATACTTCATGGTAAATTACGATTGTACTTACTATGAAGCAGTGATGTTTTATGAAGCAATAATATATTGCTTTTCTATTATGATATTAGGGTCAAGAATAGGTGTTATGCTTTGTTGGGTATCCTCTATATCATTTTTTGTTAATGCTGTAGGGTGTTTCATGCCCTTACACAGTTTCTACGTTTACTACAAAGAGACTTACGTTTTTTGGAATGTATTCATGTTCGAAATTTTAGTTTGGACATGCTTAATAAATTCCAAATGGAAACCTCACATTGTAAAATTTGACAAGTCAATCAAGCAGAAGATAGAGAAATTTTTCAGTAGATGGGGTGTTGGAGGAAAGATAAAATGATAGAAGGTTTACTTACACTTCTGGCAAGTCCTGTTCTTGGAAGTATCTCGGGAATGATAGGGAATTGGATTCAGAAGAAGCAAGAAATAGAGATTATAAAAGAGCAGAACAATCAACAATATAAGATGTCCATGCTCAATAGTGAGAATAAACGGAGAGAATTAGATGCCCAATCTACTGCAGACGGAAAGCGTTTAGATGGAGAGGCTTTTGTAAAAGCACAAGATGCACCAAAGACAGGATGGGCAGCAGGGTTAATGAGCGCCGTGAGAGTGCTTGTGACGACATATCTACTTATATTCATGTCCTACTTAGCTTATCAGGTGAATACACTTGTAGGGGGCTTAGAGACACTTCCTTTGGATGTATTGATTGACATGTACGGACAGATTATATTCAGCATAATTTACCTCACTATTACAGCAATCACCTTCTGGTTTGGTCAAAGACCTTCTCAAACATTTAGAATGATTGGAGCACCAAAGTCATGACATTTTCACAAAAGATAAAAGAGTACAGAGTTTTCAGTATTAGTGCATGTTTATTCATATCTTATATGTTTTATCATATTGTAATGTGGATCACAAGATTTGGTTTGGAAGAATTACAAGCTTTGAGTGCAGGGTCTGGTGTTGCGATCAGTGGTATATTTGCATCAATAGCAGCTACGTACAAATTTACCTATGAATTTAGTAGGAATAAAGAAGAACACCAGAAGGAAAAAGAATAATGGCGTATGAATACGAAAAGTTGAGATGGGCTTCTGTTAATGAGACAGATCCTATTTCGGGGGAGAATAACAAAAGTGAGCCTCCTGCACAAGTTAAATCAAGTGGTTTAAAACGTTACCAAGCAGAACCTCGTCAATGGAATAACTATTTAAAAGCAGAAGTTTATAACGCAGTGAAGTCTTTGCAAGACCAGATCACTAATTTGACACAAGCTAACACTGATAACCAAGCATTGTTACAACTAATGTATAATGTTGGTGATGTGTGGATGACCCAGACGGGAGATAATCCTGCTGATAGGTTTGGATTTGGTACATGGGAGAAAGTTCAAGGTAAGTTTATTGCCACTTCGAGTGACACTGATTCTACTTTTAGTCCTGTTGGTAAAACTGGTGGTAGTAAGACCCATACCCACAGTAATAATTTTACAGTACAAGGGCATACACTTACAGAAGCACAAGTACCAACCTATGCACATAGCCATGATTACAGAGATCGCTATTATGCAGAGGATAGCAGTAATACTTCTTCATCGCCTTACCGAGAATTAATGCCCTCTAGTTATAATAATAATAGAGGTGCGGGTGACAGTGATACAAATAATATCTACTGGTTATATTATGACACTACTACAGAAAGTGATACTTTTGGTGGTGGTGGAAGTCACAATCACGGATTAAGTGGCGGTGTTTCTACTGCAACAACATTACCTCCATATGAAACATATCATGTGTGGAAAAGAACAGCTTAATAAAATAAAGGAAATTAAATAATGGCAATACAGATTAAAAACACGTACAGTGGACGTACAGATAACACTGACCCAAATTGGCCTTACGGTAAAGGTAGAAACGTTGTAGGTGGTGTTGAGGGAACAGGTACTCCATTTGAAGCAGATTGGTACAATAACCTAGAGGGGTTTTTGCAAGGTTTACTACTTGAAGCAGATATTACCCCTGATGGTGATGTGGATAATGCTAATAATAGTCAATTGGTGGATGCTGTTAAGGGGTTGGAGAAGTCCGCGGACAAAGTAATAACATCCGATGGCAGGAACGTTCAGGAAAGGTTGGATGATCTACCTAGTGAGGTAGATGCTGCGGGAACTGCTGCAACACTTATACAAGACCACAACTCAAACGCAGGAGCACACCCTGAATTGAGTTCCTTTATAACTGCGGAGGCTGATAGAGCGGAGGTAGCGGCTGGTAGTGCATCTATAAAAGCAGATCTTTACGATGACACAACGGACGGAATATCTGGCACGTTAGAGGGTGAGCAATTTCAGGTTTTAAGTGAGGATAACTTGGAATACATTAGATACAGTCATGACGCTGGCGGTGTCGCTACAGAGATAGGTAGATATCCAAGCTCTAATTATGTAAAAAACAGCCAAGAAACACTATACTCAAAATTCGTTACAGGCACCGTTATTACAGGATCGCTTGTTAGCTCGTTATCTGGCGTTGTTTCTTCAAATTCAGACTACAACAGAACAGACTATATACCTATAGAGTCAGAACAGGCGTTTAGGTTTGAGGGTAGGGCGCTACTTCAATCTGGTATAGCTTTTTATGATGAAAGTAAGGTGTTTATATCTGGTGTTCAAGCTCCAGTTTCTGGTGTTTACTCATCACCATTGGGAGCTAAATACTTGATAGCCTGCACAAACGTAAATGAAAACCCATTACTAGAGGTATTAATTATCACTACTGGATCAAATAACTTTACCGTAAATGGAGAATCGCAAAAGGTACAATTAAATACTTTGAGTGAATCTTTACTTGATCTTATAGATAAAACAACCGCTGATGATGGCGCAATTGCTGCTGACGGTTCTATAGCATCAACCACAGCTTACACTGTTACTGATTATATAACCGTTGATGAAGATTCCTATATTGAATACACAGGCAGGACTGTGTCACCTTATCTTGGGGTTGCTTTATATGATAAAGATAAGCAGTTTATATCAGGTATCGCTAATAGTGGTGATGTTGTTTCGCTTCCAATAAGGACAGCGGGTGCGGCATATATTCGCGCTTGCTCCTCAAATAGCGCAGCCAATACATTTACCGTTAAAACTTTAAAGTACAATTACAATAAGCTAGTAAGAAGTATTTCTGAAAATGTAGATGACTTACTATTACCGGAAATAAATGTTGTTTCAGGTGCAATATTAGAGGGTGGCTATCTTGATGCGAATGGCGATTTAGTTTCATCTTCTGCGTATGAAGCAACCGAGTACCTAGGCATAAATGGCAAATCAATATTTTATTATACAGGCCGTGTAATATCACCAGCTTGGGCGATAGCTATTTATGATGAAAGTTTAACATTAATTGAAACTAAAGTTTTCTCAGGTGGTAACTATGAAAATCTTAAAGTTGAGATTGATAACGAAGATGCTAAATACATAAGAGCATGCTCATCTACAGGCAGCCCTGAACCGTTTGCACTAAGAACGCTTAGCTATAATATATCAAGTGAATCAAAACCAGATATAAAGCTATTACCAATAAGCGCTACAGAGTTTGATGTTTACCAACTAACAGAAATTGGTGAGTATATAGTACACAAATTCAAAAGAAGGGTTTTACCTGATTACTCAGAGGATGGTTGGTATTCTCAGTGGGTTTCCCATAATGGCGAGAATATAGCTCAAGGTAATTTTAACTTTATACACAATATAGATAATGCTAATGAAAGCTCGTTTGTTGGTGTTGGTCATGGTTGTGAAACGTTTAGCTGGATTAGATTCTTTGTAGATGGGAAGTTATTTGATCCAGAAAATGACACAGCGCAATTAACTGGCGATAGGTTTCACTTTCAATTTTTAAGTGATATTTACACCGTTGACGATAGCGCAAGTCCTGCGGGTTTTGCGGTCGCAGCTTTGCCGCTTGAAGTTTCAACAAAACATTACATGGATTGCGAAATAACAAAGTACGGAATCAAAAGGTATAACAAGCTAATATTACAAAGAGATAACATTATATTTAACCAGCTTATAGGTGCTATGCAGCAAACCGAGCAACCGCTAATAAACGATAGCTTGCTATACAATGCCGACGTGCCTTTTAGGATTTACTTTCCAGTTAGTAATGGTACGCCAGAGCCACTAGCGCCAGACACAACAACCATCGGTGGCAATTCCCTTGTAAATGGCGTTGATAAAGTTACGGCTTATGGCACCGGAAATGGTTATTCTTACGTTGTTGAGACTAAAGCTTGGAACGCTGATAACTCAAAGGCTAAAGATGCGTCAATTAGGTCGTGGACTGAAAGAACATCATCTAATAAGATGTATTTCTTCCCAGAGGTAACAAGCTACAACGCATCTACAGTAGGCAAGCTTGCAACACAGTTTAACTCGGGCGATGTTATAGAGTGTTATAGTTATACAAAATACGGAGTATCTAAACTTTAAAACAAAAACCCTCTTAACTGAGGGGTTTCTTTTGATTACACTATTATTTAATTGTGTTAGAAAAAGATAAAAACAACCATTGACAAAAAGTAAATCAACCTTTAAGCTCTTACCTAATCAAAAGGGTAAGAGCTTTTTTCTTGCCTAAAATTTAATTCACCTTACCAAAAGGATAAAAATTATGCCAAAAGTACACACTTTAAACAAAGCTTACTGGTTTTCAGATGAATCACTTCAACCAGAGGAACAAATTGAGATCAAATGTTTCCTTTCGGATAATCCTGATTCTTGTGTGGAAGATTATATCCCTTTGCTAAAAGAGATTGCAGCTATAAAAGCAATGTTGGTTCAATTCAAAGCAATGAAAGATTATCCAAATGAGAATCCACTTCGATTATCTGATGGAGAAATTCACACAAGTATCTCTGCACACAAGGAAATGTTTATCCGAATGTCAATTAACTCTTTACAAATTGAATTAGACCTTTTACAATCCACCCTAGACTGTAAGATGAAGGATATTGACTACGAAAAGGAGATCGAATCAATGGAAGGTTTAGATGGATTAGAAAATTTAACAGAAGAGGATTTAATAGATGATTTATTTTAGTATTTTTGCAATAGTATTATACATTTTAACTAAGTCAGTAGGATTTATTTGGTCGGGAGTCGATGCTGTCAGACAAAGCAAACTTTCAGGTAAGAATCACTTACTCTTATCAAAAGGTTGGAGTACACTTTACCGAGAGGTGATACCTTTACCTGATAATTTAGATTATTTGTCAATAAATAAACTTTCGAAACAATCTTCCAATTTCGAAGGTACGTTACAAGTTTGGACAGAATACCATTTTGCATTAGAGTTTTTGACAAGTTTAGAAATATTGCAGAATAATTTTCATCAAGAAGGTTATAAAAGTGTTGACATTGTTGTTCAAGAAGGTGATACTTTGAAAACAATAGGTTTCGATGACTACGTTAATATGATTTCGGATAATAGAGATGACCTCTATGAAGAAGCAATATTGATGGAAGATTATTTTCAACATTTACAATATGAGGAATTTGAAAATGAAGACTAAGTATTACACGAGGATAACACTTGCAGCAGAAGATGGTAGCTCATTGACATTAAGGGTGAACTTTGTTAGTGAGTATCCTGTCACTTTAGGGAAGGTTAAAGAACAAGCGTTCAATATTGCATCCACTTATGACATCAGTAGTGAGTATGTTAAAGTGGTTGATTATACATTAGTTAAACAGGAGAAAATTTTATGATTGAACAATTACCAGAAATTGAAATAGTGTTACCAGAGTACCCAAACAATTTTACGAAGCATAACACTCGCCAGCGTAAGAAGATGAATATTCTCCAATACAGTGAAGCTATTGTGCAATTAATACTTCCTGTAAAGCACACAGAGGATGTTATTACATGGTGGGAAGGTGAATACCAAGCTAAAGGAGAAGAGTTCCTTGTGGAGGTGTTTACAGGCGGAGTTGATAAGCAGGGAAATCCTTGTCCCGTAGAGATAAACTTCTTATCAGAAACCCCTTTTTATAAAGTGAAAGATGGTAAAATCCCAAGTGTACAAGATGAGCCAGATATGTTTGCAATAAAAGCTATCTCAATGATCCCATCACACCTGCAGGATAAAGTGGTAAAGGTTAATATTTCAGATTGGGATTATGTCCCAGTTGAGGAAAATGAATATGATATTGAGGAAGTATGAAGATTTCAGGGAAAATGGATGGAAATCTTATTTCAATGATGTCTCTTTCCCTGATGGTGATCCTCCTTACGCTAAAGTGATCTCCTACTTCCAAAAAAGAGTAAGAGAAGATGATAACGGAGGGAGTTATCCTGAAAAGGAAGTGGTGTATGATTTGATGGTGAATGCTGATTGGTTGGTTTACAGGTTTAACCATACTATGAAATATAAACGTAATTGGAAAGAGAGTGACATTTATAAATTTTCAGCCTTACAGATGTATGTAAATGAAGTGGTGAATGGTGGTTATAAAAAGGCATTGATCACTCGTACAGAATTTGCTATGATTGCTGAAAAGAAATAATTCAAAAATAATAATTGAGGAGAGAAGATTGGAACATATTACAAATGAAGGGGTTACATATCAACCAGAGGAATACTTTAAGCAGATGTTTGAGGATGAAGGGGATTTATCAGAATTTGTGCTACCAGAGGATGCATATTTAGATAATGATGGTGGGTATGTTTTCGAGGGAGACTTACAATGTATGCTGTTTTAAAAATAGGGGTGTTTTTGCAAAAGGTGTATTTTGCAAAAACATTGATCAGAGGAAAAGATCTACTTGTTGACATGGTGAATGATGACAGGGATGATTATCATGAATGGTGTTTGGTGAAAGTGGAAGATGAGTGCGAAATGGGTGATTGTCCTGTGTTGTACTCTTTGAAAAAGCCTGTCAATCATGAAAAGGTAGGGGATTTCACACATTATCACAGGGTGAAGATTGGGGATTTGGTTTTGGAGGAACAGGTATGAAAATTGAACATAAGCTAGTTAAAAGTATCAAAGTTTCAGAATTGGATTCACTTGACCCAATTGAAATACTTATTTCCGAATACGGAGAAGGTTCTGCTGATGTAACAATTAAATGTTATGGTGAAAGCTGGACTTCTTATTGGGGAAGTATGGGTGGTAATGTTAAAGAGTTTTTCACTCGAACAAATGTAGGTTATTTGGTAAATTGTTTTGAAAGAGGTATTCGTGCTGATTCTGATGTGAAAGATACTTCTGCAATGCAGGAAACCTTTAGAAAGAAGATGAGAGAATATATACTGTATAGACGAAGAGAAGAATATATTTTACCAGAAGATGCTCGTAAAGCTTGGGATGAGGTTGATAATATTGATATGGAAGTTATTTCCCCTGAACATGATCATGAATGTTTTAATTGGAATGTTGACCATTGGACAGTAGAATCTTCTGCGTGGAAGGTTTTATTTGGCGGTTATGGTATAGGTGATGAGTATTATGAAGAAGAGTTTTCACAATGGTTATGGGAAAATGTACCTTTTGAATATGAACCAAATCACAATTATAATTATCTTTGCCGAATAGTGGAAGTTGTTAGAAAGGTTATTATGGAGGAAATTGAATGAGCGAGATTGAAAGAAGAAAGGCTACAATAGTCTTAGTCAAAAATGCAGAAGGTAATCCTGTTAATATTTTTAATTATATTTATATGGAATATAATATTAATATTGTGGAAGATGTATCAGAAGAAGCAGCTTATTATGTACTGTGTGATTATTTAGAAGATGAGAACATTAATGAAAAGTATTATTGGTTCTATGGGAAACTTTTCAAAGAGTTGTATTCGGAGAGTATTGATCCATCTTACCACAAGGAAGCACATTTTGTAAATAATAACTGTATCACACTAGATTGTACTTGGTATAATGGCGGTGGTAGTTTTCAAGAAGTTGCCTTGGAAGCATTGAAAGAATTAGAGGAGAGGGTGAAAAGTTATGGATAAGATTTTAGACATTTTGAATGAATTGGAAAATACCGCAGGAAGTAGTGATAAACTTGCAATATTAAAACGCGAAGAAGATAATGAAGTTTTGAAAGAAGTTTTCCGTTTGGCATATAGTACTACAATCCAATTCGGTGTTAAGAAGATTCCTGATTACACCAAGGGTAGTACATACAACGTACAAATGAATAACTTTGAGTACATGTGTAACCTTTTAAGACAACTATCTTCAAGAGAATTAACTGGAGATAAGGCAAAGTTTTCAATAAGCTACTTCCTTTCAAGTGTAAGTGAAGCTACTGCAGAAGTGTTTATTCGCATCCTTAAAAAGGATCTACGTTGTAATACAGGTAAATCTTTAGCTAATAAAGTATGGAAAGGGTTGATTCATGTAACACCTAGAATGGGTGCATGTTCTATGAATGACAAATCCTTAAAGAAGATGAAAACAATTAAACGTTTAGCTGTAGAGTTAAAAAGTGATGGTTCATATGCTGCAAGTGTTTGTAACGACAACTCTACAATGTTATCAAGGAATGGTAATCCTTTAGAGATCGAGTGTCTTTCTGAACATTTATCTTGCGGCGCATTTAACGGATTTTCTTTGGAAGGGGAGATTATATACTCTTTAGATAAGGCAGAACGAGAATTAGGTAATGGTATTGTTACTAAGATTGTTAAGGGTACAGCTTCCGAGGAAGAAAAGGGAGCTGCCATGTATCAAGTGTGGGATTGTATTGATACAAAATACTACTCTCCTAAAGGTGAATATGCTATTCCTAATCAGGAACGAAGATCACTACTTGAGAAGATGATGGAAAGTTATTCTGACTGGTGTAAAGATAATAATACCACCCCCAAAATTCATATTATCGAGCGGAAAGAAAATGTAACAGTGGAAGAAGCTTTTGAAATATTTGAAGGTTATGTTGAAGCAGGTTACGAAGGTGCAATAGTTAAAGATATGTTGGCTTCTTGGAAAGATAATGGTAAACCTTCTTGGAATATTAAACTTAAGAGAAGGGAACCTGCGGACTTAAAAGTTGTTGGTTGGTACAAAGGTGAAGCTGGCACTAAGTATGAAAACTTCTTGGGAGGTATTCATTGTGAATCAAGTTGCGGTACTATTAAGGTTAATGTAGGTAGTGGTTTCTCTGATGAAGAGAGATTCACTTTACCAGATAATATGCCAGAAGTCATTGAAGTGGAATATGATTCTGTTACAGAGGACAAGAAAACTAAACAGAAAAGTTTATTCTTACCTATTTACAAACGTCCACGTTATGATAAGATGGAATCAGATTCGTATCAAGAAATACTTGATAAACAAATGTAAATTAGAATAAAACCTATTTGACTTATGTAAATTTTAAAGTAGAATACCTTGCATAAGTCAATTAAACTTTACTTAAATTGATATTTAAATTAGGAGAATATTATGAGTGAACAAGTGTTAAATGAAATCCAAGAGGTAATAACCCGATCAAACAAAGGTAAATATTCACGACAGAAGAAACAACTTTTAAGCTTAGTTAATGAGACAGAAGGTTTGGAAGAATTGTTCAAAGAGTTAGGATGCTTTGTGGCAGGCGGTGCTGTGACAAGTGTTTTCACTAATAAAGAAGTTAACGATTTGGACATTTATTTCCGTGATCAAGAAAGTTTGATTAAATTTATAAAAGTGGCTTTTGGTGAAACACCTTGTGTACCCTGTACACCAGTAAGTGTTGCACCCCTTTCACCCCCGAGTCCTGTAAACTTTAATCAAGATGTGACACCTTCTTCTGTAGAATTAGATATCTTTGCCTTACGATACGTAGGTCACACTGATAAGAGTGTTATGTTTCTTGATGGAAGTGGTATGCAGGTACAAGCTATTCATTGTGGATTCTATCGAACAGTAGAAGACATTTTCAAAAGTTTTGATTTCACTATTAACATGGGTGTGTACGATTTTGCACAAGAGTGTTTCGTTTTGGATGAAGACTTCCTAACAGATAATGCTTCACGAAAGTTACGTGTTAACGAAGGAACATCCTTCCCAATAATTAGTCAACTTCGCTTAGCTAAATACCAGCAACGAGGTTATTCAATTAATCGCAAGGAATTTATTAAACTATGCTTATCTGTTGCAAGTTTGAATCTTTCTTCTTGGGAAGATGTTAAAAATGCTATAGGTGGAATGTACGGTTACAACATGGATGACCTTTTCGATGAAGATAAAGATTTTACAATGGAAGAAGTGTTTGAACAATTGGAAGAATTGGAATGTAATTTAGAGGGAACCACTGCTAAAATTCCAGCTACTGATTTAGAAGATTTATTGGAATTTATCGAAGAACAACATGAACCAAACGACCCTGATAAAGAGTATTTCTATTATAAGAAAGTGTTAAAAACTTCGGAAGAGGGTGTTTACACAAGTATTTATAAACGAGATTTCAAGTATATTGTTGACGAGAGTCCTGATAATTCTGGAAATGGTATTTACCTTTATAAAAGTGTTGATAAAGCGAAGAATCATTACGGGTTAGGTAGTAACGATGGTGCAGTGGTTATCAAGTTGACATCGGGTAAAACCCGCGCTAAACTACAATCTGATGGTGGAGGAAAGTATTCCACTTGTACAAAATTAACAGTTGTTGGTGAAATGGATTTGGAGGATATTTAATGGTTTATACAAAAGAGAATGGTGATAAAGTGGATGAAATCATGAAAAAGTTTAGTGAATATTGTGGAGAGGATTTCACTGATACTTTTTGCAATTGTTACACTTACACAAGACATGATATGGGTTCTTATGCAATAGACTTCCGAGAATTTGTAGAATTGGAAACAGGGTGTTACATTACCGACAGTGATTGGGTTAACACAGGAATATTTACATGGGAGAAGTTGGTGGAACATTTGAATAAAGGTATGAAAAAGGAGGAAGGAATTTTGTCAAGTTTTAAAATTGATACTAATAGTAAAGGATTTCAGGAAATCATAGATGGTTTATATGATAAATTCACTGCTCGCTTAGGAACAAAGCCATACAACCCTGTTAAAAATATCTCTATTGAAAAGTATTACCGTTGTGCAAAAGGTGCTCCCTCGCAATGTGATCAATTTTATAGTGGAAATGGTATTTTATTCATGGCGGAATCTGATTGCGGTAAGTACTACTATTGGGAAGATTACAACAGTAAAAATGATCTAATCTTTTTCCGAGGGGAGAAGTCTTGGGTGGAAGATAATTACCAGAAGGTGGTATCCTCCAGTAAATTTAAAACTCACGATAATGGGAGTTTAGTTATCCCTGATAATTTGTCTGCTAACGGAGCAATGGATTATATTTTTGAGTATGCTGAATCCTTAGATAAGGAAGACGAATATACAGGAGGTAGTGTAAACTACTATAAACTTCTTGTAGAGAACCCCACAACATTACCTAAAGAGTACGAAGTGGAGTGTAATGATATCATAGAAGCTTTAGATATGAACTATGCTGAAGGTAATGCTTTTAAGGCTATCTGGAGAAAATGTGCTGCCAGAAAGTTTGGTATCAAGAAGAAAGGTTATGACAATGGATTGTACGATTCCGAAAAGGTAGTATTTTTTGGAGATCGTATGGTTGTACAGAGTAAAACTTGCAAAAGTGAGTAGTCCTGTGATAACATTATTCTTTATCCAAATGTTGGCATCTGCAGGTTATGTGAGTTTCCGTTCCATGCAGGTGATCAATATAACAAATAGTCAATGGTGGATGATACTACCTACGAGCCTGTGCATAGCCTTGTGCGAGGTTTATGTTATTCACATGATAGCTACATCAGCTTTGGATAAAGTGTGGCTGGTGTTGAGCACAGGGTCAGGTGGTGCTATAGGTTGCTTTGTTGCGATGTGGGTTAGTGAGGTTTTTAAGAAGGAGGCTAAAATTGATTAAGAAAGATTTAACAGAAATGTGTAACACTCTTTATATGGATGAACTTGCTGTGTGGGTGGAAGAGAACCAGTATGATTATGTCCTTGTTAGAAAAGATGAGTTAGAAGAATTAGAAGATTCCTTGGATTGTGCCATTGAAGTGATTGAACAAAGTGGTGTTGATTATGAAGAAGCGGTGGGTTATTTAAAAGGAGCTAATTAATGAAAAATGATATACAAGTTTCAAAACAAGTGTTACTATATGTGGCAGAACAACTTTATGTTAAGGCATATTCCGATGGGAAGAAAGGGGTTTCCACTGAGAACATTGAAGCAGTGATTGCAAAAGTGGCAGAACAATTTGTAAATGATGTAGACAGATTAGCACTAGCTATTCCAGTTAAACGATAATACCATTAATAAAAGGAGAAAACTTTAATGAAAGAGATAACAGCGACAACAGAAACTTTCCTAAAAACTTTAGAAATGATGTACCTTGCAGGCGCAAATGATAATGAAAATTCTACAGAAGATGAAGTGTTGACAAAGGAAGAACTTCGTGAGAGAATTGTTTCTCATTTGAAAGTGATTACAGCTAATTTAAGTGAAGCTTCTTCAAAGGATATTTCCTCGGAACAGGATGATGACTATGGCGAGGAAGCATAAAAGGGAATTAAAGTTAACCATCGAAGAACAGAATTTATATAATATATTAGTTATTGATTTGGAGGAAGCTTTGGGAGCATTACAAACTGCGGAACAAGAATTATCACTTTCCGAGCAACAGGTTAAACAGGCAGAAGAGAATCTTCGGTTGGCCGTGGAGAACTGGAAAGAAAAGAAGAAGATTGTAACAGGAGTGGAAGCTGCTTATGAGTGGTTCATTCGGGATTATATAGAGGAGTAGGCATGGAAGGTAATATTGAGGAAGTGTGTACAGCTTATAACAAAGCGATTGAGTTTGCATTAGAGTTGAATACATATCACGTAAAGTTATTCTTGGAACTTTGGCACAATGGTGATTATGAGGAAATTGAATCTTTATTTCCAGAATTTGATACTACTTGTGCCAAGGATTGTGTTTACGTGGGAAAATTCTTAATGTGACAAATATGGCACTTTAGCTGCGGAAATGGGGGTTAATGTGCCAAATAGGGCAGATTAGAGGGGGAGGTTTATGGGTATTATAGATTTGTTGAAAGGGGTGGGTGAAGATAATTTAATGTTACAATTTATCAGTGGTTCCTTGGTTAAATCTGTTGATAAGAAGGATACACAGGATACCGAAATAACAATAGCAACAAAACAGGCCAGCACCAACCAATTAATTAACGATACAGGTAAAGTTGGTATTGTTGTGTGGTTAGATCGTGAAGATTATAATAAAGTTTTAGGAGAGTGATTATGAGTAATAAAAAATTTACACCGCAAGATTACATTTACAAAAGTATTATTGAAGATGTGCTTGGTTGTGGAGATGATATCACTATTAACTGTGAATTAACTCTGAAGAATGCTTCGGAGGTTTACAATAACCCAGAGGAATATTTTGCAGGAACGGACTACCCCAGCGACTATATTTACGAATCTACTCAAGAATATAGATATTGTGGTGAAGAGTGTAATATCTCACCAAAGAGTTATTCTCGTCATTATGAAGTGGATTACGTTGTAAAAGAGATTGATGGTAAGTGGGTAGGATGGAACTATTGGTACGGTGGTGGTAAACATGCTGAACCAGAGGCTATAGATTGGATTGGGGATGCTGAGTTTGTAAAGGTGCAATCTGAGGAAGTGGTGACTATTGTGAAAAGAACTTTTATGAGAGAGGAGTAGAGATTTGAGTAAAACTATTTTTTCAAATGATGAGTTGAAAGGTATCTCGGCAGATATATTAGGAACTATAGACTACGACACCTATAAGGATGATTGGGAGGAAGAGAAACTTCTCGGTGAAATTGAACGTCTTATTGGTCAGTGGGTAATTAACATAACCAAAGAGTAGTAAAAGGAGGTTTAATGGATACTATAGAAGAAAAGTTAGCCGACCTAAAGATAATGATAGGACGGCTAAAGAGTTTATCCTTAGACGATTATGATTATATTCATGGGGATGTAGAAGAAATACAATACTTAGTTGGATCATACAGAGATAATTCTGAGTGGATTTCTGTTAATGATAAATTACCTGAAGAGGGTTCACGGGTAGTCGCTGCATTTATGTATGATAACCTAGAAGGGGGTGACCCTGATGCTTACGTATCTTGGTATTATAACGGGAGGTTCACTGTTGACGGAGATGGGTTGGATATTGACAATGGTCATGTAGAAAGTAGTATAAAAGTGACACATTGGCATCCTTTACCTAAGTATAAGACCTGTAAACAATTAGAGATAAACAAAGGAGAAGAAGTTTGAGCAATATTAAGTTAAAGAATAACCCTGAGTTAATGGAAGCAATTGAAAAAGCGTTAAATTCTGGTTCAAGTGTTCGTGGTGTGGCAAGGGATGTGTTGGGGTCGGAGAGCCGAGAGAGTTCAATTCGTGCTGCGATTAAGCGTGGGGATATCAGTTTAGATACAGAAGAAGAAACAGAAGATACCTTATCAGAAGAGCAAATTGAGGTTTTGTGTGAACACCCTGATTATTCAGTAAGTAATTTGGCAAAACGTTTACGTAGTGCACAAAGAACTAATAATCAACTACGTAAAGTACAACGTGAGTTGTTTGATGGAGAAGAAGGTGAAACAAAAAGTATTGAGGGTGTTATTTCAGAAGTATTACAAGGAGTAACATTAGGCCACAGTTCTACAGTAGTGGATTATAATGAACTCACAGTCAAACCTGCAACTTTAGAAGTGATGTTGAGTGATTTACAACTAGGTAAGTTGACTAGACATTTTAACAAAGATACCGCAATGAAAGGTTTAAAGCTGTATGGAGAAGGAATATTAAAAGAGATCTACCAAAAACGTGAAAAGTTTAAAGTAGAGCGTGTAGTGTTTGAACTGCTGGGAGACCTGTGCGAAGACAATACCAAACACGGTATTCAAAGTGCTATTTCAACAGATTGTGGTTTATCCGAACAAATGGTACTAGCTACCCAAGGTATATGGGAATATATACTTAAACCTCTTGCAGGTTTAGGGGTAGAAGTAGAGGTTGTTTGTATTGTAGGTAATCATGCATCTTCTACGCACAAAGGGATGGGTAGTTTTAAAGAAGGTAAGTATAGTTATGATTACACCATTTTTAAAATGTTAGAACAGTTTACAGAGTTATCTGGCTACGATAAAGTGAAGTTCAATATACCAGAAGGTACTTTTGGTCACACTACTATTTACGATAAGCATGTTATACTGGAACACGGTTATCATAATAATCACACTGAAAAAGGTATGATTGACCAGATGCGTAAACGAGGCGCTCAGTTAAAAGTGCATCCTACTTATTGGAGACAAGGGGATAGGCACCATCATATCACTTACGGCCAAGGGGAACAAATCCTGAATGGCGCATTTTTTGGTATTGATACAGAAGGCTTAGAGTACAGTGGTATTCTAGGTTTCACTAGTGTACCTTCTCAAACGTTGGTTTGGCATACAGAGGAAAAGTGTCAGGGGAAGGCTACGGTTAAAGATGTAGTCAATATTCAGGTATTTGTAGAAGAATAGGATGTACAAAATACTAGAGGAAGAAAAGAGACCTTGTGGAAAAAGAGATGTAAAGTATGTAAAAGTTCTTTGCACTATACACAAGGAAACTTTTTGGATTAAACAAAACCACTTTAAGACAGGTAGTGTAGGTTGTTGTGGCTGTAAGGTCATGACTACTTTAGGTAAAGCTAATAATGTAAGACACATTAACGAACTTATAAAAGTAAACGCTAATTATATTTTCTGTCCCAATACAGGTAAGTGGGATTATAGATGTAGTGTCTGCGGGTACGAAGGAAGCTCTTACTTGGATAAACTTAAGATGGGGAAGATTGGATGCAGATGTTCTAAAAATTTCAGATACACTAAAGAAGACCGAGAAAAGCAAATACAAGGACTAGTTGATAAGGAAGATAATATAGTGGGTTTTTCTTTAGATGTTTATAACACTACTCTAGATAGTTCATTATCCGTTATTTGTTCAGCACATGGTAAGTATACTTGTACCGTAAATAATTTTGTAAATCACCACAGCCGTTGCCCTGATTGTGCTAAAGATATTAGTAGTTTTGGGTATTACACTGAAAAGAAGGATATACAAGACTACTTATATTTATTAAAATTAGAATCTGAGTCGGAATCATTTTTAAAGATAGGCAGATCCTTTAAACCTGAATTGAGAGCTAAGAAGATCGCTAAGGAGTCAGGGTATAATGTAACCGTAGATAGCTTATTTAGTAGTACCCATGAACAAGTGGTTATGTGGGAAAATAAACTATTAAACGATTTTGAGGGAGTAGCATATATACCTAATAGGTACTTCAAAGGAACGACTGAGTGTTTTTCATTAGAAGGTTATGAGGAAATTAAAGTTTATGCAGAAAAACTTAAATCTTCCCTTGACAACAACCCACCCTTCCACTAATATACACCTATCGCAACAAGGAAGCTCTTGTCCAAAGTGTTAAGAGCTTCCATTTTAAAAGGAGAGAATAATGTACGCAACAGTATACCAAATTTATGATATGTTAGCTGAATTACCAGAAGATAGTGTTTTTGAAAATGGTTTCAATAATGCACATAGCTATCGTGGAAGTTATGACAATTTAGCAGTGGAACCTTGTGGTGAAGTATCTGTTACCGAAATGATGGATTGTTTATCAAATGCAATTGGTGAAACGTTCACAGGTTACAAAGGAGGTGATTTCACAATGGATGGTGGTGAAGAATTATTCCTAGCATATGAAGGATGTTGTGGTTCACGTGTAGAAGGTTATAAATGCACCACAAATGGTTTTGAATTAGTTTTAAATGAAAATTATTTATAGGAGAAATGTTTATGAAAATTATCGGAATTTTAATCACTTTTGCAATAGTATGTCTAATCGCACCAACAATCATCTATTGTTTATGGGATGACGTTATGGTGAAGTTTTTCAATCTACCAGATGTAACCTTTTTAGATAGTATTTGGATTTCAATTTTATCATCGGTGTTATTTAAAAGTTCTTACACTAGCAACGATTAATTAGAGGAGAATATAATGAGAATTTTAATGATTTTAATGGGTTGGTTAGGTTTGATATCAGGTAACCTATTTTGGATTGGTCACGCAATTTACGAATTGATTAAAACCGACCAAGGGTTTTTCACCATTGTAGCAACAAACTTTGGATGGTGGTTACTCCATATGGCAGTATCGATCGTACTTTTCGGAATTGGCTTTTACGCTTTTGACCCAACCAAGAAGAAATGGTAATCCAAAATAATTAAAATTTGTTGCAAATAATCCTTTACAAATAATCCCCTTCCTGTAAAATGGAAGTATACCATAAGAAAATAGGAGAATAATATTTATGAAAAAATTCGCAGTGTACAATTTCAAAGGTGATATCCAATTAAACGAAGAGGTAATCCTTGCTAAAACGGTTAACACCCTTACAAAAGAACAAACCACTTTAGTTTCATTTGATCCACTTTTTGATGAAACGTTTGTACAAGAGGTAAATGGTTACCAAGTTGCCAAGATTCGATTCACTTCTCGAAAAGAACCAGATAAAACTATTTTAGCAGAACAAACTTCTGCCCACATAGAAGAGAAAGCTTTACCACAAGATGAAGATACCTACAACGCTGTACAAGAGGAGAAACGCCTTGAGTTAATGCAATACACTGGTTATACTTCAAAAGCTGCTATCGTGGCTGTGGACAACTCTACGGGCAAAGTGGTGGTTGCAGAAGCACGTAATTTTGCTGATATGATCATGAGCGATTTGTTACCTTGTTTCGAAGGTGATTATTCTGAATTGGAATTACTTTCAACAGATCCTGTTGCAACGGAAACTATTCTAACAGGTTTTCTATTAGATGAACGTAAGAATCTTCCTGACCCATTTACTCTTGTGGAAAAGGTGTCACTTGGTAAGAAAAGTGTTCTTGATAAAAAGCCATCTTCTGCTACAATTAAAGTTTCTAAAACTTACCCAGCAGTGGATGAGATTTTATCATTGGTGACAGATTTAGGTAATGTAATTAAAAGTGTCCAGCTCGAATTCGACGGCGTGTTCGAATTCGATGTGACAAACACTTTATCAATCGAATCGGTTAAGTTTTTAGAAGATTTAAAATTTAAACCAGATGAGGATACTTCGGAAAGTGTTAACTTTATGACACAGTATCAATTGCAGTTACCAGTAGTGTTCGATGTGATCAACCGTTTAGAAGAAGTTATTGTAAAATAACATTTGCCATGAAGGTGAGACTTCTATAAGATGGAGTCTCTTATTCTAAAAGGAAACTATTATGAAAAAGTTATTCACCTTATTCAACAACTACTACCACAGCAGCGATAATTACTTTACCAAAAGTGATCCTTCCGCAAGTGGCGATTGGTGGCAGGGGTTATAATTATGAAAGATTTTGAAACTTGGTGGGAAGAAGCTTCTTTTATTGAAGATGACGGATGTTACCAAGAGAAATACCTTGCAGCAGAATCAGCTTGGGCGGAAAAGGATAATCAACTTAAGGAAGTTATTGAACTTTTGGAAAACTACCCCTGCTGTATGAGTTGTTATCTAACAAAAGAGGAAATGTTTGCTGCAAGAGATATTAAGGAAAAGTTTATTGAAATTTTGAAAGAGGTATTATTGTGATCACACCAAAAGCACATAAATTAGCAGAAGAATACTTTTCAGAGGAAGTGTCTAAGCAATTTAAACTGGAATACCATTGGACAAACCTTTGGAGTAGAGAGAGATACTTAACCCGAGAGGAACAGGCTGCAGAAGTGGGGAAACACTTATCTGCGATTAGTTCTCCTATTTGGGAAGTGGTGGAATCTATTTTGGACTGTCCAGAAGACTTGGAGAAAGTGGATAACTACACTTACAAGTTTAGTTTTGGTAAAGTAGAGTTAACTTTCCACAACGTTGATTTTGGGGGTATAGGTATTTATCCTGAAATTTACAACACTGCAGAAGAAAGGACTATTATGGTAGAAGCTTACCGAGTTGCGAGAAAGTGGATCGGTGGGCAGCAACAGAGAGAAATTTTAAAGGGGGTGTTTAGTGAGTGAATTTAGTTTTGTGATGGGTGATGTGCCTAAGGTGGAAGGTGAGGAAAAACCTTTTGTAAGAGATGATTCAGACAATAAGTTGTTCCCTGAAATTCAGGTGAAAGATATAACTTCTATTATAACAAAGGATTGTATTGGTTATAAAGATTCTGATACTATGATCTATAAAGCTTGTCAGAATGTAGAACGTAAATTCATAAAAGCGGTAAACATTCACACCAAAGAAGAAAAAGTCTTAGAAAAAGTTACTGACTTCTGGGGAAGAGGGAAAGCTATTAAAGAGGGTACTGTTCTTTTTGAAATGAATGAGGATAGGGTTTTACTGGGGGAAGAACCTTGGACAAAAGAAGACTTCGAAATCGTGGATTGCCAAGAACTCAAGTACGATAAAAAGAAGGCTATTGAGCAAGCAAAGATTCAGATCCATAAAACTTTAAAAAGAGAACGTTTGCAGTATAGAATCCCCAAGATTGTAATGGTGATTGGAGAGGGTGATAATTTTAGGAACTTTTTACCACTAAATCGGCCTTACAAAGGTGAAAGGAAGAAAGTGTTACGTCCCCTTATATTAAAAGAGATCAGGGAGTGGGCGGTTAAGGAGATGGGTGCTGTTGAAGCTGAACCACGTTGGGATGGTCAGATGGTAGAGGCGGACGACAAAACTGAATACTTCGGTAACATAGGTTTTCGACATTACCTAGAAACAGGTTTGTATAATACTCTTGTACTAGCGAGTGATAAGGACGCTGGCGGAAACCCTAAACTTTGGGTGAACCCAGATACCCACGTAGGGGAAAATAATCCCTTGCAAGGTAAGTTTAAAATGCCACAAGCTATGCAAATACCTTCTAGTAATGAATCAGTAGGTGGCATAGAGAAGTCTTTTAATACGAAAGGGGAATTACAAGGTTTAAAAGGTTACGGTTTCTTATGGATTCTTTACCAAGGCATCTTAGGAAAAGATCAAGCCGATGCTTATGATGCTCTAGGACATTTAAAAGATTCAGGGTACAACTTAAACTTTGGAGATGAATCAGCTTATAAAGTTTTAAAGCCTTGTAAAAACTCTAAAGAAGCGCTGCAAGCAGCTATTGATACAGTAGCTAAACTTTTACCTTATGGAGTAGAATATACAGATTTCAAAGGCGATAAGTATGATGTGGATACACTAACTTACTTAAATACATATTTTCTTACAGCATATATGTTACGCCACGATAAAGATAAAATGGATCTGTTTACCTTGTGTAAATTGTTCAAAGTAGATACCTCTGCAATTGAAAACAATAATCTTCTAACAGCACCTTATGAAGTGTTCAATGAGGATAATGCAGAAACTATAATCGCATCTTATGACAATGTTATTGATCATCTTTTGAATAATAACCTGAAAGCATACAAATCTGGTAAGAAGCAAGACCTAGTGGACGCAATGGATTCCATTAAAGAAATGTTACTTGAGCAAAGAAAACTTTCTTCGGAAGGTAAGACAAAACTTGTACAAAAGAATAAAGACACTGGCGAAATTATTGATTACATTGAAGGAGAATAATTGATGAAAAGTTACACTGCAAAAGATGTAATTGCTACGGTAAAGGGTAAGCCTATTTCAGGAACTTGGGGTCATACTTTTGATACACGTAAACCAGAGTATAAAATAATCTCCTCATCAAAAGATATTCCTGAAAATGGTATAGTTTATCAGAATGATTGTGGCTTCTGGTATGAGTGGGATTTATCAGGAAAGTGTGAAGATGCGTTGGAAATCCTTTTCCAAACAAATTTAATTTATGTAAAAGAGGGAGAATAATATTATGACAAAATTATCACGTAGCACCAAAGCAGAGAAAGCAGCAGCAATCCAACAAGTGTACATCACTGCACGAAATATTAATGCTTGTGTCGGAAATGAACTCACTTCTGAATATGAAGATAATCAATTTGCACTGACGGAGAGTGAATTTTTAGAAACGGTGAAAGCCATTGATGAAAATGATATCATTGAATTACATGACGGTCTTGGTGATATATTAACAACACTTTCAGAACTAGTGTGTATTGTTGATGGGGATGATTACTTAACCAAGAATGCACCACTTTACCTAAATGACTCTGAGCGAAATGTCGATGATCTTGTGTACGAAGGTTACCGATTCTTCCGTGAACGTAACTATGTTGATGCGTTGGGTGCTATTGAGGATGCTGTTGATTCTGTGGAAGGTGATATTGTTGCTTATTTACATGCGGTGAATAAATCAAACCTTTCTAAATTCCCTGCTGTTGGCACAGTTGACCCAGAAGTAGAAGCGGATAAGATTGAGGAAAAGGGTCGTTACAAAGATGTGTATTTTGAAGAAGGTGAACTATTAGGTAAACAGGTTTACATTTTCAAGAGTAAGTATGATTCTAAAAATAATGAACGTTTTCCGAAAGGTAAATATCTTAAGCCAAGTAGTTTCCGTGAACCACAGGAATTATTGGAGGAAATGTAATGTCATTATTTGAAAAGATTAAAAGTATTGAAGAAGAGTTGGAAAATTATTCTTACTTAGAAACAACTGAGCACTGCTGGTATAAAAACGAAGATGAAGTTAAATGGGTTGATAAGGAAAACGATGTTTACAGTGGTGAATATTACCAAAGTGTCTTTGAAAAAGATGATTGTGTTTTGGTAAATATGGATACTGGTTGTGGCGAAACTGTGACTCAAGTTTTCAAAAAGGAATTACAACTTACCGAAGATGAATTTTACGATAAGTATGAGGACTTCATGTAATGAATAATAAAACTTTAATAAATACTGCCATTGAAACAAGTGACCTTTTGTTCTTTGGTGGTAACCTTATAAAACCGTACTCTTTAGAAGGTGATACCCTTTGGTACAGGGATTTGACGGAAAACTATGAAGCTTGTGCTAATATCTCTGATGCGGAAATTGTTCCTTATGTAGAAGGGGTGGTATGAAAACGGATAAGAATCCTTGGGAAACACCAGAAGGTAGGCAGGTTTGGAAGACACCTTCAGAATACTTTACATGGTTAAGGGGAGCACTAAGGCGTATTTGGTCAGACTACCCATTAAGGAAAGTTTGGAAGAAAGAGCAACTTCGTCCTGTTACAAAAGAAGAACGTGCCAATAAGAAATTTCACCCCTCTACTAAGAATGTAGGTGAATGTCATTACTGTAAAGAATGGTTTGCTGGAAGTAAACTGGAATGTGATCATGTGGAAGAATCGACAGGTTGTAGAAGCTACGAAACTGCTAGTGATTTTTTATGGCATTGTGCGGGAGACAACGGGGATAATTGGGTGCTGGCTTGTAAACCTTGTCATAAGATTAAATCCCACCAAGAATCTCGTGGGTTTTCTACGTTTGAAGAAGCTGATGCGGATAAACAGGCTATCCTAATTTGTAAAGGCGATGAGAAGAAGTGGCTATCTTCTAAAGGAGTGGTTCCTGCAAGTAATGCTAAAGCAAGACGTAAACAGGTTTTCGAAGAATTAATGAAACAAATATAAATAAACTATTGACAGCGGAAAGGATTCTGCTACAATTACCACATTGAACAAACAGGAGAGTAACATTGAATAAATCGTATAAGCTTTGCAAAACAGCCTCACAACTGAATGAGTATACTCGTCAAGAACGGGATTCACGTTGCGGATACTTGGATGAACTTTGGAATAAAGGTGGTGGCTTCCAATCAACAAAGGATGGCCTAAGTGGATTTATGCTTCACCCTAGACAAAACACTTTCCGTACAGTGGGTGATTTAGAGAAAGAATTATCTGATGGTCAAGTGGCTGTGTTGAAAGAAACCTCTTTAGAAAGTATGCAGAAAAGTGATTATTTAGAAGAATTAAACTTTGGAGAAAATGATTATGAATAATGAAGAAAAATTAGATAAATGTATTAACTCTTTTTCAAATACCTATTACAACTTATTAAAGGGTATTTGTAAAGATATGCCTGTGGCTGCAATTGATTTCGTTTCAGATGAAGCGGATAAGGTTATTAAAAAGGAGTTGGAAATATTTAAAGATGATAAAGATGTGGAAATGTTGTATCAGGTTTTAGTAAAAGAAAATTTTGAAAGTGTTACTAAAGATTTCAGCAAAAAGATTCACACCATTTCAGATAATATGGAAAAAGCTTTAGAAGTTGTTCTTGATGATAATGAAGATTATCTAGAAAAGTTACTAAGTGAAGGTGATGTACATTAATGGAAAAGGAGAATAATATGACAGAAGGTTTCCCATCAGCGAAGGTTGTTGCCCACAGTAAAGCTCCAAATGGAGAAGAATTAATTACAATGGAAATTGAACTACATCGGTTTGTGCTTCCTGAATTCAATACTCATAGGTGTTTTTCACGTAACTTTCAATCAAGCAGGGCAGTCCCTGTTAGTAAGATGATTGAACAAGTTAAGATGAAACCTGCTTTTCCTGTTCACATGGGGGTTAACCAACGAGGAATGGTTGCGGATAAAGAATTGATTGGTGTGGATAAACACAATGCAGAACATGAGTGGTTAATGGCAGCAAAGAATGCAGCAAAGACCGCAGAGACTATGGATAAGATGGGTATTCATAAACAGGTTGTTAATCGTATACTAGAACCTTTCATGAAAACTAAGGGGGTTGTGACTTCTACTAAAGAAGGGTTTGAAAGCTTTTTTAAACTACGTTCTCATAAAGATGCTCAACCAGAGATAAAAGAATTGAGTGATAAAATGTTAGCTGCTGTTACCAATAGTGATCCTATGGAGTTGAAGTACGGAGAGTACCACTTACCTTATGTTGATTGGACTAGTGATGATGAAAGTATTTACTTTATCGGGAATAGTTTTAACATTAAGACAGTAGAAGATGCTATAAAAGTCTCATCTAGTTGCTGTGCTCAGGTAAGCTATCGTGTACTAGATGACAGTTTAGAAAAAGCTATAAAGATTTATGATATGTTAAACTTACCTGAAAATGGAGTTTATTCGGAAGATCCTCCACACTTTAGTCCAACAGAACATGTTGCTAAAGTGGTTGACAACTCTTTCACGGAGGTGTATTCTTCGTCTACAAGGTCAGATGCCGTAGACCAAAGCGGTAACTTTAATAGTGTAGAGTTTATCCAGTATAGAAAATGTTTGGAATTGGGTAATGAGGATTATTTTATTGGTTAATAACGTTTAAAGGTTAGTAACAATTAACCAAAAAAACCTATTGACAATAAGAAACCATTATGAGATAATAAGCGCCCAGTTTGAGAATAAAGGAGATTCATTTTGAATGAAGAAGCATTCATTGCGTAAGAATAATAACAATTCAGATAAAGGGGGTGATGGTAAAAAGTCTCCTCCTACTTGGAAAATAATGGGTTTCCCAAGTGAATATGAGTACACACATCGCAGAATGTATGACCGTCCTGCCAATGATGTTTTTGTAGAAGATGAATACGATTTTGATTAAAAAGAAGGAAATATAATTATGACAACAGCGAATATTGAGATGGAAAGTTTGGTAGATTTTAAATTGGATAGTAAAGATTTCCCAGAAACGGTGATGCTTCTGCAAAACCATTTAGAAGTTTACAAAGATACACACGGTAGAAAAGCTCCTTATGCGGAAGATTTCAATAAACTTGTAGGTGATATTCAGGCTGCTTGGGACAAGAAAGAGAGTTACATTTTAGTGAATGCTAAAGAAGCGGAAGATGTTCGTCATATTTTAGTTAATGGTTTATAAGGGGTAGATTTTGAGTATAAACTATGTTACTAAAAGTAATGGTGATGTTGTAGAGTTTTCTCCTGACAAATTGAACCGTATGGCAGAATGGGGTTCGACCATAGGGATTTGTTGGTCAGGGTTGGTTTTTGATGCATTACGTAAAGTAGAAGATAAATGTTCAACACAAGAATTACAACAAGCATTAATTGATGCGTGTTCCGATAAGAAAACCCCTGAACATTTAGATATGGCAGCAAGACTATACTTAGGTTCTTTGTATAAAACTGTACACGGAGGTTTCGAAGAGAGACCCTCTTTACCAGACTTCTATTATAAAATGACTTCTGCTGGTGTATGGGAATACATGGATTATGATGACTCTGACTTAGATTATCTTGATAGTGTTTTGGATAATGATAAAGATTTGAACTATAAATTATCTACAGTAAAACAAATAAGTACAAAATATGCAAAGAAGCTAAATGGTGTAGTTTGTGAAACACCTCAATATGCTTTCATGGGTATTGCAATGAAGGTGATGGAAACTCAACCTGATGAGCGTAGACTAGAAGATGTTGAGAAGTTGTATACATACTTAAGCGACCTAAAGATTAATATGCCGACACCTTTCTTAGCGGGTTTGAGAACTTCTTTTAAAGGTTTTGCTAGCTGTTGTGTAATCAAGTCAGAAGATACTGCAGACTCTATTGAGAATTTAGTACATGCTGCTTATAAGTTTACTAATGCGTCATCTGGTATTGGTTGTACGCTAACCACTCGTTCTGTTAAAGATCCTATAAGATCACAACCTGATAAACATACAGGAAAGATACCTTATTATCGATATTTACAAGGAGCGGTTAAATCTACTAAGCAGGAAGTTAGAGGTGGTGGTGCGACAGTCCATTACACTGTACTTGACCCAGAAGTAGAAACCTTGTTAAGACTGAAGCATCCCACCACAATAGAAGATAAGCGTATACGTGGGCTTGATTATTCAATGGGGGCAACAAAACTATTAGCTGAAAAAGCTTCTCGGAAAGAACCTTGGATGTTAGTGTCTTACTATGATTCTCCTGAGTTATATGAAGCACATTTTAAAGGTTATGACGAGTTTAAGAAAGCTTATCAAGATTATGAAAAGAGTGAAGGTAAGAAGAAGTTTGTTAACTCTTTTGAAGTATTAAAACTATTCTTGACTCAACGTGGTGATACAGGTCGTAAATACCACACTTGGTTAGACGAAATGAATACACATACACCGTTTAAAGATACAATCTATAGTAGTAATCTGTGAAATGACGCAGCCTTACGTGGGGACACGTATTGAAGAATTGGGTGAATTGACTGGAAAGCTAAGAGGTTTTACCTTATGCCAATCAGCAGCGAAGCTCTAAGGATAGAGAACGTTCAGAGACTAGTGGAGTTTGAGAACTTAATTACCACATTAGCGCCCAACACCTAGAACAGGTGATGATATAGTCCGATACTTGTAGAAATATAAGATTAACATTGAGGTCAGGAGATATTTCTCCCTACTAAAGGTTACTTAAACGTTGTGGATATGTATGATAAGAATAAAGGAGTCGAAGCAGGGGAGATTGCTTTATGTTTCCTAAGTTGTTTGGTTGCAGGAAGAATTTCAGAAGAGGAATATGAAGATGTAGCTTATTACTCTCTTCTAGCAGTAGATAATGTTATAGATTTGATGGAGTACCCTTTTCCTCAAGTAGAGAACACTGCTAAAGGTAGACGTAGTGTGGGTATAGGTATTACCAATCTAGCACATGATATGGCGGTAAGAGGTTTGGGTTACAGTAGCTTAGAGGGTAAGAATTACATGCACTCTTTAGCTGAAATGCACAGCTTCTACCTACACAGTGCAAGCTTACGTTTAGCAAAAGAGAAAGGTAACTGTTCTTTAATAAATAGGACTAAGTATCCTGAAGGTTGGCTACCTGTTGACACGTACAATAAAAACGTGGATGATGTACATAGCCAAGGTTTGAAATTTGATTGGGAAAGTTTACGTAAGGGAATCATAAAGCAAGGTGGTATACGTAACTCGGTACTAGAGGCAACTCCTCCTGCTGAAAGTAGCTCTCAAGCAAGTGAGACTACTAACAGTCTATACCCTATACGTGAATTTTACACTGTTAAGCGTTCTGGTAGTACAGTGAATACTTTTGCAGCACCTGATATTGAGAAGGAAGAAGTTAAAAATAGTTATGAACTTGCTTATAATGTACCTACTAAGGACATTATAGATTGTTACGCTATCTTCCAAAAGTTTCATGGGCAAGGTATTAGTTGTGACCTTTACACAAACTATAGTAAGTATGAAGGTGAAAAAGTACCTCTTACTGTAATGATGAAAGATTACTTCTACGCTACTAAAATGGGGCTTAAAAGTTTATACTATCAGAATAGTAAAGGTGGTATCAAAGAAGACGAGACTAAAGTCACGGTTGCAGCAACTTCTATTTTAGAAGATGAAGAAGACGATTGTGAAAGTTGCCGTATGTAATTTTAAAGGCTGTAGTAAAATACAGCCTATTATTTAAAGAGGAATTATATTAGTGATAGATAATGTATTAAATCGTTCTAACACAGGATGGAAAACAGGAAAGTATCCTTTATTCATGGGGGAAGAGTTAGGCTTACATGATACTATGAATAGACCTTACCCAGAGTTATTCAAACTATTCAAAAAGCTTAAAAGTTTAGACTGGGCAGAAGATGAGATAGACTTGGAAAAGTCAAGATTAGATTTTGCAAGTTGTGATAAAAATAGTTACGATGTTATGATAAAAACTTTATCCTTTCAATATGAAGCGGATAGCCTTGCATCTAGATCTATAATTGCATTGTTTGCACCATTTATTTCTAACAGCGATTTAAGTCAAATGATGTTGAAGTGGAGTGAGAACGAATCCCTTCATGCATTAACTTACTCTGAAATAATTAGGCAATGCATATCCAATCCTGACGATGTATTTAATGAGATACTATCTGATAAGAATATAACTGATCGTTCAGATGTTATCGCTAAGAGTTTTTCTAAGTTGAAAGTGCTTGGTGCTAAATATTCTTTAGATAAAAACTCAGTATCATCAGAAGAAGTGCGAGAGACTTTGCTTTTAAGTTTGGTAGCTTTATATTGCCTAGAGGCAATGGAGTTTATGGCATCTTTTGCATGTACATTTAGTCTTGCTGAGAGAGACCTATTCGAGGGTGTGGCAAGTTTAGTACAGAAAATAATGGTAGATGAAACAATCCATACTCAAATGGACGAAGCTATTATTGATATTCTGTTTAAAGAACCAGAATGGAAAGCAACTTTTGAGAAGATTAAACCTCAAGTTCAAGAGTTAGTGGATAGCGTCTACCATCAAGAAGTTTCTTGGTCGGAGTATATATTCAGTGAAGGACGTAGTGTCCTTGGTTTGACAGCAGGGCTACTTAAAGATTGGGTTACATACAGAACCGACGCTGTGTACAATAAACTGGGACTTGTTAAGCCTTACAATGTTGTAGAGGAGAACCCTTTACCTTGGATGGATAAGTGGTTAGATATAGACTCTAATCAACAGTCAGCACAAGAGGTTAGTTTGAACAATTACCGATTAAACTCTGTTATAGATGATACTAGTGAAGATATCATTTACGACTTTGGTAACAGAGAGAACACATTACCTTCTGATGTTGTGGTTTATACAAAAGAGTTCTGTCCTTTTTGCGATAAGGTTAAACAATTCCTTAAAGATAAAGGTATCAATATAACAGAAGTTGATGTGGAAAGAGTTTATGCAAAACAAAGTTTGATAAACAAAGGGTTAACCACAGTACCTCAAGTATTTACTCAAGAGGGAAATTACTTAGGTGATTGTACTTCTATCATCAACAAATATTCATAAAGGAGAAACCATGACAAAAGAATCAAATGGCTCAGATTACAAAGAAGATTACGCCAAACTGGAAGCAATCATTATCAAGATGTTAGAACACGTTTCAGAATTAGATAACGTTGACCAAGAATTACAGAACACTTTAAACGATTTCGTTTATGAGGTTGTTGGTCAAGTTAAATTCCTTCTGACAATGTATGACCAGAATATCCAAAAGTACAATCACACTTTGGAAAATATGGATAATGTTATCGATGGTTTGGATTGTTCACGAGGGGTGAAAGCTTCTCTAAAAGCAGCCTTACCACAAAAAGGTTAACATTAGGAAGATTGGACACTATGACAAAAAAGAAAAGAAATATTGTTAAAAGGAAAACAGCTTCTGACGATATAGTTAATTTCTCAGAAGGTAATATCCAGTTTAAATATTATCCTTACACTGGGGAAGTCTTTTGTCCATCTTCTCACTCCCTTGTGTTAACAGCACACCACTTTGGAATAAGAGGGTTTGAGATTTCAGAAAGTAGGAGTGAAATCCATAAGAACATGTTATTCGTTCACCCTCCTACTGATATGGAAAAAGTGGAAGCCTTTAGGTTAATTAAGAAAACCTTGCGTGAGTTGAAGGATGACCGTAAGCAGAAGAGAGCAGAACTTATTGCTAAGAATATTAACAATAGGACAGGTAATCCTATAACATGGGCTACTATCAACGCTTATATTCACAAGCTTAAAACGGGTGATTTATCAAGGGAGAAAGTTGCTAAATGGTTTAATACTTTTAACGTAGAAGATGACAAACATTTAAAAGCTAAGCACACCACTGTTATAGAAGTCTCTACTCGTAGTAAGGCAACTATTATTAAGATGGGATTGGACATTTTGAAAAGGTTGTTCAAAGAAGGTAAGCTTAGGCGTTTGACAGAAGAACAATATCAAGCTAAGATGGAAGTATATGCTAAAGAAAAAGCCGATAAGCAAAAAGAAAGTGAACAAGAGGGAGAAAAGGAAACGATTGTTAAAACTGGCGAAAGAAAGGAGGAAAGAGGGTGATCAATGATAAAGGTTATTACTATTTAGATTACGAGTTTAATAAAGATGATACAGAAAGGTTATTACAACTAGAAGACGTGGATAACTTCTTAACAGAGAGTGAAGATAACCCACAGTATATTTCTGGGATAGAAGATAGTAAACACTATAAGAAGGTTTTATTTAATCTTAACCGTAAAAATATTAAATGGGACACCCTTTCTTTCTTTATATTAAAGAATAAAGGTAATCATACTGCAAGAAATTACAGGGTATGTTGTGATATAGGAGGTTACCATTGTGAAGAATAGTTGTAAAAATGCACCTCCTTTTGTGCAAGAGATAGTTGACCATATTATTGATGTAGAAGGGGGTTATGTCGATAACAAGGATGACTCAGGTGGTGAAACTAAGTATGGTGTGACGGAAAAAGTTGCAAGAGCTAATGGTTACGAAGGACATATGTCAGAATTACCAATAACCTTTGCACAAGATTTATATGTCACCGAATATTACCTTACACCTAAGTTTAACCTTGTTGCAGAAGTGTCGGAAACTTTAGCAAAAGAAATGATGGACTCTGGGGTGAATGTAGGATATCGTACTCCCATAAAGTGGTTCCAACGTTTGCTGAATGTATCTAATTGTAAGCAGAAGTATTACAAAGATATAGAAGTGGACGGATACTTAGGTAGTAAATCTATTGGTGCATACACAGCTTTGTGCAAAAGAAGAGGAGAACTTGAGGCAGAGAAGTACATTTTCAATGGGTTGAATAGTTTTCAGCAAGTTTACTATGTTGAATTGGCAGAACGTAGAGAGAAGGATGAAACTTTTGTTTATGGTCAAATTGTAAACAGGGTAGAGTATCTTCCATTTTAGGAGGTGTTATGCGAGCAGGTGTTTTGTTTACTATATTAGGTATTATTTATATGTGGGGAGGTACTTACGAATGGTATGGGTTAGAAAATGACGTATTCACTTTTAAAGAAATAAATTTTATAGGTATAATCACAATGTTATTCGGGTGTCTGATGCTGACAATTGAAAAGGCTGGTGACGATATTATTAAAGCTTTGAAGAAGGAAGATTGATATGAATTGGGAAGAAAAGATTAAACTTTTGTGGATTTTGTTTGCTATCAATACATTTTTTGGAATAGTATCCGCATTTGATGGCAAAGATGCAGGAGCCTATGTTGTGGGGAACTTTGTAATATGTGCTATTGCTATGGCGGTAGATATTATTTGTAAAGAGATTGACAGTTTAAAGGTTAAGTAGTTTTCATAATAATTATTAATTAAGAGGTGATAGATATGGCTCGTAAAGGGAAAAATTCAAGAAAGTCTCGTGGTAATACTGGAACTCCGTCAGCGCAGGTACGACACCCTAATAGAAATCCTAACAAAGGGGAATGTCGTGCGGATAGAGGGAATCGACAATTGATCGAAGAGCAACAAACAAGCAGAGAAGACTACGATTTATCTTGGTTCCAACCTACCGAGAAACAGAAGGAGATTGTCTACTCTATGTGCGTAAATGACCTTACGATGGTACAAAGTGGTTCAGGTTGTGGTAAAAGTACTACTGCAGTTTGGCAAGCCCTTAAAATGTTGAAAAATGGAGATTTTAAAAAGATATTGCTTGTTAAGACAGCTTCGGAAGATAGTCCTGATATGGTTGGTTATTTAAGTGGGGACTTAAACTCTAAGTTAGAAGCTCATATGGTAGCTATGAGAAGTATCTTCACCACTTTCATGTCTAAGGCAAAACTAGAGATGGAAGAAAAAAGAGGACGTATCGAATTTGGCGTGCCTAATTTTATAGCTGGGCGTACCTTCTATGATACTATCTTAATCATCGACGAATGCCAAAAGATGGATCAAGGTACTCTTAAACTGATAACGGAACGCCTCTCAGACACGTCTATCTGTATTTTACTGGGAGACAAGGGTCAAAGGTATTCCGCCAAAAAACGTGAAGATGGTTTCACTAAGTTTGTAGAGTTAATCACTGATGTGGATGAGGAAGGCCGTTACTCTAAAGAAGATTTAATGGGATATGTTGAGATGACTTCTGCGGACAACATGCGGGGGCGCTTATCTAGACGTATAGGTGAACTCTTTGAGGAAAATGAATAGACCCTTCGGGGTCTTCTTAAAGGAGTGAGGTGTGAGAAAAGACCACAGAAAAAGGCAATTAGCGGTATTAGTTGATGAAGATAATTATAGTAGGAAGTACACAGACGGGGATGGTAAAAAGCAAAGTTGTCTAGAGTATGCAATACATCATAAAATACTAATGAGGACGGGAAATACTAAAACCCAAGAGCATAGACCCACCTATAAAGGGTGTAGGGTTTCTGGTAACCTTAAAAACTATAATTATTTTGTTGAGTGGTGCAGATGTCAGAAAGGTTTTAATACGGAAGGTTGGGTTTTAGATAAAGATATTCTTTCAGGTAAAGATAAAATATACTCAGAAGATACTTGTGTATTTATACCTATGTGTGTTAATAGCTTCTTAACCTTCAGTAAAAGGACTAACTCTACATCAGTATATGCAGGGGTTTCGTGGCAGAAGAGTTATACTAAGTCAGGTGGAAAATATATAGTATCTTGTGCTCAACTAGACGGTAAAAATAAAACACTAGGGAGAACAACTTGTCCAAAGGAGGGTTATAAGCTTTACAGAAAAGAGAAAGTGAGATTAGCAAGAGTATTAGCTCAAAGATATTGCGGAATTGTAGATGACAGGGTTTATGAATATCTTAATAATTTTGAAAAGCACATAGACGATTTAGCAATAAAAGATCAAAACTACAAAGGAGAGGTATAATATGTATTACAAAGAAGATAACCATTTCGTAGAAGCGACCAAAGTACGTTCACGAGTTAAAAACTTATCTCATGAGATTTTCCTTGATGAAAGTATTTCAGAACCTGAGTATTACCGAAACGCAATCTCATTGTTGCGTAACCAAGTGGCAGAAGGGGATGAAGTGGAAGTGTATATATCTAATGGTGGAGGTTTAGCACATACCGCAAGCATCCTTACAGACGCAATGACCTCCTGTAAAGGTAAATTAGTAGGTTATCTATCAGGGCAAATATGTTCTGCCGCTACTATGATTGCCCTTAGTTGTGATGAGTGGGTTGTTGGCGAAGATATTTGTTTTATGGTGCATGGCTGTAGCTATGGGTTAGGCGGAAAGGGTACTGACATATCCAATCAACAGGAATTCATGAAAAAGTGGTGTGAAAACACTTTCAGACGTACTTATACTGGTTTTCTTACAGAAGAAGAGATTGTTTTAACATTGGAACATGGTAAAGAACATTGGTTTGATTCAGATGAGACAGCTAAAAGGTTAACTACTTTCAAAGAACATCAAGCTTCTTTGCAATCACAAGCCATGAATCAAATGTTCGACCAACAAATTGCCGCCGAAGATGAAGCCCTTGACGCAGGATTGAATCACCTTCTTACAAGTGGAAAGGTAACCCAAGCAGAAGTGGATGCCATTAAGAAAATCACTCCACTTTTAGATGAAGCTTTTGAATCTGGTGAAATTGATTTGGACAACCTTCCTGAAAGTGGGAAAACCTCCTCACAACAGGATTCCGATTATTCAAATGCTTTTGCCATCAACGTCAAAGATGAAATTGCGGCAATATGTATGTACACTTTAGACGAAGATGGTATTATTTCAGAAGTGGTGTTAGATGTTGCAGAATATGACAGTGAGGTTATTGTTTCCAATATTTGGCTAGAGGATAACCTTGACCGAAGTGAACTGATCACTTTAGCAAAGGATATTGGTGTCAAAGGTGTCGCTCATAACACTAAAGATTCTGGTAAAATTATAAACAAGATTATTGATTATGTGGATTGTCTTATTGAAAAAGAGGAAAACTCTTAGTGGAAAAGTTAACTGGGATAAAGTGTGAATCTATTATTGGGGAAGCTGTTCATGTCAGAGGTAATTTGTTTGAATACCGTAGAAGCGGTTACATAACCACTTTAGACTTGGACGAAAACCTTTCAATAGAAGAAGTATACTATATAAAAGAGGTTATCTCTTTTTATGAAGAATTAATTTCATTAAATGATTAAATAACATTTGACACCATAACACCCTTTTGCTAATATTTACTTATTGGTAAGAGGGTGTTTTTATATCTGCGATATAAAGTCTTTGTATGCGGAGCATAAAAGTGTTATTGTTTTAATTAAATAGGAGAAATATTATGAGTACAGAAAATAAATTACGAAAGTTTAAATTGATAGATGAAGATGGGTATAAAGCTTCTCATCATTTAAATTATGTTTTATTAAGACAACACTTAAAAAACAATTGTCTTGAAGGGATTATAGATGATGGTCACCTTTTCTATTCAAAAGATTTACATAATGCCTTGATAACCAGAAATGAATTTCAATTCTTTGAAGAAGTGTTTGAAGAAGAAAGTGGCGAAGGAGTAAACCTCTTAGCTCCTTTTTTCGAAAAACAGCTTAAGGAGGGTGTATATGGAAAAGAGAAGCCCTTCCCGCAAATAGGTGACCGAGCTACTTACGGTGGTAATAAAAATTGTGAAGTGGTGGGTGTACATAATAATACTTGTATGTTACTTGCGGAAAGAGGAGATTACCATTTAGCTGATATAAGCGATATTTCAGAATATAAACCTTTAACAGAAGATGAAATAATTATCCGAAGCAAGGTAAAAAATATTATACAAAGGTACACATTAGAGACAGCATTAGACTACTTAATGGAAGAGTATACTGTTATTGAAAAGGATTGTTACAAATGAGAAAACGAGATAAGATTAAAAATATAACACCTTTTATATTTGGAGCACTTTGGGCAATTGTGTTCTGGTTAATGGGTGTCACCACTGAAGGAGGGGATTCACTATTAATCGTGAGTGGATGGATAGCTTTGGTGTTAATGAGTATCCTTGTCACAGATGAAGGTATTGACCTTTTCGACAAGAATGATAATGAAGAGGATGATTAATTATGAGTAGTATAGACGAATTTAATGAAAATAACCCTTTACTAATAGATCCTACTTTCTGGGTTAATAGTGCTTATGGTAAATTAGAAGGTAGTAAGGAAGGAGAATTACTTAAACTAAGTAAGATTGTTAGTGTAGGTACTATCTTTATAACAACATTAAACTCCCAGTATAGGTATTCTTTCACAAGTAGTGCTGCTGCTGATTATTTCTTTAAAAGAGTGAGAGAGTTAAAAGAGGATGGGATTATTTCATGAAACAATATACTCACGTAAATCAAAATCACATCAGGAAAAATATAAAACTTCCGCCAGAAGAAAGATTACCTGTTGTGACAAGTAAAACTTATAAAGACAATAACTATTTCAACAGTGCAGAATTAGTTTGTAAAGACACTGGTAAAGTTGTGGCAAGGGTGGTATATTCTCCTGATAAACCGTTAAGTTGTGGGTCGCGTCTTTATATCCTAACAGACACAGATGATATTGAAATAAGGGAGATGACTGATGGTGATAGTTGATATACATTTAGGAAGATTGGGTATTATTGAAGGAGATTCCAAACGTTTATTGGAACCTTATGTCGATAGTAGATTATTTTCACAATGGAAATCTTATGATGAATACACTGTTGACACTGATAGTGTTAAAATTAGAATGGATATCAAGGATTTATTTATACTTTCAGAAAAGTTTATTGTCACTGTAGGTAATGGTTGGGTAGAATTGGAGGAAATAATTTGAATAAAAGTTTAATGTTTAGCAGCGATAACCAAAAATGGGCGACCCGAGAAACCACTCTTAGAAGCATAGAACAGCAGTTAGGACGTTCCTACAATGTTGACCCCTGCTGCGAAGAATCCACCGCAAAATGTAAGTTATTCATCACACAAGAAGATGACTTATTTAAAGTGGGTAGTATTCGTGATAAGTTTAACCTTCCTAAAGTGGAAATGTTTGTCAATCCGCCTTATGGAACAATGCAGAAGAAGTTTGTAGAAAAGGTAATCACTCTGTGTGAAGAAGATAACGTTGTTGCGGATATATTAATCCCCTCTCGCACAGATACTCAACTTTTCCACGATGTTATCCTTCATAAAGCAAATGCTGTATATTTTATAAAAGGTCGTATCACATTTGGTGATGATGCTTATTGGCAATGGGTGTGGAAACAAGAGTTCATTGATGGAAAGAAGAATAACCTTTATCAGAAGTTTGGTAAAATGAATCCAGCACCATTTCCTTCGATGGTAGTATCTGTTGGTGGAAAGGGTATTTTCCAGATGAGTACATTACAATTGGAGAAGGAGAGATAATGTGAATGAAGAAATAAATTGGGACGAAGATTCCTTGCAAGATCAACTTTCTCACATAGCAAACATTCTGCACAATATCTGTTGTTCAATGGAAGATGAAGGGCATCAGGATACCCTTGGAAAAATGGCAACTGACCTTTGGGAACTATCTAAGTTTTATAAGTTAACACCTGAACAAAAACTTCGTGCAAAGGTATGGGATACTGTTGCGGAAACAGATATTCGTGAATCGGATATAGACTCTATCACAACGGACATTTTAGAAAAGTTTAAATTGGAGGAGAAATGAATTACCAAACTTTAGTAAAGAAATTGCGCCCTATAAATTGGTTTGATAAACTGAGAGCTTGTATTTTTAAAAGTGGTTGTACCTTTTCAGGTGACTACTGCGAAGTGTACTCGGATTGGTTAGATAATAAACTGGCTAATATGGATATTAATACTTTAAAGGTGGATACTCATAGTCTAACTTTTAAAACTACATCAAGTGAACATGTTAAGTTATGGGTTGCAAACTATCCCTATAATTATGGTAATGATGAAAGTTATAATTCACCTTATGAAAGACGTAACAAATACCCTAGTTGGAAGGTTGTACTTAAACTAAGAGAAATACACCTTTCACAAAAAGATAAGATTTTGGAAAATTATAAGAAGTCTCTCGCAGGAGAAATAAAATGAATTTCACATTAGACGAATTAAAACGTTTTCAGCAAAATGGCACTTTGGAAAGCATGATCCTTTCACATGGACTACTTCCTATGCAAGTGTTGGAAATTGTACTAGGAGATGTTAGTTATGATTTGGATGAAATTGAATCTCTTGAAACTAAATGCAGCTCTTTAGAAGAAGATATAATGGATTTGGAAGAAGAGTTATCTGCACTAGAAGAAGAATTGGCTGAATGTGATTGTAACTAACGCACCAAACAGGACGTTTCAGACGCAATTGATTCACTTATAGTAGGGTAGCTTACCCATTAGTATAAAAACCTCTTAGACGTTCTGTTTAAGAGGTTATTTTCGTTTCAAAGGGGATATTTATGAATGGGTACAAGGTCGGAGAAGTAGTGGGACGTAAACTAGCAGGGAACAGACTTTTCAAATTGAAATATATCGGTGAAGTGTATTGCATTGCGGAAAATGTTTCCACTGGAGAAGAATGTGTTATTAAATTGAAGAATTTGAAGAAACCTATTTAAAATAAAGGGGAGCGAAAGCTCCCTTTTTGCTATGTGGAAATTATTTATCCTTAACCTTATTAACCCCTCTACGCTTCTTGTTATTTATCCAAACAACACTTTGCTCTATATCATACCTCTTTATCAAAGCGTTAAATGTTACAGTTAAATCAACATTTGAAACAACACCCTCTCTTTCCATGAAACGAGATACACTTCCTAAATTAGGGAAAGTTTTAGTTGAAGCTTTATACCAATTACCCGAATCCTCCACCACCTTGTGATGGTGTAGAAGGTAATACCCATTTTTGTACTCAGTACTCCATGTTTTATTAATAAACATTATTTACTCTCCTTCCGATTAAATTCCCACTTCTTCCAAACGTCATTCATCACTTGTGAATAACTTCTCAAATATTTCTCCTTGTATTGCTCGCATTCCCATTCATCACCAACTTCTGCCATGAACAAAGTGTACTCCTCTTCGGGTAAAGCATCCCACTTACTTTCAACCAAGAGGATTTCCTTTCTAGAAGGGGCAGCCTTTCTAGCATCTTCTTTCATCTTATCCGCAAAAGCTTGCAATTCTACTAAAGCTTCTTCTACACTGGACATATATTCTCCTTTTGTTAGTATTAACCTTTATTGTAACATGTAAACACTTTATGTCAACAGGGAAATACTTTTAAACAAGGTGTTGACTTGCGGAAATATTAGTGTAGAATTGAGGTTTATTGTTAATGAGAGGAGATGTTATGTCGGAATTGGAGACAGAAGATTCGTTGAAGTGGTTATTTAATAAAGTAGATTTTGAACTTAACGAAAAGCAGAGAAAATTCATAGTAAATTTTATAAATTCAGAAAAAAGCTTTATATTACAAGGACTTGCGGGTAGTGGCAAATCAACCATAATGTCTTTGTTAAAAGATTACTATCAGCACAGTATATTATTCACCGCTACAACAGGCGTGGCAAACTTATCTCTGCCTAATAATATAGGTAATGGGACAGCGCACTCATGTTTATCGTTAGCTATGGAACCTTCAAATGAGTTACATTATAAAAAGACATCCACCACAACCAATAAGTTACTCGGAAGTAGTGATACAGTACAGATAATAGTTGTGGATGAAGCGTTCGGATTAAACAGTGATAACCTAGATTTGATATGGAGACGTATTGAAAGGTATAATAAACGCACCTCTAAACGGAAAGCTCGTAAGATTAGGTTGCTGTTAGTAGGTGATAGTGCTCAACAAGTAACTATAGCTGATGACAACACACAAGAAGAACTTAAACGTAGATGGGGTCATCACCTGATGTTTAGAAGTTCTGTATGGGACAGGTTTGATTTTCAAGTAGCAGTGTTGGATAAAGTAGAACGACAGAAGGACAAGGTCTACATGGCTTGTTTAGAAGTCATACGTTATAACCAGAAAAACCGATTTGAGAAATGTTTACCTTGGTTGAATACACTTTATAATCCTAATTATAACCCTGACCAATTAGTTCTTGCGGCAACTAATAAAACAGTAGATAAGATAAACCAAAGTGCTCTATCACGTAACCCAAACAAGAAAGTTGTTTTTAAGGGAGAAGTAACAGGAAAATTCAATATGAAGGATGTCCTAATAAAGAAAGACATTACTTTATGTGAAGGTGCATTGGTTATGTTAGCGAATAACGACAGAGAAGGTAGATGGGTTAATGGTAGTAGAGGTGTTGTTACGGATATGATCCACGGAGAAGGTGTGTGGATTGAATTTAAAGACGGACAAACACATTTTGTAGAGTATATAGAATACGAGAATACAGAAACTTACGTGGAAAAGGATGTGAAGCAGAATGATGGGACTAACAAGGATGAATTGAGGAAAAAGGTATTGGGTAGACTGGTAGCTTTACCTATACTGATAGGTTACTGTATTTCTATTTCTAAAAGTCAAGGGCTTACTTTGACAGATAGTTATGTTATTGATATGGAGAAACCGTACCTGTACACGTGGGAGAAATTAGGATCATTCGGTACACAGTTTCTATATGTTGCGTTAAGTAGAGCTTCGGAAAAAGAGTTAGTTACTCTAGCAACTAAGTTAGAACCTAGTCATGTGAAGGTTTGCCAAGAGAGTATAGACTTTTGGTATGAGTGTGTCGAGAAGAGTATAATTTAAGGAATATTTATGAAACTAATCATTGCAGGAGGAAGAACCTTTTCAAATTTTGAATATGGTTTCAAATGTATCGACCACATGACAAAAGATATTCCTAAATCCGAAATAACCATCATTTGCGGCAAGGCCGCAGGTGGTGACACTTGCGGAGAAGAGTGGTACAAACTTCACAAAGAAGAAGGTGTACAAATAGAATACCTTATCCCGAAGTGGGATGACATTTCCGCACCTGATGCTGTTATTAAAATTAACAAATTTGGAAAAGAGTACAATGCCAAAGCAGGGATGGATCGTAATCACGCAATGGGAGACACTGCCACACATTTGATTGCCTTTTGGGATAATAAGTCCCGTGGTACAAAAGATATGATAAATTACATGACAAAACTGGATAAACCTGTTAAAGTGTTTGACTATTAGAAAAGGGGTATTGGGTAAATGAGAAATAAAACTTTAATACAGGAACTTTGCCGAATATTAAATATAACCTACAAGGATATTCACATTGATTACAATAACAATTGTGGAGAAGATGTTGTTTATATCAAAGGAGAATTTGCAGGTTATGTAGAAGACTTTTGGAAATGTACCACTTTAGAAGAGTTGAGAGGAAAATTATGAATAAAGAAAAATGTGTTGAAATTATACATAACACCATATCTAAAATACTGCTCACCACTGAAGAATTTAATTTAACAGATAGTAGAATATTACTAGAAGTTTTAATAAAAGAAGGTTACATTAAGGAAACAGTTTTCAAAGGAGAAACCAGTGAATAAAATTTACAACTTAACCGAAGGTGATTGGACTAATGCATCCGAAGATATCGATGAAATTGTTTACCAATATTTAGAAAATTACCCTAAAGAAGAATTACTCGTTGTCGAAAGTGTATTCCTTTATGAGGGTGTACCTGTTCAAAAGTATATGTCCGATTATATTGATGTGGATTATATGCTTGATATGGCAGAGAGTAACGCTTGTGATGAAGTGGGTGAATTTGCGGAGGGGTGGCTAGATTATGTCACCACACCCCAACGAGATGAATTGGCAGAAATGATTACCCAGTGGGCAAATAAGAACCACCTTCAACCAAAGTTTCAACATATTGACGAAGTGGATGAAATTGAGGTGGAAGTGGATGAAGTTATCCGCAATGAATTATTAAAACTTTTAGAAGGAGGTGATTGTGGAATTTAATGGTGCTGTGCTGGTTGATAACCACAAAATTGAGAATGCTTTGGAAAATTGTAGTTTATTAAAGTTAGAATATGATTTGGAAATTTCCCGTTGTAAGGAAAAACTTTCTTCTCAAATAGGTGACTTATCTTGGTGGGACAAATCCTTATGCAATGATGGTGATGCGGATTGGTTCAAAGTTTACAAAAGAAAGTACAAGGGTCAATACTACCGTTGTTTTAGTAATAACTGGTTAGACAATTTCCAAAGTGTAGGTTTAGTTTCAGAGGAAAGTTATAAAAAGTTTGGAGATATGGGAGAGAACTATTATAGCTACACTAAACAATTTTGGCCTTTGAGTTCTCTTATTAAAGCAGGGACTCCTGTCTACCTTAACCATAAACAAGCTGATTTTGTGAATACATTTTATAAGGAGAATAACAATGTTCAAAACTAAACGTACCAAAGAATTAGAAGCTTGTGAACGAGAATTATACTTTCTCAAAATGGAAATTAGTGCAATAGCTACATGGTGTGCGGCAGACTCACCTGAAATAGGTTTTGCTATGAGAAGACTCCTTGGAGAAGATATTCACGAAGTAGATATTAGTCTCTGGAGGGATAAACTTCGTAAAGGTGAATTTACTTGGCAGGAGTATATACGTCCTTCTCCACCTAAACCTCCTGAGAATCGTATCATCCATAACGGAAAACTTTTGAGTAAATAATACTTGACTTAAGGATCACTCTTAGGATAATATCATCCAAAAGAGAAATATACTTTATTTTAGAAACACTGAACAGGAGAGATATCATGAAAGAATTAGATTTAACAGGTGCAAAATTATTAAAACTTTGGTTACGAATGGGATACTATGATTACCAGATTTCTGGTGAAAAGGATATTTGTACACTTGTGCGGATGTGTTTGAAAAGTGGACTTTGTGGGGTGGGATATCTAGTGGCAATTGCGTTTATGTTTGCAGTAGGTGCTTCCTTACTTTACATAGGTTATTGTATGTTCTCATTTTTAACATTGTATTTACCAGAAGCTTACTATGCTCCTGTGGATGATATAATATTTAGTTACATACTTTTACCTATACTAAGTGTAATCGCTTTAATAGGTTTCACTGCAGAAGTGTTACAAGGTAAAAGAAACTTTGCCCCAGAATATATGAAACGTCCACTAAGGAAACTTTTCAAAAATAGCACATCTTCTACGGAAGAAACCATTGTTAAAGAAAAGACACCATCTAAAACGTGGATTGCTATTAAGGAAATGTACCGTAGTGTGAAAGATAAAACTTGTATCAAGGTGAAGCTATGAGTAAAAAGAACCCTCCTAAAAATAGAGACTTTCTTGGATTAGTTAAATCTGGTGAAAATGTTTATTGGGATATATTTTTCTATGGTAGGAAGGAGGACGGTCTTAGAAAAGCTGAATTTGTTGATAGAGGTTTATTCTCTATGCCACCACTTATACGTTGGGAAGAAATGCCTGTTATAGAGGAATCAGATTATGATAAATAACATTAGAATCAGGAATCAGCCTTTGTTCAAAGAGTTTACTTTTACTGAACAGGAGATGAAACGTTATGTGTTGAAAACTCCGCATAGAGTTTGGGACAAGTCCGTTGGAGATATAATACCTCTACACTTAGATGTGCTATTAACTCCTTTTGAATATACAATCCTTGAGGGAGTGTTCAACTATGAACCAAACTCAAACATTTTTACAAAGGAAGAAACTGAAGGTAAGTTACGGGAGATATCACATGTTTTATCGGCAGCAGCAGAAATTGTAAAAGTGATGTCCTTAGATGAAGTAGAGTTTATTGAAGTGGACAAAGAAACTTTTGATAAGTGGGCGACATTTCGGGAATGGTGTGTTATTGTAGGAGAAGGTGCGTGAACGATAACAGTGTAGCTAGAAAGATTAGTAAAGAGATGAACAACCAATATGTAGAATCTATTGAGGTAATTAACTTAGATGTTATTTTAAAAGATCTGTTCATTTCGGATGAATTAAAAGAGGAAATTTTAGAAGAAGGATTCTTTGATTGTTACGCAGGTGGTGATTTTGAAATACTCATAATAACTTATGCTTATGATAAAACATTAGTGGCATTGAATAATTTCTCCTCTGACCCAGCAGAATATCTTTTCCATTGCACAGACGGTTCTGTTTGGGTATCTTCAATGTTACCTGCAATGGAGTATGAGGAAGGGGGTTGGTACGCTGGTGATGAGATTATCCAAGTTGACCAAACAGAACCTTATGAAAATAAGGATAGTTGGTGCTATAGGAGTTTGAACAAGGTAAACGCTTATAAAAGTTTAGGTGTTAGTGTGGAAACTATGAGGAAGATTGTGGAGGGTTTATGAATAAGAAAGAGCGGGAAATTTTATCAAAGATTATTGCTGAGATGAAATATAGTAACAACACAGTACATGAGGCTATAGATTATGCAGATAGGATATTGAGAGAATTCCCTTTCTTAAAGGATGATATGACTTGTGAAAAAGGGGATGTATTAGAAGATAACATTGTGGAGAATATAGGAATATTCTTAAGAAATAATAATAACCCTCTTGCTTTAAGAAAACACACCAACAATAAAATGATTCAAAAATGGGAAGATACTAAATATACAATTCTTTGGGATTTGTTAGATGAGGAAGATATCACCTTATCGGAATTAGAAGATATAACCAAAGATTACGAGGGAGTAAAAAGGATTGTTTTATCTTGGGGTTGGAGAACAGTAGTAAAGTACCACTGTGAAGATGGAGAATTTTTAAAATGGTGTACTAAATTACTATAAGTATTATTTTAAATTAAAGGGTTCATTATTATTGAACGAGAGGAGAAATTGAACATGAATGGAAAAATAGAAGTGGGTTTCATTTGTTATAAATATCGATGGTCAGATGGTGTAGGTACAATGTTTCAATTTTTTCCTGACGGAGAATGGGACGAAGATAAGCTTACCATAGAGGAAGCTTTAGAATATTACCCTATTGATAAGTATGAGTGGGTATTTTTAGAGGAGAGATTATGAAAGAATTAAAATTAAGCGAAGAAGATCAATTAGCTTTAGTGGAAGCATTAGAGAACGAAACACTACCCTCAAAAGAGGTAATTAACCGTTGGAAGAAAGCAGCTAGTGCTTATAAGAAGTGGGAAGAAAAGGGTTTAAAGATTAAAGAAGTTTTTGAAGTAAGCGATGAGATTCATTAAGGGGAGATTGATTTATGTATGATGTAGTGGATGATGGTTTCTGGGGAATTCCAGAAGGTACACCTTCCGATGATGGGAATGGAGAATACGACTCTTCTGAAGGGTGTAGTTATTGTGGGTTTTGGCAATGTGCGGGTGATTGTGATGACTAAGGTTGTTGCTGTGGTGTGAGGAGAAGATTAAGTGGATTATAAATATACAAGCGAGAAAGGTAATAACATTTGGTTAATGCAGGGTGATTGTTTGGAGAGGATGAAAGAGATTCCTGATGGGAGTGTTGACTTTATACTAACAGACCCTCCTTACAATATAGCTAAGAAAAATAATTTTCACACTATGGGGCGACAAGGTATAGATTTCGGAGAGTGGGATAAAGGTTTCGACTTATTCTCTTATATAGATCAACTCCCTAGGTTGTTGACAAAAAATGCTAGTGTCGTAATTTTCAACGATTGGAAGAATATAGGAGAGATAGCTAAGTATTGTGAAAGTAAAGGTTTTATCATCAAAGATATGATTCGTTGGGAGAAAGCCAACCCTATGCCTAGAAATAAAGAAAGACGCTATGTTACTGATTATGAAGTGGCAGTTTGGGTTACAATGCCAAAAGCTAAATGGGTTTTTAACAGGCAAAGTGATACCTATGATAGACCGATGTACAAAGGAGGTTTAACGCCTTCAAGTGAAAAAGTAGGACACACTACACAAAAACCTGTAAAATTCATGGAACACTTAATTAAAACTCACACTGAGAAAGGTGCGACCGTGTTAGATTTATTCATGGGAAGTGGTGCCACAATTAAAGCAGCTAATAACCTTAACAGAAATGTAATCGGTATTGAAATGGGACATTGTGAGAAGAAAGACCACAAGTATGAAGGTGTTGATTGGACTGATGTGGTATATGATTGTGTTAAGTAGGGGGATTAAGTGAGAGAAGAAATACACTACTTTATAAGGGTTAAACTTATACCCGAGAGTATAAAACCTTTGTACTGGGATGAAGTTAATTTCGAAAGGATAACAGACGAAGATTTCATAGGAGTGGAAGTGGTAACAGATTCTGATCTTGTGTATGTCCCAAAGAGTCACTATGTAGGAGGATGTGGGAGTTTTTGGCTAGAGGATTTACCGATGGAATGGGTATTTACCAGAGAAGGTAAGAATATTCTTATAGATGCGGTTTGATTGGGGTTGACAAAACTGGGAAAACATGGGATAATAGTGTAACAGTTGATAACAAGAGGTAATATTACAATGGAGAAAACCATCTTCAAACCAAATGAGTTTGCAGAAATAATTGGTGTTAGTACAAAAACATTAAAGAATTGGGATAAAAGTGGAAAGCTTGTGGCAAGGAGAACCCCTTCTAACCATAAGTTTTATACAAAAGAGGATTTGGATGAATATTTAGCCCCGTGAGGGGCTTTTGTCGTTGGAGGAAAGGGTTTGATAATAAATATAAAAGAGGCTGCTCCTTCTTTAGGGAAAACTTATGGGGCGGCTCTCCATATAAGAGAGTCAGGTGGTAATTTTATAATAGCTTCTATTTCTAAAGAATTAGGTAAACAAACTTACAAATTATTGAAAGAATTGGGGGTGGATGATGTACTTTTAGTTAATTCCGAAGTGAAATATGTTAATGGGGTGATGGGTAGATTTTTAGAAGCAATAGAGGAGAAAGAAGCGAGAGTTATTATAATAACACATAAATTATTAGAAATGACCTACAAACAAGGTTATGATTTCTCTGAATGGGAATTGATAATAGACGAAGTACCTAACAGTTTTATAGAAGTTACCTCTTTCGAACAATATTCAGAAGATGAAACCACTATTATACAACAATTCCTAACTAATACAGGTGTTAAAATTTCTGGCTCTTGGGTTAGGGAGGTGTATAGGCTTAAGCAGGGTGTAAGGAAGAAACTTGAAGATAGGTTAGAGGATATGAGGAAAAGTCGGGACTCTAGTCTAAGGGAAAATGTACTTGATGCGTACGAATACTTACTTTTAGGTGGTGCTATTCAAAGGTGGCAAGATGAAAAAGACCCTAACAAGTGTAGGTACATGTTTCTGAAAGTGTTAAGTCCTTTAGAATTATTCAACCCCTTTAAGGTAGTCACACTGATTGCAGCAAACATAGAGAAAACTATGGTAGGTCAGATATGGACTAAAATATTCAATGTTTCCTTGGTGGACGATGAAAATATTAGACTCAGGTACGATAAAATACCAAACACTGGTAAGATAACTATATACCCTATGCTTGAGAGTGCGGACTTATCCAGAAACTTACTAGATAAAAATGAATCTACTAACTTTGAACTGATGTTGAAAGAAGTTCATAAAATTGTAGGGGATGAGGAATACATATATTCTTTTAACAACTACCGAGAAAGAAATTTACCTCTGGGAGAGAGAATACCTGTAATTACACACGGATTAAACAAGTTTTCCAATGTACATTCTTGTGTATGTTTATTCTCTTACAATCCTAACAAATTTACAAGGGATTTATTAGTTGATTTAGCTGAACACTTTAAACTACCAGAAGAAACTTTTGTAGAAGCTTACATAACCAGTTACTACTTAGAATATACTTTCCAAGCAGTATCTAGGGTCAGTATACGAAAACACGATAGCACTCACCCAGTGAAACTTATAGTCGGAGACAAGAAATGTGCAGAATACTTAAAGAGTACGTGGTTTGATGAAGCAGTAATAGACTATTCACATAAAATAAACCTACCACCCCCTGAAAAGGTAGGAAGGAAAGGTGGTTTTCCCACAGAGTTTAATTTCAGTGGTGGAGAAAAGACTTGGTTTTACAGACAGCAGAAAGAGAATGGATTATTTGGTAGGAAACTGGATTTCCATGATAAGGGAGATTATGATTTAGTGTTCAACGCTATAAAGAAGAAAAGAGGACAAATATAAATGGCTAAACAATTTTACAATGAAGATTTTATTAAAAATAACACGTACCAAGTACCAACAAGGAAATCTTTTACTGATTTGACAGGAGAAACCTTCGGGAAGGTTAGTGTGGTTTCTTGGGCTGGCATTAACAAATATGGAGATTGGAAAAAGGTGAGGAACGTTTGGTGGTGTAAATGTTCTTGTGAGGAAACGGATTACTTTTTAGTGGATAAGGCTAGTCTCCAAAAAGGTTTAACTACCTCTTGCGGGTGTAATTACAAAAATAATAATTCAGGAGGAGGAGATAGATCAAGTATAGAGGAAGCCTCTAACGCACTACTACCTAATTATGAGGTTTTAAGTTACAGAGGGAGAAAACGCCCTTGCAAGGTGAAGTGTAATGATTGCAAGGAAGTGAGAAATTTCGATACATTCTACAGTGCTCAACAAAGAGGTGTATGGTGTTCCTGTAAGGACAGAGACAATATTGTAAAAGATATAGCTGAAAGTGTTAACTATACCTTTGTAAGAAGGCTGCCTAATAATAAGATGGAAGCTAGTTGTAATAACTGTGGTAGTTTGCGGTCTGCTTATACTAGCACATCTTGTTGGGTGGATGAGTGCCCTTGTAAGTACGATGTTGATATGGAAGATAATAAACCTTCTTGTGTTTACTTCAACATAGACGAGTACAATCCATCTTATTATAAAATAGGAAAAGCCGATGAACCTTATAGTCGTTTAAATAAGGTTATGTCTAGTGTGAAGAAAGAGGGTTATGGAGACAAGCATAAATTTAAAGTAAAACATGTTAAATGGTTTGCTAATAAGTATGTAGCACTTCAAGTAGAATCTATGTACCACCAATGGTTAAAAGATAAAGCAGTGTATGGTTTCAAGGGTACTAAGGATACCAATAAAGTGTTTGATGGATGTACTGAACTTTTTGATGTATCTAAAGAAGATATAGAAGAGTTTAACAAGATCTACAAAACCACCGTAGATTATTTTGAAAAAGATAAACCTGAATATGTGATATCTAAAGATTTCAGTAGTGAACTTAATATTCAAAAACCTAAAGGTAAGCTTGGAGTTGATGTTTGGTTCCCTAGGATAGGTAAGCTATATGAGTATATGCACTTAGAAAGAAATGAGTGGAAAGATGACATAATATACAGCAGTGATAATCTAATAAAAGCTTATTGTAATATACGAAAAAGAGAGAATGAGTTGTTGTTTGAAGTTGACGGAGATTATTATAAAAGCTCTAAAGACTTCTACGAACAGTGGTGTCATTTAGCTGGAACAGGTTATAATAATTTCAGGGATAGGATTTTCAATAAAAATAAAGGGGTTTGGTTGGCACTTACGGAAGGTTCTATTAGAGGTAAGAGAAACACCTTTGTTGATATTGATGGTGTACAAAAACCTTTAATAGAGATTTATAACAGACACAAACCCATAATATCCTATAGTAGCTTCAAGGATTACTTACTAGAAGGAGTTTCTATAGAAGAGCTTGTTTACAAAGTACCTGAGATTAATATGACAAAGATATATTTGTACAAAGGTAAATACTACTCCAATGTACAACTAGCTTCAAAACTAGAACTATCTTGCCGCAAACCCACTTTCTACAACAGATTAAGTAATGGTTGGGATATAGACTTAGCCAGACTAATACCTTCTAATAATAAATTTAGGTATGAAAGAATCACCACTGACCTCCAAAATATCTATCCTGAAATATTCTTAAAATTAAAAGAGGAGTAACATCCTCTTCCTTCCTGAAATACATACAAAAATATTCTGACACTACGCACATCACTAAGAAAACCCACTTTGACCAAAAGTATAAAATATTAAATGAAACTAAACCCTCTAACAGCGATTGGATATATTGTGTAAGTGTTAATGATTATTATTAAGATTATTATTTATATTAGTGTTATTACTTCCTTTAGGGTATTAAGTTTCACACAAGGTAATTTTAGAAAAAATTTAAAACCGCTTCTCGAAATGGGGGGTGTGCCTTTGGTAAACGTACATTTTAAAATATTATTACGGGTTGGTGAAGGTAACCTTGTATAAAAGGTAATTTCCTTAAATATCAAACATTTATACGAAAGGTGTTGAGCGCCATTACCAACCCCCTTCATCAAAATCGACCTCCGTATAAAATATCTATCCCCTTCCCCGCAATAGTCCACTTCCCTCAATAATAACAATCCATTAACACATAACTACCCTTTATAATAAAGTGATTCCCTATTCATAAAACAAATTGAACATAACATATGAAATAGGAAGACCTATAAATTGTTACATTATCACATTCACCAAAGTATTATCCCCATTTGTTTTATAATACCAATTCCTACAATAAAACAAAGATTACCCCACTTTATGCAATTATTACATTGTGTTAAAAGTATTAACATTTAATCAATATTTATTCAATTAGTGTGGGAAGTGGGATAATACTTTTTAAAGTGGTTGATATTGTGTTACTTTGTAACAAAAGGATTCGGGAGTGGGATAGATTGTGGCATTGCGTTTTTAAGGGGTTAAAAACACCAACACCAAAATCCCTCCCCCTTTCCCTCATCCCCAACTATAACCCAATTAGCTAACATTTGTTTACACGTAAACAAGAATAATTACCATTTACCACTTTGTGGTGAAGTATCTCCCTTTGTTACGTTGTAACGAATTACAATCATTCTAATACGTTGTATTAATCTCTATCCCTTATTATACATACAATCACTAATTACTAAGCGCTATTCCTATAAGCTTTACAAGCTAATCTATAACTCCTTCTATCACATAAAAACACTTTAATCCTATGTGATAAACAGACACCATCACAAAAGGTAATTTTTATTATATCTTTTATTACATATATAATAAGTATCAGTAATACATTGTTAGAATAGATACCTACTAAGCTTAATATTTACTGTAGTGTAATGTATCCACTTTATTATTAAGTGTTATCAAACGTTGTTAAAAGGGGTTTATATTTCATATAACAGTATGATGTTATTAATATTTATAGTTGTTAGAAGTGTGTTTTATAAAGTGGGATTTCCTTGTTGTAAGAGGATACCATTGTTTTGAAAGTGAACAATATTAGTTCAAATTGTAGGTTATTGTGCAACAAGGTGTAATTATTGTTTTATACTGGGTTTATAAAACAAAGTGTTATGATTTTAACAGGATGTGTTTATATTTGGGCTAGGTTATTTTGAAGAAGGTTATTATATTTTACAAAGTAAAAAGCCCACCGGTTAAAGTGGGCTTTTTTGTTACACAAGGCTTTTTATTACAAATTATCTTTTAAAAGTGGTGCAGCTACGAGTGTTTAACTCACCTTTAAGTTTTACCCACTTCGAGCCACTTTCACACATAACTTTGGCCATTGCCATTCTATCAGATTCTATCTTTTTATTAGCTTCAGATAATCCACTACCAATAAAAACTAATACGATAATAGAAAGAGTAATAATTGATAAAGTTGTGGCTATAGTTAAAGTTTTCATAATGTAACGCCTTTTGTAATAAATGATTGTTTTGCTTCAGTAGGTTTATATTATCAAATCGGGTTATAATGTGCAACTATTAATTACACATTATTTCAAATTAATTTTATTTGTTATATTGTTCTTGTTTTTCTGCTACGTACTTTTTAAAGGCTTCATCATTCATAAAACCCGTTATTGTTAACATATCTACGTTTGTGTTAGAGTTTTGGATTTCTACTAAAATTGCCCATTCTTTTGAATCATACCTATTCATAATGTTAACCCTTTAAATTAAAAGCCCTTGCACCATTGCTTGAGCCGATACTATCGTAAACGATAAAGGTATATTACACCAGCTAAATTTTAATTACAACACCTTTACACAAATTAAATCAAATTATTTCAAACAAACCAACTTAATCTAATAACCCGCAGCCAATCCAACACAAGCACCACCACCAACGCACACGGCACCATTAACCACAATAAGCTTTTAACAAAGTTAATCCCTTTGTGCTTAAATGTTCTCTTCTTCATATAAGCTTGTGTGCGTTTTGAATAAAATTGATTGTTTGTCATTGTAACACCTATTTATTAAAAATTATTTTATTAAGATGCAAACATTGTTACATATTCACACCAATAAAACAACTTTTATTTTGCAAGTTTAATCTAAATCTATAATTTGAGGGTGATCCCAGTTGCCAACATTTTTCATAGCGTAGTCACAAATAACACCCGTTTTAGCTTTGATCAATTCTATCGCATGATCCTCACTATTAGCTTGTACACGGTAACAATCATAAATGTATTTACAGCTTGCAGAATGTTTAAACGCTTTGAAGTAATCCATAATAAAATCCTTAAAAAATGGCTAACCCAACGCCAGCCAACAAATACATATTAAAACAAATCTGATCACATTGCAACAAATGTTTTAATATTATTTCAAATTAAATACGATTACCCAAACGATCAACAACACTATTGATCAATCCTTTGTACTTTTTACTAAATTTAATACCCTTTGCTGCAGCATAGTCCACAACATAAACATTTAAAGATCTGCCACTTTTAAAATTTATTGTTATATTCATTGTTTTGTATTCCTGTTTAAAATTATAATAAGCTGATTAAAAATGACAACATTGTAGCAAGTGTAACACATAAACCCGCAATAACTAACCACTGATTACAACGAATTGATTTTAATTTAAGTTTTAACCTTTGTTTAAATGTTATCATTTTTAATTGTCCTGTTGTTAAATTGTATTGCCTAGCTGAGTGTTATCGTAAACGATAGATAAATAATATTACATTTTGCCAAACAATACAAACCCTTTTTGCAAATTAATATTATTTATTTTAATAAATACATTATTTTAAACTCTCTCATTAATTGACACCAACGCACCATTTTTAAACACCACTTTGTAAAAAACATTATTTATATATAAACTATGCTCCCCTTCCGCATTCAATTCTAACAAGCTTTTAAAAGCGTTCAGGATGCATTTAGACTGTGTTTTACCCATTGCACCAAGTGAGCGTTCTAGACCTTGTAAACGTAGCTTAGCGAAAGTATCCGCCTCATCTCTTTTTAATTGTGCTTTAGCTTGTGCAATTTGTTGATCTTGTTGACTAGGGAATAAATTCTTAAATAAACTCATAGTAAAGGTTCTCTTTGTTTAAAGGTGGTAACAATCGTTATAACGATTGTTATAGTGATTGTTATAGTGATTTTAAAAACTGTTTAGCTTTTCGGGCATTCTTGCGTTCACGTTTTAATATGTCTTGATCCTGTTTGAATTGGTCACTTTTTGTATGTGGTTTGTTTTTGTTGCTGCGTGTTGTTTTGATAAAGTTTGTCATTTTTGGATGCCTTTTTTTAAAGTTGGGAGGTTGGCGGGGAGTGTCCCGCCGTTGTTGGTTATTAAAATTTAAAGTTTTTCATTAAATTGAATGCTAAACGATTCCAGTATTGATCTAATTCTCTATCCCTCTTAGCTTCAGTTTCATGACCTGTTAACACTCCCCATTGTTCTAAACGTAAACCTATATCATAATAAGTATAATCAACGTTTAAAGCTAAACCCATTAACCACTCTTTTATATTATCTTGACGACTTAGACGGTTTTCATTCCAAGCGTATTCACTAACGTAACGGTTAAAAGCATATTCAAAGAGTTGCTCATCCGTTGGGTTTTCTATTTCATGATCTTCATCAGCGATAACAGTTAATAGGTAAGCTTTGATTGCTGGCGCGTAGTTTTTACGTGTAGTCATAATAATACTCTCTTTTAAAATGTAAATTTTGCCGTAATTGGCGTTTTGTTTCAATAATGTAATTCTAGTTTAATTGGTATTTGTTGTCAATAAAAAGTTTTAATTAATTTAAATGAATTTTTCCTTCAGCAACCACCGAGCCATTAACAACGTTATAGCGCTTTTTATTAACTGGCTTAACACTTGGCATAATAGCCGCCCATTTATCGCCTGTGGCCTTTGTACGCTCGTTTGATTCAATTTTAACAAGTTGGTCGGCCTTCACTAATTTGATGAAATTGCGTAAAGCTGTACGTGTTTGGAATGTGAAAGTTTGCATAATTGTATAACCTTTTTAAAATGTAACTAGCTAATTGAGTGTTAACTTTTTAAGTTGTGTTAATTGTAGTGGTTAACGTTGGAGTTGTCAACCGCTTTTTAATGTTTATTTATAATTTTTTAACCGATCGGCCTTTACCTGTAAAATGAAAAGCCGCTGTTACATTTTCAGCGATTGACAGATCAACACCTTTTAAAGCTAGTATACGATCGTGCGATGATCTGGAAAAACAAGGCGGACCCATGTAAAATGTTACAAAGCGTGTTTTATCTTGAGATACAAACACCATACAATCTTGATCTATAGTACTATGCATAATAGAACCCTATTCTTAAAAGTGGCTAGCCCGTTGCCAGCCAATAGCATCGTAAACGATGTAATAATATTAATTCAATTGATTATTGATTGCAAGTGTTTATTTACTCAAATTCAAAAGTTTTTAATTTATTTAGAAGTTGATCTAATTCTTCAAAATCAAAGTCTTGTAAATCGTTATCAAAGCCGCCAAAAACAACGCGCCAAGGGTGATCACTACCTTGTAAATAAACTACTTGTATATAATCCCCTGTTTCATCTTGTGCCATCTTACAATGATCAACAATACTTTTAATATTAGATAACACTTGATCATATTCTGTTATATTAGAATAAATCACATGCCCAACGTTAACACTATAAAAATCGTCCACTAGATAAATGTGATTAGTTGGAACAGTTACAAAACTTTGATCCCCGTCGTCTAATGTAAAATTGTAATTTTCGCCTAGTGCTTTTTGAATTTTAGCTTTTAATTGTAAGTACATAATATATTACCTTGTTAATTAGCGGCAGCGTTTAACTACCTTGTGTTAATTGTTCGTTGTTTCAATACCTACGTATTATAAGGGTATTTAAGCCACTGTCAACAAGTAAAAACGATTATTTTAAATATTTTTTAAACCTTGTGCTATAAACCTGCCAGTCGTGATCATCAGCTACAACATTTTTAAAAACGCTATTATCAATGTTAGTATATTTGATCACCGTTGTTAATGTGTAATCTTTTTTACGTAGATTAAACCGCTCTTGCAAACGTTCAATTAATAAAGCGTGATCCGTTGGTGTCGGTGTCCAATCATTACAGCAAAGATCTTTTATGCTTTTATCTAATTTGTATAATTCAACTTTAACATTTTTATCATGCTTGATCCCTCTTGCTTTTAATTCACGTTTTAAAAGTCTGTGGCGCTTGGCTAAGTATAACAACTTATTTCTAAAAAATTTAACATGCCCAGCGTTTAATGTGTAATTTGCTGGTATATCCTTTTGTTTAAAGCGGTGCGGATGTTTTACCAATTCATTAACTATTCTAGGCAATTCGCGCCATTCAGCTAATAACCATTGATCAGTTAGATCGGTTGGTTCAATAGTATTAATTCTAGTCATAATATAAAGCCTTTTCTTAAGTTGTTTCAGCAAGTACAAAGGTATATTATTTTTAAGATAGTGTAAACACTTTTTATTAAAAGAATTAATTTTAATTTAATTGTTATTTTGTGTTGACAAGGTAAAACCTTTACTTATATAATAGCGGGACACAAACAAAGATATTATTTAAAAAGGGCGTATATTATGAATTTCACATATAAACTAGTGGCTAAAGATCAAGACGGAAAGATCCATACTAAAGAAGGTTTTAGTCCTATGCGATTAGATGTGTTTGCAAGGACCAATATTAAAAGCAAAGATTACACTATAATAAAGTTAAATTAACCAACAAAAAGCCCTTGCAATTAAAAGTGTAAGGGCTTATACTTTCTAACATAGTAAAACGGATTGTTTGAAGATATACATGCTCCGATCGTGTAATTCCTGCGAGCGCCTGTATGCGATTTTAAGAGGTTGTTTTAATAAAGGTAGTTTTGCACAAGTAACCTGTTAATAACGTCACACGGTTTAAACTAGTACCCTAATTTTCAAAGTTAACAATTCATACATAATTCATACCGTCAATTTTTTGGCGTATTCCACTTATCCACCGATCTTATACATTATCCACAAGTTACCCACAGACTTATACAAACGTGATACGTTATAACATAACAATTATTTTGATATAATATAACATTGCTGAAGTGATTACGTTTTTGGTAGATGAGAGTAGCCGTCTGTACAAATTTTATCCTATTTTGATGAGATGAAAAACGTGGACGGATTCTAACCTTTTGATTTTAAACGGGTTTATCCTAGATAAAACGAATGGCGAGTTCCGAAATTTCAATAATCATTTTAACATCAGGGACTAACTTTACAAAAGCAGTCTATCTTAAATCAGATTTACACCCTTTTCTAAAATCCAATCCACTTCACCATAAATGAAATTAACCGCAAGGATGTTATTTGTCAATAAGACCGTCTCCACAACAGCCACCCTCCCATAAGGTGATTATCCATTAGGCAAAAGAAAACCCCTTGTACGCTGTGTGAAGGCGCAGAAGGGGTTATTTTGTGTTAAGGTTTATCCTTTGGTGAAGTTACTTTACACTTCGGTACATTGTAACTGTTTGTTCAAAAGGTTCTACTTCTTCAATGGTGTCCTCGATGTAACTATATTCACAACCATTGTAAGAGTAGTATGACCAGCTTGCACGGTAGTAGTTACCTTTAAGTTTTATAATACCAAAGCAGTGTTCACCTTCACCTTCGCCTCCATACTCTCCTTCTATCTTGCGCTCACAGTCAAAGGTTTTTAAGATAGACTCAACTTCTTCTGGAGTTTCTTTCCCCGAAGATAATTCATCAGACCAACGGGCATCTTTTGCATCAAAAAGCTCATAGTAAACTCTGGCACTTGACTCTACACCTAAAGCAGCAAACAACTCTTCAAAAACACTCATATCAACTTTACTCATATTATTTCTCCTGTTCATTTATAAAAGAATTCAATTTTCTTACAATATCAATATTTGGGCGGGAATACTTATCAATATTCCTAATGATAAATTCACTTGCCCAACCTTTAGTTAATGATGTAATGGTTTTCCTAACCGCCCAAGGATAAGCTTTCATCCAAGGGGTTCCATTAGGTATAACCCACCTCTCATACGCAATAACGTGGATCTCTTCCCAAAACATCAATATCTGCTCTGATTCTTCCATTTGGAAAAACTTATCCTTGTCAATCAGAACACTCTCTCCTTCACGTAAACACTTTTCATACATCGGCCTGTTAGGTGAAGATGCAACTTCGTGTAACAGGTCATGATCATAAACATAATTAACATGATCGGTGAAGAAATCCTCTTTTCCTTGTTTCAAGGATAGAAAACTCTTATCACCTAATTCATCCTTCCAATAATGAATCAATTTTTCAAACAGTTCTTCCTCAATAGTGCAACCCTTTTGTTTCATAAACAATACATCAAGGTAGTGCTTTTTCCACATAATGTTATCCCAGCATAAATGAGAACACTTTATTGTGAATAAACTATTTGGTGTAGCACACCCATCGTAATCAACTTCCACTAAATCAAGTATGTGTCGAGGTATAATTTTTACATCAAGTCCTTTTCTCAAAGTAATTTCCTCATCACACCATATATCCAAGTCAGAAGGGTTTCTTCTGGAAAGGGAATACTTTTGTGCTGCTGTACTTCCGATGATTATTTGTTTCATGAGGTATCTCGCTAAAGTTCGTAAATTGTCACACTAGCATAACACCCATCTAAACAATGTTCAATCAATTCTTTGATAATTTCTTGTTCACATCCACCAAGGCCAGCTCCGATCCAAGGGACACCAATTTTTAAACCACGAGGATTCCTTGTGTCAATGTCCTGTAAATATGTGTACAAGTTACAAAACCCTTGTGCAATAGCGCCATAATTTGCATAACGTTTACCACTTCTACCATAGAATTCTTGACTGCAAAGGTTGATAACATTTCCACCACTGGATAAGTCTCCAAGAGGGATGTTCTTTTTACCAAAGTCAATCCATTGTTTGTATTGTTTCATGTAAGATTGGTAAGCTTCTGGTATACGTTTTCTGATTTCACCTGCGATTCCACTGGCAAATTTCCCTTGGCTATTCGTACCGTGTATCAAGTAATCAATTTCATCATTTAATAAAGCATCTACCGCATTACCTTTAACTATTTTCATAAAAACTCTCCTTCCTCAAACATCCACTCATGCACAACACAGCCCTTATCATAAATAAAAGTTCCCGCCCCAACCCTTTCAGCGTTATTAACCTTCGGACAAGAACAATCTTTGAAACCAAACCTGTATGTTTGATAATTCTTATCATAAGGAAATCCCCATAATAATTGTAACGTTGTTTCTAAGGATTCCACGCATTCTACAGCATCTTTATACGTTTCACAATAGAAAAGAGGACGTTGTTGGATAATATGAATCTTGTCCATAACCGTTTGTATTGCTGAAATTGTACTTTCTGTCAAGTCCCTACTTCGTGCAAAAGAGTCATTCACTTTTGGAAATGAATCTTGTGGCAGGGTGTAATCTTCATCTTCAAAAGTTTCCCATCCCGAAAGTATATTATCCAGTGAATGTGGGTCTGTTCCTGTTGTCACAATATCACCTCCACACCTTTTCCAACATTATCCATAATTTTCTCATGTACGTCTGTACTCCAAATGGATTTCTCATTTACAATGTAAACACTTCCATTAAAAGGAAAACTTACCTCACAACAATGGTATTCTGCAAGTGTGACAGCGTTTGTCCAAATGTCATAGTGACTTCCCATCTGCCAATCCATTTCAATCCGTTTAATGTTCATCTGATTCTCCTTGTGGAGGTATGGTTATATAAACAAAGCTTCCTTGATAACCAGAATAAGTTGTAACAGAAAAACCTCTTGCTTTCAAAAGTTCTTCCGTTTCAGAAAGACTTACACCCTCTGGGATGGAAAACCCTTGTCTGTTATTGGTAAACTTTGGAAAAACTTCCTTCTCTAACCAAGTATCAATAATAGCGTTTTTATCGCTTTGTTTTAACTTTAATAAATTGTGTAAATCTTTTGCTGTTTTCATACTATTCCTCTATAATTCCGCTTTCATAACAACCACTTTACCAGATAACCATTCTGATAAACGTTCCTCTGCATTAGCAAATATTTCATCTTTATCGGAAGTTTCTCCTGCTGCTAACACAAGGGTATTCGATTCATCGATAATGTAATATATAATATGCCCATCTTCTTCCCAGCTTTTAATTTTCACAAATCCTCTCCTCAAAAATTAAATCCTACCTACTATAAATCACTTTTTCATTGAGCTCAACACTTTTATAGAATTAATTACCTTATGATAATCATCAACACCCTCTATAAAGTATTCATCTTCGTTCCACAGGAACACAACACCCTCTTTATAGAAGCAGAGAGAGCCGTTCACAGCGTGGCAATCTTCTTTGATACAATGGAGCATCTCATCTGAGAAAGTGCCTGATACTTCGTTTGAAGGGGCCTCATTATCGTTGTTGAGGGGTTCCTCTTGGCTAATGGTTGCTTGTGTAATGTTGTCCTCTTCTTCAAAAGGGATTTCTTCGAAGAATTGGAATTCTTGAGGGTTTATAAGATACTCCCTCTCACCGTAGATATCTGAGCTTAGAAGGTTACCGTCTTCCATAATGCCTTCAAAGTAACCTTTACTGTCATAAAATGCTATGAGATACCAGCGATTAAAGAGAGAAAGGGAAGTATACCCCTCTTTATCAATCAAACGAAATTTTCTCAATTTTTGATTATTCATAATTTATTCTCCTTTGTAAATTGATTTTAAATAATTCATTGTACTTTTAAAAGGGTCTTCCACAATAACAGTTGATGTCAAAATGTGATTAATCTTCTTCAATTGACTACCCTTTGTAACAACATTACCATCTTCATCCAACCAAACTAAATTATCATAAGAGTGTAATTGTTGTTTAAGGTTATCCTTGTTCAAATAATCACATGTGAAACGGAATTTTCTTTTCAATTTGAATAGTTTGGAGAAAAGGTTATCCTCTAAAGTGTAATTCAATTCGAAAACACCATCTTCATTTGCTGTACAGTACCCTGTTGATTTCATATTATTCTCCTTTTAATTTTATAGTAAGTAACCAACACATACCTTCACCTTCCTTGATACCTACATCAAAGCCTTCTGTTTGCAGATAATCGTCTATATCCCTAAGAGGAACTACTCCATTAGAATCTGTAAAAGGGAGTGCAGGAGTAGTCTCTCTAGTCCCATACCTATTACATTGACTTTGTAAATACACTTCTTGTCGATTTTTAAATAAGCTTGAAAACTCATAAGAATTGAACCAAGAATACACTTCTGGATATCTAGATTTAAACTCTTTAATAAAGTGTGCTTTCTTTTCCTGTTGGATCTTTTCTGATAAATTCATAATATTCCTCTCAAAGTTTTAATATTTAGAAACGAAAAAAGCTTGCATCGACGTCACCTCCGTTTCGATAAGGTAATATTAACGCAAGCTTTATATTTTGTCAAGAGGTATTTTGAAAAATGTTGGATTATTTTTACAACAGGGTCTCATTTTCCTCATTTAAACTTTCTAAAAGTATATTTGCATGAAGAATTAACCCTTTCTTAACACGTTCATCCTCTTGCTCATTGGAAACTTTTAGGATGAGTGCGTGTTTGTAGGTGACGTAGGCTTCATATGCGAGTTGTTCTGTTGGGAATGAGCCTAGTTTCTTCTGTTTACCTGCCCCATTTTTGCATTGTGCTTGAAATTTTCCGGTGGCTTTACGAAAAGACACGCCTTGTTTATACTTACCTCTAGATTTACCATTGTCCGATAACAAGGTGTTAACCTGCCTACTAACAAAAACACAGGTTTGAGGAGAGTAAACCTTATTGTTAGGCAGGATTATATCCTTATCCAGTTGCTTCCCCTCCCAATCTTGTTTCTCCATCCACGATCTGAAGTTAGAAAAGGTATGCCACTCTTCACAAATGGTTACATCCTTATAAGTTGTGCGTGTTTCTTTGTATTTTTCAGAATACCCTCTCTCCACCATACTCTTCCATCTTTCGTAGTAAGGGCACTTATAAGTTTTACCCTTATTATCACGATAAGATATCTTGTATTCCGCATCGTTGATACCAACCCCACGTACCAACTTCCTCCTAGAAAGGCTCTTCTTGCTAGCAGTCACCATCGGAAACTCAAATTCTTCTTCTTCTTTCATGTTAACTTTCCTTTACAATATAACAGTTATCACTAAAGCCTAACACGTATTCATAAGCCTTGTGCATAGTTTCCTTCAATTCTTTTTCCTTTTCAACGGTGCATCTAAAATCATCATGGACTTGAATCACTAATGTTTTATGGTTTTGAATCATACTATCAAGAACAAAATCATTTATTTCAGCTCCGACATTTTGTACACAATAACCCCTGTGACTACTAAAGAAAACTTCAGCTATCATATGGTGGTGATCTAGCATTATTTCTATCACTTCTGCTGTAGGTATCATTTTAGAAGGGATTTTACCCTTTTTGTAAAGGTTCTCCAGATCCATGTTCTCACTTATCCACATGCTTAAAGCTCTCTTGGCCTGTGTTATGTTATCACAATTTAAGCAGATTATGAATACAGCTTTGGCTAATTTACGGGCAGTTTTAACTTCATAACCTTTTTCGTGTAAAACCTCTAGTGTATACGGATCACCTTCCATAATCTCTTGTTTAATAGAATACGCGATAGATGGTTCAAAACCTTTGTAGTCGTAACAGCAGGTCTCCTCTCCGCCAATCACCACTTCATCTCTCTTCTCTCCATTTAACCTTTGATATTCACTAACCATTATAGACCTCCCACCGTGATCAAAATCTCTATTAAATACTTTATAAATTTGTGCATCTAATCTTGTATCTCTGAAAGTAACTTCTACTTCCCTACTAAATTTATTGTATCGGTTTACATAATCAACTTTTTGTCTTGTTACTTCGTTAGTTCTGTAAGTTTTATCTTTTTTATTACCATGTGTATCTTCTTCTCTTAATATTAACACGTTATCTAAAGCATCAAAAGTGTCAGGTTTGGAGACATACTTATCGTATAAAGTTTTTAATTTATCATTTACCTTGAAGTAACTTCTAGAAAATACAGTAGCTACCCATTGCTTATCCACAAAACCATAATCTTCAACTTCACCTCCCACAGTTAAATCTCCGTAATCTTTCTGATTTAAAAATTGGAATAGAGCTTTGGTGTAGGTATAACTAACTTTTCGTTTAGTATCTCGCCCATTAACTATAATCTTTTTGGAATAGTTTGTCTGGTCTAAAGTTATACCAAAAGTATCTCTTTTTGAAATGATACTTTTATTAAGGTTCAGAACGAAACATCCGACAGAAGCTTTTATAAGTTTTCTTTTATTTTCTGTTAACTTTACAAAATTATCCTCTAAATATTCTTCAAAATCCCTTACCAAAACCTCCCTTAATTTGAATAAATATTTAGGTATTTTGTGGTCTATCTTATACACTTAAATCACCTCCGTTACACCCGCTTGTTTTTGTTATTTTTTATGAGTATTCAAACACTTAAATATCAATCTCCTTGTTTTTTCTCTTATAGGAGGGACTCCTACCGCAGAGAAGCGGAATACAACATCACTACTCCTTCTCAATAAATGTAATAACATCTTCTAATAATTCTACCTTATCTTCTCCAGCATTCTCTGTAATATAGACATCCCCGTTATGATACGCCACCCATTCTAGATCGTTATCTAAATCTAAATAAAGAGTATCCCCTCTCATATCTATTTTATGTGTATAATCTATCAACTTCAAAACCATCTCCTTTTCCTAACAATATAATACAATTATACCAGTCATTTATTCTAATAGGAAGCCGTCTAGACGTCTAAACCAAACACCACCCACAAAAACACCCCGCCCCAACCCTGAATCATTCCCACAAGGATAGTCTTTGAGAAACTTGAATACCACTTCTCACAATACCCTCTCATCCCAAGGAAATCCACTTTCAATAAAATGAATAATGTCACAAGGTTTACCACTGGACACCAGAATAAGAAGGTTTGGGTGAATTGTTTTATAAATTTATTCATCTACACTTCTCCACATAGTATTCTCTACCATTTTTACAAATGTTATCCTCTTTGAAGTAAACCCAACTGTAATCTATTTCCATAAACCCATTCAAATCATAATCACTATCTTCTAAATCGGTTAGAATATTCACTAGTTTACCCTCGCCCATCGCAGCAAAAGATATAACTTCATCACCCACAGATAATAACTCCTTCCAATTATCCAAAGTAATCCTTGTTAAACGTGATTCCGCTCTCTCACAGCCATTCTCAGAAGATTTCTCACTCTCCGAAGGTGATTGCATAGGTGAAGTGTTATCGTTGCTCACAGGGGCTATTTCAGAGCTATCCTTACGTAGCTCAAATGTGATCCCGTTTCGGATACAAGTGTCGATAAAATCCGCCATAGTGTATTCCTCTGCGGAAAGAAGAATACTTTTAGCGTTGCCACCCACTTGTGTTAAAAGGGATTCCAATTTAGAAATTTCTAATTCTTCTAAAGTGGGAGTACTTTTGTACATGTTATTGATTGTTTGCATAATGTTATTCTTCATCTCGTAACCACCCTACAGTTAAATTTACCAACCCAATACCGATATTACACAAGCTCAGTGTGTCAACTTCATATACACAGCCCATCATACCAATACCTAAACACCACCCACCAAAAGAAATCTGCCATTTTGACCAATCACTCATATTATTCCCCCCACCAATTTATTTAAAATTTCATTACGATAAGCATAATCTTTCAACTTAGAGAAGTCAACCTTTAAATCAGATAATTCTTCCAATAAATCACCACTTAACCCAAGAAGGGTTTGTTCTAACATTCGTTTACTTTCAAAAGTTTCCTCTTTCTTAATGTAACCTTTCCAAAATGAAATGATTTTATCCTCAGGGAATTCCTCTGTGAATAAGTCTTTTGGAAAGATAAACCTCTTTGTGTCAGCGTAAGATTCATAAGGTTCAGTGTAGATTAAATTAACAATAATGTTCTCTCCTGTTTTCTGAGTACCCTCAATCACATAATGTGAATAAGATTCAAAATCATCTATGTCATCCAGTGTGTTAATTATTCCGTATATCCTATTATGTAATTTATTTTCTGAATTGAAATAATCTTCAAGCATATTCATAAGTTTAACTCCTCTTCTAAAACTTTTATCATGTAGTCTTTTAATTCTGAAACAGATATTGTACCAAAAGGAGAACAGTATAAAGAATCACCACTTTCCTGTAAGGCTCGGTTACTTTTGTCATGTTCCTCTTTAAAATGGATTAGCATCTTCTTGAGAGCTTTATACTCTGTCATGTTGGCCTCTTTCTTAGGAGGTTTACATCTAGGCATAGGTAATGTTTGCATAATTATTCTCCTTCCCAACGGCTGGTAAACAATTCATCAATATAATCTTCCCATTCTTGATGGTAATTTGTAGGCTGTTGTTTATTACTTTGCATAAAGTTATCAATGCAGCAAACACCTTCTTCTTTCAACTCTTGTTTACATTCATCGCAAAGGTATTCATTGCGTTCATGTGACACATTATCACACATAATATTCTCACAGCCATTTCTATCGCAAGCTAGTACGCCCATAATTATTCTCCTATTTATAAAAGTTTATTTCAGATAAAAGAAAACCCCGTTTCCTCAATGTGTCTAAGGATAACGGGGTTTTATGTTTGTGTCAAGGGGTTATTTATTAAAAGTTTAAAATTCTAACCAAGGATTACCTACATTCACAACATTCAAACCTAAATCATACTTGAACATTCGTGAAACTGTAGGACGGTCATCTAATACAAGTTTCACATTGTAATTATGGTTTACATACTTGTTAAACAATTCTTTCTTGATAATAGTGTCTTTTCTACAATCACCCTGTGGGCGCATGTATAAATGGAAGTGACCTTCCAATTCAGGGAAATACTTTTCAATCCAAAGTTGAGTATCTTCCATGCAAATAGAATCTCTCCCTGACATAAAGATAGGAACATAACCTTCTGCAATAAGACCTTTTGCCATATGAATAATTTCGTAACGAGGAAAATCTTCTCCAACTTTATCCCATTCAAAAGGAGAGCGGTTGTGCATAGAAGCCAACGTGCCATCAATATCTAGTATTACCGCAGAAGGAACATCTTCTTTATTAGGATCATGCCAATTCTTCTTAAGGAAGCCGTCTGCGTAGTTTTTATATTGAGAAGTGATAACCTTATACCCAACACCAGAAAACCTCTTAGCGTCCCTCTCAAGGGATTCTAATAGGTCAACATGAAACACCTTCCCCTCAAAGGTATAATTCTTTAAACAACCCCACGTTTTAAAGTAATCTATATACTTTGGGTTAAGGTTGGTATCACTTATGATAATATTCTTACCCTTTTCAGTGGCATCTTTGATTAAATGATGTTGCAACTCTGTGACTAATGCTTCATTACCTTTTGTGAATTTGTACTTACTCCAATCAATAGTTCCTCCTGTGAACAAGAAACCTCGGATGTCATCACGATTGATATTAACCCAAGAATTCTTATTGTTCCCTTGAGAAAGGAAGTCATTAACCCAAGTGGTCTTTCCTGAACAACTAATACCTACTGTATAAATAAGTTTCTTACTTCTCATCTAAATTCTCCAATGTTGCCTCTAATAACTTAATCTTATAAGAATCTTTTAGATTATGCAACACTTTTAAAGGACAAACTCCACTATTTCTTGCTTGGAACATGACACCTGAATAAAACACTTTATTATTAAGTGCAAATTCCTTTTTGTCTGTGATGCCTTTAGTTTTATTAAACTGAGTAATACATAATGATTCTAAAGTATTCCATGCTGATACGAAAGGTGTGAAGTATTCCTTATCCTCAGGAAACACTGCTAAGTACTCATCTAGTTCCCTTATTACAACTAATTCCTTAGCACGTTTAGGTGATAACCCTTCTCCTTTTAATCTATGACCTATGAGGTACTGAGGAGATTTGACCTTCACAACAGGGATTCCCTCCTTATAACCAACATAACCTTCTTCTAAATTTGGTAGGTGTTTTAAACTTTCCATACATTCTTGTGTTGTATTAAAAGAGTATTTTCGTGGAAGGTGGTATTTAGTTGTAACAATTTCCGAATAATCCCCACTAAGGTTATGTCTAATTGCTAAAAGGTAAGCTCTGTCCTCAAGGTAATTAACCACAACACGATTCTCTCTTCCAACTATTTCAAAGATGTACGTACAAGACTTATCCAAACCTTTCATGTTGTCCCAATCTAAAGCAGATTCTATTAAGTCTTTCCAAGTGCGATCCCATCCTTGAACAGATAGTAATGGCATTAACATACTCTTGGTACGATACATCCAACCATATGGTTCACAATAGAATACACTTATCAAACTCCCATCCACCTTTTCGTAAATGGTTAAATCTTCGAGTTCAAAAGTTATATCGTTTTCTCCTTGGTTGAAGAATCTATCAAAAGCACGACTTACCACAGAGTATGTTACACCATCTAATTCTTCTTTTATTACAAGAGATCGACACTCTCGTACAATAGGATGATTTTTAGGTGAATCTATTTGGTTATAATTTAACACTCTTAGGTTAGGAAACCTTTCATCAACAGAAACTTTGATTGAAAATTCCTCTACTAATTTTTCTAAACCATATTTGTTCAAATATTCTAATACTTTCATAATAATTTTCCTCTATTTTATAAATTTAACAGGGCGAAGGTAAAAACTGGTTTCTTCATACCAAACTCCATCCCAATATTGAATTATTAACTCCACATCACTAGAATCAGGAATTACTACTAAGCGAAAACCAGTGATACATTCATCGAATAGCATCCCATAACTGGAAAGGAAATCTTCATCAAGCAGCAAATTAGAAACAGAATCTAAACTTCCCATGATAAAGTCAGTGTAGTCAGACCCGTTGTGTAATACGTACATAATAAATTCCTTTAGGTAAATAAAAAGCCTGCAAGAATAATAATCCATGCAGGCTTTGGTGTCAACACTTTATTTTAAATATTATGCTGTTGCGATAATACGCCACTCAAGTTGAGAATCTGATAACAATTTGATAGGTTTCAATTTAACCTCGCGACCTGTATTCTCAAGAATATCCTCTCGTACAACTTTAGCTCGTACTTCCTCATTGTGCTTCTTCAATGCAGTCATAACTTCACCTGTAGCAATGATATCCTCTTTAGCTTGCTGGTCAGTGAATGATGTACGTACACCTTTCTTCTGAAAAACAACACGTTGCGTGTCTTCAAGGTTAGCATTGTTATCCACCAAAGTGATCGTAAGTTCGCGTAAAGTATTCGTAGTCATAGTATTCTCCTGTTGTATGTAAGTTTTAAATTGTTGTAAATCTCTTGGGGTAATAGAGGTATCTACCCGTTGGCTCAATTTTGCCATTCATTTCTCCTTATAGTTCATAAATAATTTCATCTAGTGTATCAATATGTTCTTGCATTGTAAACCCTTCATATACAATTTCTTCATGGTCGTGGTCATTAACCAATTGTTGGAAAGCTTGTGCAATACGTTCAACCCTTGTACGAGTTGATTCTACTTCAATAATTTCCATTGAAGAAATCATATCCTTGTAGGCAACACTCTCCTTAATAGCCTTAACTTGATTGCTGTTATCCAAGTATTTAACCTTGTTACCACATTTAGTTAATTCTTCATATTCAGTGAAATCACTTGTTACAATGTGATTATCATATTTCTCAATAAACTCTTCACCGAATTCTTCTGATACTGAGATAGGTTCATAATCAGTAACCCAACCGTCCATGACAAGACTACAATCTTCCTTCTTGGATTTAATAGCCTCCATAAGTAAATCTTTATCAGGACAAACTTTCCATGTCTTCGCAGTTATCCGCTTAAGTTCCCAATTATCCACAGCCCTACGTTCCGTGTTTAAAGGAAGGTGTTCTGGTTTGAAATTGTAACTGTAAGCAAAACCCGTTGTTTGGCAAACGAAAATACCACCGACAAAGACTTCCCCTGTTGAAGGTTGATCTTCAGGATTAGATAACACATCCCCGTATTTGGTAGAAAACAAAACCTCCCTGTCGTCTTGCAACTCCAAACAACGTTCCTTAAGTTCGAACAAATCTTCTTCGCTAAGGTTGTCTACCGATACCTCGTAGTTTGTGTTACCGTGTGGTAAAGGTTCTTCTTTGAACACTAAAACTTCATGATCAAAATCCTCACAGTGTTGGTATTCAGGTGTCCACATCACATCATTATTATAAATTACAACGTCAATACCTCGGTAGGTTAATA